ATGTTTAATATTAAAGCTTTATCCAAATTTGACCAAAACCAGGTAGTTTCTCTTTATAAAACTGGTAATTATACCCAACAGGAACTAGCAGATAATTTCGGTGTATCGGTTGACACCATTCGCCGTGTTTTGAAAAATGATAAAGAATCAAAATTATCTAAAACCATTTCTGCATCACTGAAAGCAGCTGTTGGTGTGGCGATTAATGCTCCGGTGACAGTAACGGTTGAAGTCCCGGTTGTTGAAGATACAATCGGCGGAAGCCGCCCGGAAATCGTATGGAATGCATCAAGCAAATTCGTTTCCATCACCGAAGGTCGTACGGTCTGGAACGCAACAAAAGACCATAAACACTTTAATGATATTATTCAGGCATTGATTGAATCTCGTTTTGATGATGCTATCGAGTTTATCTCAATCAAAGCTGCAGTACAAAAATATGTGAAAGGCGATGTGCGTATTGAAGGCGGTAGTCTGTTCTATCAGGGAATTGAACTGCGCTCTGGTCTGGTTACTCGTATCATTGATTCAATGCAAAATGGCGAAGACTTTGAATTCTATCTGCCGTTCCTTGAGAATCTCCTTGAGAACCCGAGTGAGAAAGCCGTACAGCGTTTGTTTGACTTCCTGGTTGCGAACGATATCGAAATCACCGAAGACGGTCATTTCATCGCATGGAAAATGGTTCGTGCAACTTACAAAGATTGTCACTCAAATACATTCGACAACAGCCCTGGTCAATATGTTAAAATGCCGCGCTCTCGTGTGAACGATAATGACGAGCAAACCTGTTCAACCGGGCTGCATGTTTGCTCTAAAGGCTATATCGGAAGTGGTTTTGGCCATGGTGATGGGCGCATCGTATCCTGTAAAGTTCACCCGCGTGATGTTGTAAGCATCCCGGTGGATTATAATGATTCCAAAATGAGGGTCTGTGGTTATCTGGTCCTTGATGATGTAACTGAACAATTCTAAATTAATCGGGGCTTCGGCCCCTAATGAGGCTTTATGTTAGGTTTCCAAGCACGTGTAGTTGAAGAATATGACCAGCTGGTTTTGAAAATTAATGCTCTTGAAGAGTTTATTAAGGGTGGAGTTTTTGAAACTCTCGATGCTCGTCAACAAGGTCTTTTGAATGCCCAGTTAGATGCAATGAGTGCTTATGCTCATGTTCTGGCAATTCGTATCTCTTATTTTGGTGAATAAATTATGATTAACTATATGAACGTTGGCGATGAATCTATTAACGAAATCCGGTTGCATGGGAATCATGTTGCGGATATTGTTTATTGTGTGGATTGTCATTATGCTTCTACAAAGTCAACTGGTCGGTTATATGCAGGGAACATCATTCTTGCAACGAAAGAAGAACTTCGTAGTCTGGACCATTCTACTCTGGCCGAAAGTGCCAGAATTTATTATGGCGTCGTTCATGTAGACAAAGTTTATATTGGCAGTGATTATCAAGAGCAAGCTGAGCAAAATTCTTTGGATATTGTCGAAAAATCCGATATGTATTTTAAAGGATGAGCTGATGATTCAGAAGAGTAAAACATGGGAGCATCTGAAAAAGATGCCCTCCTTTCTTTATACAAAAGAAGACTTAACCCCTGAATCCCTGCAAAAGATTGTAGACACTGCCAGGTATTCATTGCGTAAAGACCCAGGTCAGGACCGTGAGCAAGTCATGCAAAGATGTATGGTAGCTACAATGGCTGAACAAGCTATTGCCAAATGGACCTCCGGCTTTTTATGCGGTGGTGATGAAGATTACGATAATCCGTATTCCTTTGCATTTGATGTAGTTTCGAAGGAAGGTGTGAGAATCGAAGTCAAGACCCATCAGTCTGGTTCCAAATGGATATCAGTGCATACTGGCCACCAGGGCGATTATCCACATGGTTATGGGGTTAATCTTGGTCCTTTTATGCAACACAAGCTTGCTGACCTTATGATTATGTTCAATGTTAAAGAGACTATCAAAGGTTATAGATTTAAACCAAAATTCCTTGCTGGGCCTGGTGCTTTCGTTCCTGAGTCTGGTCTTGTGCAGAAGTCACAAGGGGATGGTTGGTACCTCCGTTCTTGTTCAGAAGAAAAATTTCCCTATCACCGGTTTACAAGCTGAACCAACTGTGTAATAATGTCCTCACACCAACAAATGAGGACATTATCATGGAACACGTTACTACTCATCACATCAAACAAATTCTCATTCAAGCACTCAAAAACAACAACATCAATTTTCCAACCCATGAAATTTTTGATGTAGTATTCAATGAAGTCCAGGGTCAAGTTGCCTATTATGACGTTATCGTTTATCTTTCAGAATTTGAAGTTTACCACTTGACTGAAATCGCTTTCTATCTCTATCGTGGGACTGCAGATTTTACTGGGGTCGTGAATGCAGTTGGCGCATACAAAGAAGTTAAAGAACAAATGCACAATTAATTAAAAAATAGTGTACATCAGTATGGAGTCTATGTATAATGATTCCATACTGAGTTACCAAACAACTGGAGAAAAAATGGATATTAAATTATACTACGCCAAACACAAAGTTACAGGTATGGTTGTTGCCGTTATGTATGATGCGTCAGGTGATGGTGATGATGTTACTACAGAGTTATCTCTTTCTGATTGTAAATTTCTTCGCCCATTGGTTGCATCAAAGGAAGATTTGGAAAAGCTTATTGATGGCAAGCTGGATAATGTTGATGGCATAGATATTCTTTATGACCTCCGCACTGCATTGTACAGGGGATTGATTGAGATAAAGGAGGTGATATTTTGAGCAGCAAAATGTGGTGTCTTATCTGGATGTTGTGTATCCCAGTAATTTGTGTTTGTTTTAGTTTATTATTAATGAAACTTACATAAAAGAGTGTACATCTCCGGTGGTTGTAGTATAATGAACCTATCAACTACTGGAGATGATTATGAAAAAGTTACTTAAAGCCATTTGGAACATGTTTGTACTGTTTGTTGTCCTGAGCATTTTCCCAATTGTTTTTATGATTGACCATGTGCGTGTTTACTTTAACTATTTCTTTTGAGGATAATATTATGGGTAACCGAATTTATAAAGTAAAGCTGCACGGTAAAGTGATTAAAACTCTTAGCTTTAATGCTTATATTAGTGCTGACTGCGCTCGTGATATCCTCATCGAGGAAGGTTATAGCAAATACATCCAAATTGAAGAAGTTCTTTAATTTACTGAGGAAAATATTATGCGGTATAGTTCAAACTTTCAGAAATCCAATCGTCGCTTTGACTTTATGTTCAAGTTTATTGTGGCGATGATTATCCTGATTTTCATTGGTGCCATTGCAATGATTGGTTTCCAGGTCTGGATTGCTGCTGAAGTGTTCACGCAAATCCAGGATAATGGTCTGAAGTCTGTTGTTGACGTAATTTGGAATGGAGCTAAGCAATGAAACTTTTTAAAGACATTGTAGTTGGTGAAAAATTTGTCCTGAGTAATGGACAACAACTGATTCGCATTAGTCCATTGATGGATTCAAATGAACATCCAGTGCGCACTGAAAACTGTTTGGATTACCCCTGGTATCGCAAGCGCTTTGCAATTGAAAATAATACTGAGTGCTTCACGGTCGATGAACTGATGGAATCATCAGAAGAAGTTGACTTGTGGGATGGCTCGGTAGACCCTGAATAAAATTGAGGAAATCATTATGTCTAAAGTCTTTTTTGGTAATCGCAACATTATGTTCTTTAAACAAATTAGCGTATCAGAAGCCTTTGATTTAAGTTATTCGGGTGGCACAAAAGTTGTTCACCTTAAAAATTTGATGTCTGCAGAATTTGCATTCTATCAGGACCCTGAAACTGGTTTCTATAAATTTATTAAGTTCCGCATGACTATGGACCGTGATTATCGCGATGTTTATTATACAAGTTACGAAAGTGCTATCAATGCAATTCGTGAAGCTTATGGATTGGATTCATTGTCTCTTGACCGCCTGTATAATGCAAGCCTTTACACCAGCGGATTTATTTTAGAACAGCTTCAAAAATAGTGTACAAACTCTTGGGGTCAGAGTATAATGACCCCACTGGAGCACAAAACTTTAACTTACTGAGGAAATTAATATGACTACTTACATGACTCGTCGTGACGTACTGAATGCTGGCGCTACCACTATTGCTTACATCCATAATGGTAATTATGTGGCGGGTCGTCCAACTAAAGAAGCTATTACCCAACCAGGTTTTTATTTCGTGGTCAAAGGTGAAGGCGAATCACGTATTGTTGCTGCACGTTTTTATGTTGGTAACCAACGTTCACAACAAGGGTTTGACACTGTATTAAGTCACATCCGCAAACAGCGTTCACAACTGTCTCGCACAATGGCGAACAATGGGGTTATCTATGAAGTCCTGTTTGTCCCGGTTTCTAAAATGAAACCTCTGACAACTGGTTATGGTAAAGGTCAAATTGCGATGGCGTTCACTCGCTCGCATAGTTCTGATTGCCAGACCCTTTCAGAAATGAATCGCATGCTTGCTGATAACTTTAAATTCATTCTGCAGAGCTATTAATATGAGTAATTTCCATAACGAACATGTGATGCAATGGCATCGTCATAATCTGAAATTAACTGGCGTCTTTGGACGCCCTTGAGGAAAATATGCAAACAGTTTTTACTTTTATCTGGCTCGTAGCTGTTATCGTTGCTGTGACTCTTTTTGCTACAGGTGTATGGGTCCCAAGTACTCTTTTTGCAGGATTTATTTGCACATGGTTTGTACTGGATGCCTTAGTCAAATTTCTGGAATCAGCGGTTAATAAATGATTAAGAAAATCTTGGGCTATTCATTAGCCCTTGCTACCTTATTGGTAGCGCTGTATTATGGAGTTATGTTTGCATTAGTGCAGGTTGTGCTTTTTATTTCTGATGCTATAATGGCAGTACATTCGTTAATCTGGTAAGGTGATATATGTCTGACGTTTTAAGTATGATGTCCAAACAGTTCAGTGATTCCATGGGGTCCCTTAACCCACGTAGTCTAAAAGACATTATTGATGTGGAAGCATTGTCATATGCTATCTACACTGTGGAAGGTCGCGCCATCCCAAACATGATTGATGGTTTTAAACCAGTTCACAGATTTGTTATGGCGAGAGCATTAGACCTGGCTCGTGGCGATAAGAATAAATTCCATAAGGTTGCATCCATCGCAGGTGGCGTAGCTGATTATGGTTATCACCATGGTGAAGCATCAGCTGAAGAAGCAACATCCGGTTTGGTCGCAACATATAAAAATGAATACCCCATGTTTGATGGACAGGGCAACTTTGGTTCCAGAATGGTTCCAGAAGCATCATCAGCTCGTTATGTATTCGCAAGGGTTTCAAAGAACTTTTACAACTTGTTTAAGGATACAGAATATGCTCCGGTCCATCCTGATGAAGAACATAAGCCTCCTGCTTTTTATCTTCCTGTTATTCCTACTGTATTACTTAACGCCACTTCTGGGATTGCTGTTGGCTTCGCTACTGATATTCTTCCTCATTCGTTCCAGGACGTCAAGGAAGCTGTTAAAGCTATCGTGGAAGGTCGTGAGCCGGTTGCTCCGAAAGTAAAATATCCAGAATTCCGTGGTGAAGTTGTTGAGCTGGAAGAGCCTGGTAAGTATGAGCTCCATGGCACATACAAAATGACCTCCAGAACTCAAATGGAAATTACTGAAATTCCAGTTCAATGGAACCTGGAAAAGTATACAAGTAAAATCCTGGACCCGCTGGAAGAGAAAGGTTTTATAACCTGGAAAGATAATTGCGGCGAGCATGGTTTTGGGTTTAAGATTAAATTCCGTAAAGAATACAAGCTGGACGGCACTGAAGAAGAGAATCATGAGAAAATCATGAAAGACTTTGGTCTGATTGAGAAACTCTCCCAGAACTTAACAGTGCTTAATCACAAAGGCAAGCTGGCTGAATACACCAACACGCTTGACTTGATTCGCGATTTCGTTGATGTCCGTAAGACTTATGTCCAAGTGCGAATTGACAGTAAGATTAAAGAAACTGAAGCAGCATTTAAACTGGCCCGGGCGAAAGTCTTCTTTATTAAAGAAGTGATTGACGGTAAGGTTGTTATCCAGGGGAAACCTCGTAAGAAGTTGATTGAGGAGCTCCAGGCAAGCGAAATATATGGCGATTATGCAGAGAAGTTAGTGGCGATGAACATCTACCATATGACCTCTGACGAAGCCAAGAAGCTTGCAGACGAAGCAAAGGCTAAGAAAGCTGAGCATGAGTACTGGAAGGCAACTGATGTTAAAACTGAATACCTTAATGACTTGGAGGCTCTATGAGTTTTGGAGTGGAGTTTGCATTACTTTGTGTTTTCGCGGCAATCGCGGGTGTGATTGTTGGTATGTTTATTGGCAATAAGATAGATAAAGACTAGGACCCTTCGGGGTCCTTTTTTATTTTAAAAAGTAGTGTACAATTCCCTTGACCTGATGCATAATGATTCCATACTGAGTTACACACTGAATCACAAAAACTTTGGAGAATAAAATGTTTACTGCACAACAGAATGAAGGTCAAGAATACATCAACATCAAATTCAAATCTAACAAAGAAGCTTGCTATTATTACTTTGACATGTTCAAACTGGCGAATTCTAAAGAAGAACGTAAACAAGCGATTGATGTGATTGTTTCTACTTCCCATATGAAACGTACTGTGGTACAATCATATGCATCAAATTACATGAAATCTATTAAGGGATAATTGTGAACAAGTTAAATTATATCGTTAAATGCTCCCAGAACGCGCTGCATGAGACTGATGTCAATGCTCTGGTGTTTGTATACAAAAACAACTTTGTGAGTCCAGAGGTTGTTTTAGACCAGCAGAACACATCAATTGATAGCGTACAGACATTGTTGAATAACAACTATGTTGAAGCTTCTGGTGATGGTTTGATGGTTACAGAAAAAGGTGTTGACCTTATTCTGGATGCAGCTGAACTTTGGGCGAATGAAAATAATCCCGACCTTCTGGAAGTGAAGAAGACAAGAACAAAACGCGGTGTGACTGATGAAATGGAAGCGACTGCAGAATATATCAAAGAGCAATTGTTGTCTATTGGTATTGACTTTAAGAGCATTTCAGAAGACCGCAGCAATCTGATTGTGAAGTTCAAGCGTGTCAAGACATTAAAACAGATTGATGTTCGTCGTGATGGTCAGATTCGCGTGCATGCGTATAATACTGAACAAAAGATAGTAAAACAGTTTACAGACGTGGGATTTAGCGTTAAAGTGGGTGGATTGAATACCTACATTGACAACGTTATGTCAACTGAAAACATTCAACATGTTATTAACATCTTAAAGTGAGGAAATTATGAATAAGCTGAATATTGTTAATGAATTGCGCGCTTGTGTAGAACCTACTCAAGAGGGTTGGGATGTTTGGTATCATGGCGCTTACCTTGGAACTATTGTCAAGGTTAAAGCTGGTCAGTATCTTATCCACCGCCAAGATGATGCAGTAGCTCCATTTGGTGCACGCAAGAACTTCATGGCAGCGATTGGTGCCTTTGTTCCAGCAGCATATGAAGTATATAAAGCTGACTACAAAGAATACCAGGAATCACAACCAGTTATTCGCTCAATTGGTGTTAATAAAGCTCAACAGAAAAGTCTGTGGCAACGTGTTAAAGGTTGGTTCAAATGATTCCTATGGAACTAAATTGGGATGGCGAAGGCCATTCCCTTAAATTGATTGAAGAGCAACGTAACGCTTGGGATGAGCGCTGTGCCCTGGTGAATGGTATTAAGGTAATTTATAACCTTCATCTCCAAATTGATAATGTTACTCTTGAATTTGGTATGCAGTTATCACGTTTTCTTGAGATTATTACTATAGAAAAAGTATCCATAACTTCGTTTGGTGTATGTCAAACAGTTGATATCAAATTAGCTTCTCCTGATAAAGGCGAGCTGATTGGTATTGGTGATAAAATTCATGAATTCGTGAAATATAATGGTTATAAGGTGAATATCAAATGAATCCATTAAAAGGTAAAGAATTATCCTTTGAAGAACGTTTAGCTCTGTTAGATAAGGCTCTGTCACGCGAGACTCCTGAAAGTCTGGCTGCTAAATTAGCTTCTTATGGTGGTGAATATACAGAACAAGATGTCCTGGATGAAGTCCCAGAAATCTGTTGGGAACTCGGGTACTGGTGTAATGACCAGAAATTCCAACGACGTATTGTTTCAGCAGCGAACCGTTTTAAATTAAAGGAAGGTGGAACACTCGTTATTCCGGGTGCTCGTCATTATTCTAAAGACATGGCTGCAGTATTGGATGCAGTTGAAGACAAAGTGGTTTCATGTCAGGTATGTGGTGACGACCAAGGATTTATCGACCAATACAGCAATTATTGGACTCGTAAAGAAGCCATGATTATTGCTACTTATGCAGGCCAGGTACGTATTGAACGTGGTGGACGCGAAGACGAACTTTATTCAGAGGACCTTTACTAATGAACCTTAAACAACTCCAGATTGATGCAATCGAAGGTCATATTAATCATATCAAACGTCTGAATGCTATGATGGAAGATAACTGGGGAACTTATGTTAACCAACCCGCCTGGGATGCTTTAGACCACGAATATATAAACCATATTTCTCCTGATAATATTCACAAAATTATGAACGGCTTAAAACCATTTTTACGTGATATGTATATTGCTACTAATAAAGAAATTATTAGCTCTTTGGAATATCAATTGAGGAAATTACATGAACAATTTGGTAGCTAAGCACGATTTCAATAAGGCGTCTGTCCATAAGGACAAGAAGAAAAACTTTAAAGAATCCAATCGCAAGCAGAAACACAAGGGTAAAGGCTATGATTACTAAACTCCATACGTACAAAGCAACTGAACTAGTTATTCTCATTGATGAACTTTTTAAAATTCATGCTGATGTCGGCGACGAAATCTATGCAGAAATTCTTTGTGATTTGGATAGTAGTTTTGGCTATATCCAACCGGAATACACAATTCGGTTCTCTAGTGAACGTCCCGGTTATGTTAAAGTGACCTTTGGCGCTGGCTTAGATGAAGAACAAATTTTAAGAGAAATCCAAGAAGAAATCGATGATTTTGGTCTAGAAGATTATATTGAAATGGGGAATAACATATGAGTCATAACTTAGAGAACACCGTTACTGGTCAGCGTACACGCGAGCAAGCTTGCTTTGAGGAATTCCTTGGAGCTGATTTTAAGTTCCAGGAACCAATTGAAGATATGTATCAGACATATGTTGTACAGATGGAAAATCATGTGTACAACCCAGAGGAATAATAGTACAATATCCTTACTGAATAATTGAATGTCTTATTGAATACTTGAGTAAATTAAAATGACTAAATTTGAAATCGTTTCTGAAATTGTTACCGTTACATCTATTTTGATTAAAACCGACCGGGAAGATATTACGATGAAGCGTGATGTGTTTATCGCGTTTTTGAATGAGTTGGGATTAAGGAATGAGAATGGTAATGAGTTAAACAATGTATCGTTTAACAAGTTGTTTAAAAGTTTATCTGAAGATGAAATTGAACAAATCATTGAACAATTTAACGAAGGATTCGAAGATATACACCGATATCTGATGATGTATACCTCCGGATTCTAACGTGTACGCCCGAGCGTACGACCTGCTTGCCCACACATAGCAGAAAGCCTATCAAAACTAAGGTCGGGTTTTTGCTTATACCAGTACAACGAGACTGTGCCTGCGTAAACGTTTTCCAAATTAAAGAATGGGCAGCTGAACATATATTCGAAGCTGCTTTTTTTCTTTGTTGGTAAGAATACAGATTCCGTGCCGGATTCAAAATAATTACCATTAACCCCCGCCAAATATTCCGCTGAAGTCTTATCTATTGGAAACCCACCCAAATTTTTTTCGTCAACTGATTCAGGTAATATCCCCTCGTACCCCACCATATCCACGAAGTAGTTAAGGTTAGTTGGTCTAAAGGAATATATCGCTGTAAAGTCTGCTCCGCTTGATGAGTGAACTATCTGGATTTGCTCGATAGCTGCAATTTTAAATCTGTTATCCTGGTCTTGCCTTATCATTTCTGTGTACGAGGCATATGAAGCATCCCTATACGCATCTAAAATTGCATCACCTTTATACCAGATTACCGCCATTAAAAATAATAGAACAATAACTAGTACCCGGGAAAAGACAACTTTCCCGGTTGCATTATCTTTAAAAATTCTATCAAGAAGTCCAAAAAGTAGGTCGGGTATTGAGATTCCTACTTTTGGTTCCATACTTTTCTCCTTTAAAGATATTTATAATGCTTTTGCACTAGACTCTTGAGCCGTAAATAGTTCCTACGTTTTGCCAGTTAGGAGCATTGCCAGTGACAGCAGCACCAGCTGAGCCACCTGCAGAGGTATAAACATTTTTGCCCCATCCTCGTCCACCGCCAGCTCCAACGTTACCGCCATTACCTCCACCATATTGGACTGTAGCACCACCTGTACCGGCAGCTGTTAAAGACGCATTCGAACCGGACAATATAGCGTCAGAGCCTATTTTGCCACCTACGCCAAATGGTCTACCACCACCACCACCGCATGTACCATTAGTCGGGTAGCTATTTTGCAATGATACTGCGCCACCGCCACCGCCACCACCGGCAATAGCGCCGTTATTACGAATACGGAGTTTAGTTCCGGCTGCGTTATGGATAGCTGTACCACCGTTTCCACCTGCCGAACCATTAGTAGAACCATTACCTCCTCGGCCATAAACAGTCACACCGCTATTAATGATAAGTTGAATATACGCGTTAGGAAGATTGCTAGGAAATTCCAAACAAGCGTTACCGGTGCTATTGGATACTAAGTTACCGGTGATTGTAATAACTACAGGCGCACCACCTTGAGCCCTCATCCAGTTAATAAGGGAGTTTCTATCATAAGAGTTATTAGCCCCTATAGATAGATAAATTTCTTTTGATTGTCCTGCCATCGACCCCATCCAACCGGGTACTGCAACTCGCACATCGCGCATAGCGGCATCCATCCAACGTTGTCCCGTTTCATCTACGGCAGATTGTCCAATCCAACCAGGAACACCTACAATTGCCATTAAAAATCCTTAGAGGGCCGAAGCCCTCTTGTTAATTAAGTTTTGCTTCAAGTTCTTTAACTTTAGCCGACAGAGTTTTAACTGCTTCAATTAACAGAGCAACTTGTGCCTGGGTTGAAACGGTAAGAACTTTGTTACCTTTAATGTCGTCAACTTCACGAATAGCTTCAGGTAATACTTTTTCTAAACTCTGTGCAATAACACCTGCTTCGGTATGAACAACTTCACCGCCAATGTAGTCTGCTTTATCGTAGATTAAACCGTCTAGTTGTTCAACCTTGTCAAGAGCATTTTCAATAGGTTTGAAGTTAGATTTCAAACGAATATCAGAACGAATATAAACGTTCGGGGCGTTAATATTCATATCCGAATAAGTATCACCTGACTGGAATCTCATGCGGCGGGCGGCATTAGTAATAATATCAAAAATACCATCACCACTCTGTTTAATACCAGTGTCAGTATCACCGATTGCAATCGAGTTACCACCAAGTGCGTTGGTCGTATTAACGCCAAATGAGCCAATTTGTGGGGTATTAATTTTGGTCTCGACGTTAAGAGTTTGCACCCCGGTCATATCAGAGTTGTTAAATGAACAAACAATGCCGCCGGCTGCATAACGTTGAAAATAAACCAAGTAACTACTGTCATCAGCTATTTCAATACGGTTTCCACGAGAAGCATCGCCAGCATGGAATATACGCATGTTTCTCGGGTTAGTACCTGATTTATCAAAGTTAATGCTTCCATTATTTTTGATGTTAAGGCCATTATAAAACTCTGATAACCCAGAAACGCTCATAGAGTTTGAAATAGTTACTTTACCGGAAGCAATATTAATAGAAAAAGGTCTCAAGCTATTATAAGAACCTGAGGCTTTAGTTTTATCAGCATCGGTATTTTTATCTGTTAATAATATGTGGAACGTAGTACCATCATTATAAAACAAAGTAGCAGCGGAACCGCTTTCGTCACCATTAGATTTGTGACGGAATCCAATGGTTGTATTAGCAACAAATGTAGCGTTTGTAGAAATATTAGAACTACCTGCATCAAAAACACCTGAGCTATTGTTAAGAAGTTTAAAAACGCGTCCTTTAACACTGTCTACAGGAAGTTCTGCTATTGGTGATTGGGTAGGCCCGTATAATCCATGAACTACTACTGAAGCATTTTCTGACGTGCTATATTCGATTGTAAGTCTATTTAAATAGGTGCCACAATTAATATAAACATCATATTCATCGCCAGAGATATTAATATATGCTATGTCTTTAATAGCATCCGTTTCACGCTGCCATAAAACGCCATTAATTCCTTTAGGTGTATTATTACCCGAGCGTAATACAATTTCATTAATTGTTGCTTGTCTGAAAATACCAACGTTAAATCCAGAACCACCGGTAATTTTAAATTGGGCCGTAGCCACACCCTGAGGCATAGTTACTGTTGCTAATTTATACCAACCACTATCAACATAATTAATCCAGCCCGTGGTAACTTTGCGGTCTAAAGTTGTGTTCAAGTTAGCAAAATTACCAGAACCACCCGTGATGTTACCATTTCTATCAAATCTGACTTTGCCTGCTATTAAATCGCGAGGTGAAATAAAATCACCGTTTTTAATAAATTCCCATCCAAAATCAGCAGTCTGTGGACCTGAAGAACCGTTATCTCCGCCTTCATGATAATGAACTCTAAAGTTACCATTATTAATTAAAGTCCCTAATGAATAGCAGCCGTTGCCTTGAACATAACGTTGTTTCAAAATCGGAACATATGTACCAGTATCAGCTCTATCAATATTCATATAGAACGGAGCACGGACGTTTTCATTATTCTGTGAAGCAAAAGAACCAGCTCCCGCAGGGCGAACTGTGTCAGTACATTCAGCATCAATATACGATGCTTGTCCTATCTGCATACGGAAATTAGGAGAAATGCGACTATTACTAGTAACAACAACAAGTTTGCTATCGTTGTCCACAGTAATCATATTACCGCCAGTACCATTATCGCCTATCGTGACAGAATGGCGCATTTGTACCATACCATTATCAAGACCAATACTTAATGGGCGAAGATTACTTATTCCACCGCTTTCACCGGCATCTTTATTAGTCGGGATAATATGTAATGCTGTTTCTGAACGACGGAAAATAGCACCGTATTCAGCATTCCAAATTCTTAATGCATCTGCCGTTCCACCAATTTTAACTTGGCCAGTAATAGAAGAACCACCTTGGACAAACAGGCCATTAGTCATGGTAACATTGCCACCAAAAGAACCTGTACCGGAAGCAGTAATATCACCAAGGCCTATGATATGGCCTGTTTCAACAGTTCCGTTAAACTTAAAGTTGACAGGTCCTATACCTCCGGCAACGGCCGGATTTGTACGCTGGGCATAAAAATAATAACCTTGTGAATCTGATACTTCAAATACAGTTTCTCTGTTACCGCCGCCTGCGTTAAAGGAGTTACCCCAAGCTTTAAGTGTTACAGTGTTTTTGTTTTGACCGTTACGAATACCTGCGTCCCAATTGATAGTTTTAGTACCATCAACACCAGAAGGCGCTTTAAACGATAAAGCATTAGTATTATCATCACCATTTAAAAACAAGCCCGTACGCATAGAAATACGCTGGGTGGAGTTAATTGTTCCGTCCGCTCTAATAGCAACGCTATTAGAACCGGTTTTAATATCTAAAATTCCTGGTTCAACAATAAGCCCTTCGGCCATACCAACAGCCATACGACCCGTGCCACGGAAATAGTGATACATTTTAGAATTGCTGTTATAACCGATATGAGTCTGACCATCACCGTTATTATTGCCATCAATATCAGTACGAGCAGTAAACATTGCTTGGTTGTTATTTGGGAAATCCCAAGTAGAACCAGAATCTCGACTATATCCAACCATCAATTTTTTAGTACTATTAATACCGTTATTAAGAATAGTTGCAGATGAAATACCATTGGCCATTAAATCGATAACGCCGTCACGGACCCATTTAATACCTGTATCGTTATCACCGATGGCAATACCTATAGAAATCGCAGAATCTAAAGGATAACGGCCGTTTGTACCACTATCAGGAAGACCAACAGAAATAGATTTACCTGCAGTAATACGCCCACTAGTATCAAACGCCCATTGGAAAGATGCCGGACCTACACCGGTCCACCAAGAAATTTCTTGTGGCTTGCCTTTTCGGCAATCGGCAATTTCATGGAAAATACTTGATGCACTTGATGCACGTAATTTACGCAAATAGTTTAAACCGTTAGTAGTATTATCAGAACCATCAGCCGGTGGGTTATAAACCCAAGTAGGTAAAGAAACCCAATCATATCCAATGTTAGCATTAGCTACAAATGTTTTTGTACTAAAATTAATATTTTTAGTAACAATTTCAGGACCGGTGATAATACCATTAGCAGAGTTTATATTGCCTGAAGCAGAAATATTACCGGTACGAACTTCAATACTACCGGAATCTACGATGAAATTACCATTTCGATTAAAAGTCCAATATTTCGAATCACCGGTTTCATCAATATAATGGAATTTAAAACTACCTTCGTTTACTAATGTACCAGCAGAAAAAGTACCGTCTTTATAACGTTGCTTAATCAGAGGATGATATTCTGATACTGAGGTAGTTGAACTTAAATCTGCAAAGATAGGAGCTTTATTCAAGTGCTGGTTAGCCCAGGCACCATTACCGGCAGTTTTAGGTAAAAATTCAATATACTTACCAGCGTAAACGAACATATTACCATTGAGGTTAAATGTGCCGTTCTGGAGAATATCACCATCAACCTGTCCACCTTTAGCAAAACCCAGGTCAATAATCTGGTTCTGGTCGGTTTTGGTATAAATCGTGCGGTCGCGTAAGTTAATAGCCAGTTCACCTTCATCTAACTGAGCTGCAGTAGGCTTGGCTCCTGCTATTTTACTTCTTTTAAATTGTATTGATTTTAAAGTAGCCATAATGCCTCTTAATAATATCCAAAATCTTCAGATGTGCCTCTAAGAACAACCTGGTCAATACGAGGAACGTGTTCGTTCAATGTACCTGGGTTCCTAGATATGAAATTCGGGGCTGAAAGAACGCCAGCCATAGATTGTATGTTACTATTATTTATTTGGACCTGTTTTGCGTTATCCACATCACTTAATCCAACTTGTGCTTTTGACGGAGTATTCCCTGGAGAAAACACTCGACCTGATTCGTCTTTAATTTGACGACCAAGGATATCACCCATTACAGTAAGACGGTTTGCACCTATAACAGTAGTCGGGTCGAAAATTACAAACGGTGTACCATCCGATGTCTCAAGACCCATACCTTTGCTCATTCTAAATGAGAAAGAATATGTAGCAGACATTGGGGATGTATTGGTTTTTCTACCCAATTTAACCCAATACCCATCGGAATCTTTAAATTGTAAGTCTTTATCAAAGTTTACTGTACTTAAATAATTCCCACCATTAGCTTTAGAAACAAAGTCGTTATCTGCTGCTTGCGGTTTATTGAATTCTGTATATACTTTATATGTTTTGTAAAATAAATCATTGCTTACTGGCGTCAACGGAAAGTTGCCCTGGTGCCAGATAACTGAGCCCCCAGTCGTTGAGCCTACTCTTAAATCGGCCATAATATTCCCCTTTATTAGATAAGAGTATTTATAATGAAAAAAGGACCCGAAGGTCCTTATTCTTTTTCACGGAATTCTGCAGCAAATACAAATCCAGATTGACTTGCTTTAGTTGCATTTTTATCATTCAATTGTGCAATGACATTACCAAGATTTCCCGGTTCTCCAGCTACAACCATTCTTATGCCGTTGACACCGATTTCTGCAGATTTAGCTTGTGTTTCTTGTCGCGCGATTTCTGTAAAGAAAATATTCCTTACTCCACCTTGTCCAGCAGCAACGGTCTTCCTTGCATACAATGTAAATCCATCAGCATTCGGTGGAACAACTACATAACGTTCAAACGTCATCCATGCGCCAGCCGGTGGACTTGCTTGACCTGTAGATGGGATATCATAATCGTTTGACTGAATCATCGTCTGACCACTAAAGAATCGAACAGACATCTGAGTTGTTCCAAGGTCTTTAAGTGCCTGGTCATATGTCAGCTGAAACTTCAGATAAAAAGTATCACCAGGGGCCATATTATAATCGGCCGCAGGAGTGATGGGGGAGTCTGTGGGGAAGCGTTTTATTTCTTGTGTACTATTACTATAATATGTGTTTCCGTCTTCCACGATGCGCAGAGGGAATCCTGTGCCACCCACATCAGCGAAGTCGTCGTACACCATTTCCAATGGAGTCAATACATCCTCAACAGTTACCCCGTCATTATATAGCACATGCTCTTTAACGATTGCATTTCGACCAGAGATATAAAAAGCCGAATACGAAGTATCAACTTGGTCAATCAACCACTTATCCGGAAATGCAGTCGAGCCATGTGTTCTGAACCAATCAATTAAAGTTTGGGAAGCATTCAATTTTCCCTGCGATATCAAACAAACAATCCTACCCGCTGGGATGGAATTAATATAAGTCACAAAGGCCTGTGAAATGACATCATAGTCTTTTGTGAAACCATAGTTTTTGGTTGCAGTGATTGTATTTGTTACTGGGTCAATCTCAATAAGGTTTAATCCATTCTGGAATGTCTGAGGCCCGAAGGCCTCATCTTGAAACTTAACGTAGGGATAGTTTGGCGATTTGGTACAAGTCCCAGCAATCGACAATTTATATCTTACTGCGTTATTTTCAGAAAGCACGGGAACATGGACATATCCCTGTCCAAATTCAGCCATAAATCTTTCCATAATACCTCTTATGGTGTATCAATCCATTCGAATTTAACGGATTTAGTTACTGGGTCCGGAACAATACGTACGTTACCGATTCTTAACCAATCCCTGATGGTCAGGTTACTCATCGAAGCGTTATCAGCAGGCAATGCACCAATATCCGACGGCTGCGGCGGGTTACCACCATCAAAGACCTGAACAAAACCAGACCATGCGTTTTTGTTCTGCTGCCATGTACGAGTCCAGCGGGTCGTGCTGGCATTAGCCGTATTCGGATAAGTAATCCAGTCTTGATAGAGTGAATTCAGCGTATTACCAAACTGAGTTAATGTACCCGGTGATTTAACTTCTTCACCACGCTCCAAATAAGGCAGGCCAGTTACTTCATTGGTCTTTTCAACCATTTTGAAATAACCCGGGAACTGATTATATGTCGCAGAGTCATTAACTTCAACAGACCAGAAGCCTGTATTATCTGCATCAGGTTTTCTAGAATAAAGGTCAGCGGGTTTAGCACCTTGAGAACGAATTCTTGAGTTAACAGTTAAACCACCTGAATTTATAGTAGCTCCTTTAGCAATAATTAATCCTTCGCCAATTGTAACCTGGCCAGATGCATTATTAATAGCTAAAGGACGTAATCCATTAAAACCACCGGTCTGGTCACCTGAATTAGTTAGCATAAAATAGATATTAGCATTATCGTTACGAATAAAGAATCCGTAATTACCATTAATAGCTCTAAATGCGTTTGCACTATAGGTTATAAATTCACCTTGTGCTGTCACCGAACGTCCAAATGTTGCCGCGCCATTAGCATTCAATGTTCCGGATGCATTAACGTTAATCGGTTGAACTGTACCGTTTATGCTGAAAGTAATATTACCAAGATTATTCCGTTGCGAATAAAAGTGGTTAGATGTTTCATCACCGACTTCAAACACGGTAGAACGAGTCGTATCCGAACCGCCACCATACTGGTTACCCCATACACGGATGCTCATTGACTGAACCGGGTTTGCACCGGAGGCAGGACCTTTTTCGAAAACGATACGGGTCGGAGTTCCTGTGTTGCGTATAGTAAATGTGGAGTTAGCCGCCAACGAGCCGCCAAATTCACCGGTACCACCAGTCGCCAGCTGACCATCAACTCTTATGTTCTTTCTAAGGGTTAATGTACCTTCAACGATTTGGTCAATATCACGACGAATGAACTGCGTGCTATCCAGGTTATCCAGTTTATCCGAGTCTGCTGCTTTAGCCAAACGCGGCAGGAAGTTACCAAGGGTTTTGTTTAACTCATACGGAGAGATAGCATAGCTATTTTTCTCGTACAGGTCAAGAGCCTGGGTCGAACCTGCAGTTGCATTACCGACAAAAGTAATTGCGCCTTCAGACATCTTAGCAAAGCCGCGGGTCGTCGTGGTTGCTGCCCATGTTGGTTCGGACTGTGCAATCCATTTCAGACTAACCGGAGAAACAGCCAGGATTGAACTTGTTCCTGCGATAGTTTCTGCACGAGTAGCGATGCGAACAATACCTTCGGTGCCTTCTGTGGCTTTTTTCGACATCAACTTAAGCGGAGTAACGATTGTTTTATCGTCAGTACCAGTATTAACTTCAAGTTGAGTAGCCAGTCTTGCGGTGCCACGTTGAGTCTCATTTGCTTCAAGAATATTCAGCGTATAATGGTCCCAGAGCGTCCCTGTTTCTACTAAACCACTTGCTGCAATAACAGAAGTACGAGCAGTATCATTCAGTCTAGTTTTAATTTTTAATGGCGTTGCAATACGAGTATCATCAGTACCACTATCAAATTCTGATTGCGTAGCAATCTCGGCTATGCCGGATAATGATTCTGTTGCTTTACGGTCATTCAACGTTTTAGGAGTCACAGCTCTGGTATAATCGGTTCCTGTATTAACTTCTGCTTGAGTTGCAATCTCGATTAAACCATGGTTTGAATCTGTTGCTCTGCGGGCACCTAATGTTTCAGGAGTCACTGCCGAGTTACTGAATCCTGTATTTGTTGCCCCCGCGTTAACTTCTGACTGAGTAGCCAGATATACAGCACCTTGGTTGTTCTGGTCAGCTTTATATTGGTCCAAAGCTTTCGGAGAAATTACCAGAGTAGTTGTATTTTTATTATAAACGTTAGTACCTATAGTTGCTCTAGAAGTCGCTGGAGTAGTCCCGGTAGTAGGAACATACTTAACGATACCAGATAGGCTTTCTGAGCCCTGACGAGCTTGTAGCTTGCGTGGAGTGATGATGGTAGTATCATCAGTGCCTGCATCAGTTTCTTGTTGTGTGGCGATTTCTGCGACACCACGACGTGTTTCTGTAGCTGTACGTTCGTTTAACTTTTTCGGAGAGATGATGATGTCGTCCTGGAAAGCAAAAGTCGTATCCTGGTTCACCTGGGCAGTGTTAGCAATTCGTGCAATACCACGACGTGATTCAGTAGCCACACGGTTAGCCAAAGTCTGCGGGGTAATTGCTAATTCTTTTTCAGGGTTATTTTCATGGTCAACGTTAGCCTGAGCCTGGTTAGCTAATGCAATAACACCCAGACGAGCACGGGTCAAATCATCCTTCGAGTCAACACGCTCAATAGTCGGAACGTTCTGAGCAACAACCCAGTAGTTAATGTTATTAACCGTATCTTCCATGTAACTTAATTCAATAACCGGAGTATAACTTATATTACCATTGAAAGTCAAAGAGTCAACAAATACCCATTCAGTGTCCGGCGGATATTCCGAACGTTTCGGGAACTGAAGCAACTGAACAGAAGATGCAATTTTATCAGTAGCCGAAGCTCTAATATTAACCGTCTGTGCCTTGCGGAGATAGTTCAGAGCAATCTTAACAACATCACCCTGACGAACACCTGTTGGAAGGTCAATGTTAATTGTCTGCGAGGTGTTGTTATCATTACCGAACACGATGATACTTTCGTTTGGTAACAATTTTACATTGTCACGAATTACACGCAAACGAGTTTTGTTATCACCGTCCCAGGTTACCCACAGTTTTTCAACTGCGTTATACACGAAGAAGCCATCACCAGTTGTACGGAATTCCATACTGTGTTGGCCCTGTTTACCCAGAGAGCTTGACTCGTCAAACGTTTCAACATCCAGGTGATATAATGGCCCTAATCCATCTATGTCTACCGATTTGACAATATCACCTTGGTTAGCATACTTAGGAAGAACAAATGTAATTTTTTCTGCAGTCGTATAATGACGCATAATAAAATCTGATGCTTGAGTTCGATATTTACCAGAGCTTGGTTCAATTCTTATTCCGCGTTCTTCGTTACCTGCTTCCCAGAACTGCCAAAGGCGGTTGGAGAAAATAAGCATATTATAAGAGAACGGTTTGGTAATTAAAACTTCTGAATACTGATTACCAAAACGAACAATTTTTTGGTTACCTTGACCAGGCACGTTGCTCGATTGAACTTTGATTTCATTATAACCAGTATTGCCGCCGATATCTTTAATAACGATGGTATCACCATCAGTCGGGTTCGGAGGCAATGTAAATGTGGTAAAGCTTGCAGCTGAGTCGACTGCGATAAATTCACCTGAATTAAGCTGACGAGTTGGAGATGCAACAGTTTCCCATTTAGGGTCAGTACGGGTTGCTAACCAATACTGAGGGGTAAATGCTCCTGCTGGAGCATCAATATCACGCTGAGCAACCCAAATACGGTTATCATTAATAACTGCGAAGTTCTTTTTGTATCCGCGCGTTGCATCATATTGTTGAACTGTGTTTTCTTCTATAAAGAAATCTACGTTAACGCCGTCTGACAAAACTGAGTAATCAGCTTTCGCGACATTAATGACTTTCTCACCAGCAGCATCGAGACCGGATGTTGCTCTGAATGCTGGTTTTAAAATATCGGCCATGTGCTTTATCCTTATTGATTGGTATACGTGTATTTATATTGCTTTAAAAATTTTATGCTAATATAATCGAGTCAACTAATTGAACAGAGGTTCATATGAATTTAGATTTTTTACTCCCTGAAGAAGACCGTCAAAAAGATGGTTTTCAGTTACTCGATTTTAGTCAGCTCATCATGGCTGCAGCCTTCCAGGAATTCGGCAAAGACGCTGGTTATCCAAAGGTAACAACCGCAATGACCCGTCACCTGGTTCTGAACTCCATCAGAAAAAATATTGTGCAGTTCAAGAAGCTCGGTTATACGATTCCAATTATTTGTGTTGATAACTCGAAGAATGGTTATTGGCGCCGGACGAAATCTTATTATTATAAGAAAAACCGAGCGAAAGCTCGTGAAGAGTCTCAATTCGATTGGGAAGGTCTACATGCTGCTATGCACATCATTATCGATGAAATGGAAAAACATATGCCTTACATCGTGATGAATATGGATAAAGTTGAGGCTGATGACCATATTGCAGTATTAACGAAGTTGCTCACTGGTCTCGGACATCCGGTTATGATTGTTTCTTCGGATGGTGACTTTACGCAGTTGCATAAATTCCCTGGGGTGAAACAATGGTCCCCGATGCAGAAAAAATATGTCAAAACTAAATCAGGCGATGCCCTTATGGATTGCGTGACAAAGGTTGTTAAAGGCGACAAAAAAGATAACGTGTCGAGCATCAAGGTTCGTGGTGATTTTTATTACACTCATGAAGAAGGTGAACGTACTCCGCCAACCCGCGCAGCTGAGCTTGAACAAATTGCACTCAACTATTACGACCATGACGTTTTGAAAACGCTTTTAACAGAAGAGCAATATAATAGATTCTGTGAAAACCAATTGTTGATTGATATGGACTTTATCCCAACGGAAATATCCGCTTCAATCTTAGAACGATATAATAACTACGTTATCCCAGCCAAAAGTAAAGTTTATCCTTACTTTGTTAAGTCTGGTCTGTCTAAACTAACTGCAAATATTGCTGAATTTTATTAAGGTATATTATGAAAGAGAAAAAAGTGAAAGTTGAATTTTGCCCTGATACTCATGGCGCTGAACTGGCCAAGCTGATTAAAGCTGCTTCCGATACCAAATTAAAAATGGAAGCATATGCAGACGAAATTAAAGACCTTAAAGATAAGGCAAAAACTGAATTAGGCGTTGACGGTAAGATGTTCAATACACAGCTCGGCTTGTATCATAAAGGCACTCGTGAACGTTTTGAAGATGAAAAAACCGAAGCTGTGGAGCTCTATGATGTCCTCTTTAGTTAATTTCGATACACAGAAAACTGAATCGCCTTCCGGGGCGATTAGTAAGCAGCAAAACGGGCTTGATATTGAAGCCATGGTTGAGTCAACTGAAATGTCTTATCTGGAAGCTGCGACTGCCTGGTTGGAAGAACGTGGAATCCCTGAAGGCAATTTTGCTCGATATATCCCTGCGGGAATCATCGATAAGATTATGAATGAAGCATATGATGATAACCTGCTTCGTCCGAGTATGTCTCGTACACAGAAAACTAATACGCTGGACTTTTTGTTATGATTACGATTCGCATGCCTCCAAATAACAACCGATATATAAATGGTAAATCAGTATACCAACTGTACTTATCCATCAAACAGCATTTTTCGGGTCGTTATGATATTATCAAATATAACTGGACCATGCGAATCTCCGATAGTGCTTATCAAAAACGTCGCGATAAGTATTTTTTCGAAAAGCTTAGCGATAAGTACACTCTCAAAGAATTAACGTTAATATTCATGTCAAACCTGGTTGCAAACCAGGATGCATGGATAGGCGATATAAGTGATGCCGATGCTCTGATATTTTATAGAGAATACATTGGCAGACTTAAAAGAATTAGACAAGTATACGAAGATGATATAAAGAACATCTATTACTTCAGTAAGAAAGTCGAAGTCAAATCGCTCCAAGAGATTTTCGAGTATAATACTAAAGTGAATACAAGTTATATTTTCAAACTTCTCCAATCGAATGTTATCTCATTTGAAACGTTTTGTTTGCTTGATTCATTTTTAGGTATTATAAATAAACATGATGAACAGACTAACGACTTGGTTTGGGAAAAGTATTCGACCAAACTAAATGCCTATAAGAAAATCTTAAATATAGATTCTCTTGAAGCTCGTAAATTGTTCATCGAGACCGTTAAAAACTGTCAAATAACGCTTCAATCACTTTGAAGTATAATTAATACGTAATCAAAACAACTGCTAAAAATCAAATAATCTAAGGAAAATCATATGTCTATGTTTAAACGTAAAAACCCTGCTGACCTGGCTGCTTCCCTTAATGCACTGAAAGGTGGTGCTGGTTTCTCTTCTGACGATAAAAAAGAATGGAAACTGAAAGATACTGATGGCGTCGGCTCTGCGGTTATTCGTTTCCTGCCTTCTAAGAATGAAGAAAATCCATCTCCATTCATCAAGCTCGTTAACCACGGCTTTAAAAATGCTGGTCAATGGTATATTGAAAACTGTACTTCTACTCACGGCGATTATGAAAACTGCCCTGTGTGTGCGTACATGAATAAGAATGACCTGTACAATACAAACGAATCCGAATATCGTAAACTGAAGCGTAATACTTCTTACTGGGCTAACATCCTGGTCATTAAAGACCCTGCTGTTCCGTCTAACGAAGGCCAAGTATTCAAATATCGCTTTGGTAAGAAAATCATGGACAAAATCAACCAGATGGTTGAAGTCGATGTTGACATGGGCGAAACAGCTATTGATGTAACCTGTCCTTTTGAAGGTGCGAACTTCGTACTGAAATCTAAAATGGTTTCCGGCTATAAAAACTACGATGATTCCAAATTCATGAACCAGTCTGAAATCGCTGGCATCAATGATGAAGCATTCCAGAAAAAACTTTGGGACGAAATGTCTGACCTGAATGAATTGCTGGTATTTAAATCTCTTGAAGAGAATCAGAAGAAATTCGCTAAAGTAATGGGTACAGCTGCTCTCGGTGGTGCTGCTTCTAAAGCTGCTGCGCAAGCCGATAAACTGGGCGCTGACCTGGACGATTTTGATAAAGATATGGAAGACTTCACTTCCAGCAAACCTGCTAAGTCTGAACGCACTGCGACTGCTCCAAGCACTCCAGAGCCTTCTGATGATGGTCTTGACGACCTTCTGGCTGGCCTTTAATATAAGGGGACCTTCGGGTCCCTTTTTTATTTTCAAAAAGTAGTGTACAAGTCCCTTGACCCGGTGCATAATGATTCCATCAACTACTGATAACCACTGAGGAAATAAAAATGGAAATTGGCAAAAAATATGAGTTCAATCCACATCGTATTAAATCTTTCATTGATATTAGTTCATCGAATGCTAGTATGGTCGACATCATCCAAGAAAATGGTGATTGGTTTTGAAGTTAAATCAATATCAAGTGCAGACGGCTATGATTATGTAACCGAAATAATTTGTGCTAATGGTGCAATCTATAATGATGATGGTATGGGTGATGATTATTTTGAACTTAGTGAAGAAGAGTTTTATTGCTTCCGTGAATACTCCAGTTATACAAAAACACCTTCAGGGGCGGTTTCTATTAATTGTGTTGTAGATGCTAATAACGTCGACCAAATCATTGAACTTCTACAAAAAGCCTTCAAATAGCAGTTTACAACGGGTCTATGATTATGTTATTATAGACCTATCAACTACATGAGGAAAATAAAATGGCTAAGGTTAATATTGATATCGTTGATTTTGAATACACTTACGAAGTTATTCGTAATCGGTATCCTTCTTTGTGTATGACTTACATTAAAGATACCCAATTCTTTAGTATTCAAATTGAAGTTCAAGGTCCTCTTGAAGACCTTACTCGCTTTATGCAAAATGAATATTGCGAAGGGATGCACCCGGAAGACGCTGAATTTTATATGGGCTTGATTCAAGCTTAGTATACAAACCAACGGGAACATGATAATATGTTCCCTCAACAAAAATGAGGAAATTAAAATGATGGAAACTGGTAAATTTTACGTATTAGACCCTGCTGCTAAAAAACAATTCATCGCTGGTAGTCCTGATGATAATTCGTGCATGGTCAAGTTGATGGAACAACACGGCAATTCCTTCAAAATCCTGGATATGTGTTATATTGAAGGTGATTATTTTGTTGAAAAAGTTGAAATGAAAGATGGTACCATCCTGAATAGTATGTGTGACGCTGATGAGTACTTTGAACTCGCTGAATGGGAATTCTGTCACTTCCTGGAAGTTGATAGTGATGCTCCTGATGTTGATACCCAAACCATTCATGTGCAAGTCAATCACAAAAATGCCGCAGAAGTCATTGCACTGATTAAAGCAACTTTTGAGGTCTAATATGACTAAAGATGATTTCCTGGATGCAGTAGAAAAGGCGAGTGAGCAATTTGAAGTGATGGGTGTGCGTTTGCATAAAGACAGAAATTATGGTTTGGATGTTCAAACATACTCATTATGGCTTGTTGGTGAACATAGTCTTGCAACCAATCTGGTGATGGGTATGGATGTTCATCCTTTATTAGTTAAGTTCAGAAGTATGGAAAAGGCCACCAAGGAAATGACTAAACTTGGAAAATGGCTTGATAAAATTTAAAAAGTAGTGTACAACCAAATGGGGCTATGACATAATGGTCCCATACTGAGTTAACAACTAAAACACTGGAGAATAAAATGAAATTACAACGTGAGAGCATCAAAGATTCAGAAGTTAAAGGCAAATGGTATTTCACAATCCAGGGTAACAATCCAGAAGCTCTAGAAAAAGCTGAAGAAACTTTGTGTGCAATGGGTTGGAAAGATGAGTGTGATGGTTGTCCTCTTTATGAAGATGGTAGCTCATCTGGTTTCTGGATTCATCACTCTGACGTTGACCAATTTAAAGCTGACTGGAAAGTCGCTAAGAAAGCGTGAGGAAAATATAATGCTTACTGAATACACTTGTTTTGCTAAAGATGATGCACATCCTGAACTGATTCTTGAAGTTAAGGTTAATACGCTTGAACAAAAATTTGATTGGAGTCTTTACATCTATCCTAAAAATATTATTGATGGTCCACAGAAATATACGCTTAATGACAAGTGCATTAGTGGTATCATTGGATATGGCACAAGTGAAAGCAAGTATTCATTAGAAGATATTCGCAATTCTCGTTGTGTGGTATCATATTTTGATACAGATACAATTAAACATCTTTACAAATTGGTTCTTGATATTCGCAAAGATTTTACTGCCATCAAAAAGGCAGTTAAGGAATTAAAATGATTGTAGTATTTGAATATCATGATAGTGATAGCTGGACACTCTTCACTGCATTAAATGACCCCGATGCTGGTGAATTTGAAAAGGCCTTTAATGATGCAGCTGATATGTCTGTGAACAACTATGAATTATTTAAAGCAGCAGTGACACTTTTTAAAGATGGTGTTAAAATAGATGAAGACATTTTCTATGACACAAATGAAGCTATTACATGGTGGGAAAAATGATTAAATTAGTATTCGCTTATGCTCCAACTAAAACAGTTGACGGTCGTGATGAAAATGCATTTGGACTTGACGATGGTCTGCCATGGGGTCATATTAAAAAGGACCTGCAGAACTTCAAGGCTCGCACAAAAAACTCTATCGTGCTCATGGGAGCAAAAACCTTTGAAAGCCTGCCGTCTACATTAAAAGGGCGCTTTCACGTCGTTGTGGCTGACCCAGCGCGACCGTATCCAGTTACAAAGGCTGGTGAGTTGGCGGGTGGTTATATCGCGTGGGCTAATTATTTGAAATTGATTTCTGGTGAAAAAGTTTCTATCTCCGCGCCAGATTCTCCTGCCCAAATGTTTATTTCTTCAGAAAATTATATCTGTGTTATTGGCGGTAAATCATTGTTAGAAGCCGCTGCACCTTATGCTGATGAAATTGTCATGACCAAAATTTATAAAAAGCATCGCGTAAACTCAACAGTACAGTTGGATAATGACTTCCTGTATGATATAAGCAAACGTGAAATGCTTGAAACCCATTGGTATAAAATAGATGAAGTAACCCATATTACAGAGACTGTATATAAATGAAAAATTATCAAGACTTGATTCAAACTGTATTTGACATTGGCTATCAGACTGACGACCGCACAGGGACTGGTACTATCGCGACATTTGGCACCAAAGTTGAGTGGGACATGTCTGAAGGCTTCCCTGCAACGACCGTTAAACGTTTGGCATACAAATCTGTGGTTGGTGAGCTTCTGTGGTTCCTGGAAGGTTCTACGAACGTTGAACGTCTCCGTGAAATTACTCATGGTGCTGGCTCTGATAAAAAGACTATCTGGGACCAGAACTTTGAAGCACAAGGTCGTGCATTAGGTTATGTTGATGGTGAACTGGGTCCAGTGTATGGTAAACAGTGGCGTGATTTTGGTGGGGTTGACCAGCTGGTTGAGACCATCGAGAAAGTTAAGAAAGTTCCGACCGACCGTCGTCAGATTGTGTCCGCATGGAACCCGGCTGAACTGAAACAAATGGCTCTGCCTCCTTGCCATCTGCTCTACCAATTTAACGTACACGATGGTGAGCTTGACCTTTTATGGTATCAGCGTTCGGTTGATGTATTCCTGGGTCTTCCGTTTGACATTGGTTCTTATGGTACGCTTTTGCATATTGTCGCCAAAATGACCAGACTAAAGCCGGGTAAGTTAGTATTCATGGGTGGCAACACGCATATCTATCTTAACCACATCGAGCAATGTAAAGAAGTCCTGCGCCGTGAACCGAAGGCTCTACCAACTCTGAAAATCAATTGGCCTGAACAGTTCCAGTTATGGGACACGGAAATGCAGTTATATTGGGTAACTCGTCATATGACTCCGGGTGATTTTGTTCTGGAAAACTATGAGCCCCATCCTACAATCGCAGCGCCGATGGCGGTCTAATGAATATTCGTATAGTAAACAATAGATACGGCACCAATGAGGTGCTGTTTGAAAAAATGAATATAAGTCTCGATGAACTGCCTAAAGAGAAAACAACGATTTTTGTCCAGGGTAAAGAACTTTATGTTATGCGTGTGATTAAATCGTATGAATATGATGATTTCAATCGGTCTATCTGGTTTATTGTCGAGGTATAATGAAAATTCAAATTGCCGGTATTTTATTTCTGGCCATAATGGTCGGGCTTAACTTCCTACTATGAAAGCCTGTCGGGTTGTTAACAAATATCAATCCGACTTTGATGTGAATATTCAACGGGGTACCATGTGGGGAAACCCATATAAAGATGGTACCCGAGAAGAAAACATAAAGAACTTTAAAGAATATTTCATATCAAAGATTAAATCGGGTGAAATCAAAAGAGAACACCTTGAAACCCTTCGCGGAATGCGATTAGCTTGTACATGCAAACCAAAGTCATGTCATGGGGATATCATCGCTCTGGTTGTTAACAAACTTTTCAAAGACACCTTTTCGCTCGAGGATTTGGGCGCATAAATACGATTCCGCTCCAGGGGTCATGTGTTAGTATAAGCATGACCCCATTTTATAACAGAGGAAAACATGCAAGTACAAAAAAGTAGTGGCGTATCTCAAGATTTTGATGGCCAGAAAATTATTAAAGTTCTTTCCTGGTCATGTGAAGGAACCAATATCGACCCGTATGAATTATACGAAACAATCAAACCACATCTGCGCGATGGTATGACTACTCGCGATATTCAGACGGTTATCATCAAAGTGTCTGCTGGGCTTATCTCGGTTGAAGAACCAGATTACCAATACGTTGCAGCGAAGGCTACGATGTTTGCTCTGCGTAAAGATGTTTATGGCCAGTTCGAACCGCGTTCTTTTATTGACCAGATTTCTTATTGTGTCAATGAAGGCAAATACGACCCGGAACTGTTGTCAAGTTATTCTGCCGAAGAGATTACTTATCTGGAATCTCGTATCAAGCACGAACGTGATTTTGACCTGACTTATGCAGGCGCGATGCAGTTGAAAGAGAAATACCTGGTTAAAGATAAAACCACCGGTAAAATTTACGAGACTCCGCAATTCGCTATCATGGCTATCGGCATGGCACTGCACCAGGATGAACCAACGGACCGTCTGAAGCACGTTTGCCGTTTTTATGATGCAGTATCTACACGACAGGTTTCGTTGCCCACACCTATCATGGCGGGCGCCAGAACACCTACAAGACAGTTCAGTTCCTGCGTGGTTATCGAAGCGGCTGACTCCCTGAAGTCAATCAATAAGACTGCTAATTCAATCATCGAATATATCAGTAAGCGTGCAGGTATCGGTATCAACGTTGGCATGATTCGTGCTGAAGGTTCGAAAATCGGTATGGGTGAAGTCAAGCATACTGGTGTTATTCCGTTCTGGAAACATTTCCAAACGGCTGTTAAATCATGTTCACAAGGTGGAATCCGTGGCGGCGCTGCTACTGCTTATTATCCTATTTGGCATTTGGAAGTTGAAAATTTACTCGTTCTGAAGAACAACAAAGGCGTTGAAGAAAACCGTATCAGGCATATGGACTATGGTGTCCAGTTGAATAACCTGATGATGGAACGACTGGCCAAGAATGATTACATCACTCTGTTTAGTCCACACGAAGCTGGCGGTGAATTGTATTATTCATATTTTGATAACCCGGATAAATTCCGTGAGTTATATGAAGCCTTAGAAAAAGACCCGACAGTTCGTAAGAAACGTATCAAAGCAAAAGATGTATTTGAATTATTCATGACCGAACGTTCCGGGACAGCCAGGGTTTATCCACAGTTCGTTGACAACGTGAATGACTACACTCCGTTCATCCGTGACAAGGCTCCGATTCGTCAATCGAACCTTTGCTGCGAAATTGCAATCCCGACCACTGATGTAAACAGCGAAGATGCTGAAATCGGATTGTGCACATTGTCTGCATTTGTTCTGGATAGTTTTGACTGGCAGGACCAAGATAAGATTAACGAGCTAGCCGAAGTTCAAGTTCGTGCTCTTGACAACCTGTTGGACTATCAGGGTTATCCGGTTAAAGAAGCTCTGAAAGCCAAAAAACGCCGCAACCTGGGTGTTGGGGTTACTAACTATGCTGCATGGCTGGCAAGCAATTTCGCTTCCTACGCTGATGCAAACGATTTAACGCATGAACTGTTCGAGAGATTACAATATGGCCTTATCCGAGCATCAATCAAGCTCGCCAAAGAAAAAGGACCTTGCGAATATTATTCAGACACTCGTTGGGCTCGAGGCGAATTACCTATCGACTGGTACAATAAAAAGATTGACCAAATCGCAGCTCCAAACTACGTTTGTGACTGGGCGCAGTTGCGGGAAGACCTGGTTGAACATGGCATCCGTAATAGCACATTATCAGCACTTATGCCTTGTGAGTCATCTTCCCAAGTTTCTAACAGTACAAACGGTATCGAACCTCCGCGTGGACCAGTCTCTATTAAAGAGTCAAAAGAGGGTTCCTTTAATCAAGTCGTGCCCAATATTGAGCACAATAAAGGATTGTACGATTACGCATGGGTGTTAGCTAAGCAGGGTAACAAACCTTATCTGACCCAAGTCGCGATTATGTTGAAATGGATTTGTCAGTCAGCATCGGCGAATACGTATTATGACCCGCAGAATTATCCGAAAGGAAAAGTTCCGATGTCAGTTATGCTTGACGACTTGATGTACTTCTGGTATTTTGGTGGAAAAAACCTTTATTATCATAACACTAGAGATGGTTCCGGTACAGACGATTACGAAATCGAAGCTCCTAAAGCAGAAGACTGCTCCGCCTGTAAACTTTGATATAATTATGCTCATGGATGAGCTATTGAGGAAATAAAATGAGTACAGTTTTTAATACCACTCCGGTGGATGTTTTAGCCGAGCCAATGTTCTTCGGTTCAGGATTGGGCATCGCCCGTTATGATATCCAGCGTCATAAAGTTTTCGAAGAATTAACAGAAAAGCAGTTGAGTTTTTTCTGGCGACCCGAGGAAGTCAACCTGATGATGGATGGAGCCCAATTTAATAAGCTTCCTGAACATCAACAAAATATTTTTACCAACAACCTGAAATACCAATCACTTCTGGATAGTATCCAGGGTCGTGCTCCAGCTGCAGCATTAGCCGCATTAGTTTCTGACCCGAGTCTTGATACATGGATTCAGACCTGGACATTCAGTGAGACAATTCACTCTCGTTCTTATACGCACATCATGCGAAATCTCTACACGGACCCGGCGAAGGTATTCGACGAAATCCTGTTGGATGATGCAATCATGAAGCGAGCTGAATCCATCGGTCATTACTATGATGATGTTCTGAATAAAACTCGTCAATGGCAAAACCAGATTGCTTTTGTTGAACTGGCCAAAGAAACTCCCGAAGCGGACGAACGTTTGGAACGTGCTATCAAACAAGAAGCTATCGCCAAACGAGCATTAATGAAGTCTCTTTATCTCTGCCTGCATGTTATTAACGCCCTGGAAGCCATTCGTTTTTATGTATCTTTTGCTTGTACTTTCAACTTCCATAAGAACATGGAAATCATGGAAGGCAATGCGAAGATAATGAAGTTCATCGCCCGTGATGAACAGCTCCACCTTAAGGGGACCCAATATATTCTTCGTCAACTGCAGACTGGTGTTGACGGTGACGAATGGGTTAAAATCGCTCACGAATGCGAAGCAGAAGCCGCAGCCATTTTCATGGAAGTTAATCGTCAGGAAAAAGAATGGGCCGTGCATCTGTTTAAAGATGGTGGACTCCCTGGGCTGAGCGTCGAGATTCTTAACCGGTTCATCGATTACCTGACGGTTTCTCGTATGAAGCAATGTGGACTCCCGTGTGAAATCGTGTTAGAATCTACTAAGCACCCGATTCCATGGATTCGCGAATATCTTAACTCTGATAATGTGCAATCAGCACCACAAGAAGTTGAGTTGTCCGCTTACCTGGTAGCCCAGATTGACAATGACGTCGATGAGAACGTTCTTGCTGGTTTCCGTAAATATCTATAAGGAAAGGGCTTCGGCCCTTTTTGCCCATGAAACAAATCGCTGATGAATACAGTTTTATAAAATACGCGGAGTTAGAGTTAGTCGATGGTAAAATCCCTATCCTTACTCTCGCAAACAAGAAAAATGTTATCTATGCTATTTCAGTTGATGATGAACTAGTGTATATTGGTAAGACGAACAACCTTAAGAAGCGTATCAACTATTACCGGACTGCGATTAACAGAATCGACCAGACGAGTGATTCAAACAAATCCCGGATGATACATGAAGCTTTACAAGAAGGCAAAAAGGTGGTATTCTATGCACGACAATGTTTCAATCTGTCAATGACCAATGAACTTGGCACAATGTCAGTCGAAACGATGTCTCTGGAAGAGCCGATGTTCATCAAGCTTTTTAATCCCCCGTGGAATTACCAACATAAGGTGAAGAAATGATTGAATTATATGATAACTTAATGAAGCTTTGCGCCGAATCCGATAAAGGTAAGTTTTTCTATACGGATTTTGTTTCTCCATTTGAAACTAAGTTCCGCATCTTTAGCTATAACTATGCTTCCTATAGTGATTGGCTTCTTGATGACGCACTGGAGTGCCGTGGTATTATGTTTGAAATGGATGACGATGGTCCAGTTCGCATTGCTGCTCGTCCTATGGAAAAATTCTTTAATCTGGGTGAAAATCCGTTGACCATGGATATCAATATGGATGAAGTTGCGCTGGTCATGACCAAGGCTGATGGCTCTCTTGTCTCCACTTATATGGACCAGACCAATATTGCTTTTAAATCCAAAGGGTCAATCAAAAGCTCCCAGGCAGCAGAAGCACTGCAGGTATTCAAACAAGAACACCGTATAGCTTTCCGTGAGCGTGTAACTGAAATTACTGAAGCTGGTTATACATGCAATATGGAATATGTTGCACCAACCAACCGCATTGTTTTGCCTTACCAGGAACGTGACCTGATTTTACTGAACGTTCGCCATAATGAAACTGGCGAATATATCCCTTATCAGGATTTGTTTAAAGATGCCGCGCTTCGTCCATTCCTGGTTGAAGCATATGACCCGACTACAATTGAAAACGTCCGTGATATGAAAGAGATTGAAGGCTTTGTCTATGAGCTGGTCGATGGTCGCAAATTTAAAGTTAAGACAGAATGGTATTGTGCTTTACACCATACAAAGGATTCTGTTAACAATAACCAGCGTCTGTTTGAAGTTGTTGTTGCAGGCGGTGCAGATGATGTTATTGCCATGTTTACTGGCGATGATTATGCTCGTGAAAAAGTTAATGCCTTTACCATTGCACATCTGGATTATCTGTCCAATACCCTGGGACTGTTGCTTGATGCCCAGAAACAGTTGGCGGGAAAAGACCGACGCGAGTTTGCGATTAAAGGTCAAGAGTTGTGTAAACCATATCCGGGTTTGTTCTCCGTATTAATGAACACCTATCAACGTCCCCAGGAAACAGAGCAAACCATCGCTCAAATCAATAATGTTTTCCTTAAAAATCATAAACTTTACATCCCGGTGGACTACCAAGCGGATGTAATCCTGCCTGAATAATAAAAAAGGGGTGTACAAGCCCCTTCTTTCTATACATAATGGTTCCATCAACTACTGATGAGGACCAAAACATGTTAAACTTAATTTCAAATGACAGAGTTACAAAGGCATATGGCGACAGAAATGATGGAATCTATGTCTACAAGGGAGACCGCCGGATTGGTTTCATTACTGACCTGAAGGCCAAATTGTTAAAAGAACTGAAAGCTCAAACAGGTGATTCTGGGTTTAGAGCAAGAGCCAAAAAGAAAGATGAACGTCTGGGTGCCAACTCTTTTGGCCCCCGGGGTTACAACCGCTACTAATGAGGAAAATATTATGGATATGCAACTGATTTCAAATGAAATGATTGTCAATGAATATGGTGACCGTCATGACGGAATTTATGTCTATAAAGGGACCAAGAAAATTGGTCTCATGACTGACTTGCGGAAAAAACTCGCCTCCAATAAAAAGTTGAAGGCGAAACAAAAAGAATATCGTGATAAAAAATCAGAAGAGCGGAAAGAAGCGCTGCATGAATCTGTTCCTGAAATGGTTGACTTCTTAAAGAACCATTTGGTTAAATATGATGCAGAAGTGTTCATCAATCAGACCCAACCTAATGTGCATATCAATGGATGTGTTTGTTATGTTGTGGTTGAACCCCTGACACTTCAGCACCGCCTGGGAATTAAACACCCAGTATTAACCCAGGATGATATGGCGGATGAAGTTGGTAATCAGTTCCGCATTTCAGCATCTGACAGTACAAATCACATCCTCCTGAATGGTTTATCCCAGGATGATATTGTTGAGGTAATCATCAAGTTATGCAAATAAGTAATCTCACCGCAGGGCTTATGCTCGCCCTGGTAGTAACTGCTGGTAGTGGTTTCTATCTAAAAGCAAAAGTGGATAATCTCAAGACAGCGGTGGCGGAAGTCACCAAAGTCGCAGAAGATAATGCGAAAAATCTGCAATCAATAAAAGACCAGGTTAATCAAATTAATCTCCTTGACCAACAGCGCCAGGAATATGTTGAACACCTGCAGAAGGAAAATGATAAACTTCGCGCAGATGCAAAACGTACTAAGGTTGTGGCAGCGAAGCCTAAATTAGTTGAAAAACAGATTAATCAGTCTTTTGATAAGTTCGCCCAGGACTTCCAGGAGCTCACCAAATGATGAAATCTATCATGGCAGTATGTTTGGCTATTGGACTCGTTTCATGCGCCCAGAAGCCCGTTGTGGAGCCCACAATCCAAGTTCATCCTAATTGGCCTGTTGCATTGGCTGATTATAAGCAGCAATGGGAAGTGAAGGTAATTGAGGGTCAAGCCTGGGTTGGTATGCCTTTTGAAGCATCGCAAGAATTCAGGATTTGGATGAATGATGTAAAAAGATATGTACGTGACCAAAAAGGTATGTTATGTTATTATCGTTCTGAACTAAAAGAGGAACGTTGCAAATGATAGAGACCTGTAGCCTTGGTTGGGATATTGTTAGATTTGGTGCATTCTGTTTTTGTTTTGGAATTGCGGCCACTTTATGTGTTCAGGGTCTTTTTGGAAAGTAGTGTACAAACTCATGGGAGCAGAGTATAATGCTCCCACGGATTATAAAATATTTGAGGAAAATATTATGTCATTACGCGATAACAGTTTTGTGGCTAATCCTGAATACATTTCAGGTGTTAAATCCCCTGCATTACAAAAGCTCTTAAAATTAGGGTCCTGTGCAAGTACACCAATTGAAAAGAAGGCAACTTTCGATTTTGCTTGGGCTATTGTGGACGGTATTGATGTAGTAAGACAGGTAACTTTTTATGCTCCGGGCGCTATTAAGCCTTCGCAAATTATTAATCTGGATGGAAGTAATTATATTACTATTCAGCATTGGTATCGTATGATGCGCCCAGTTTGGGAATACCCTGAATTCATTGAAGAATACAATGAAAAAGAACGTATTCGTGAGCTAGTAAAAAGTTTTGAATATGCAGCTAAACGCCATGGACAAATGCAATCTGCCGCTGCACTTGGTGATGTTTCTGAAAGTGCAGCTTATGAAACTGGTAAAATCCTTAAAACCTGTCGCGAAGAACTTTATAAGGAGCTTGGTGTATGAAAGAGTTATTAGAGAATTACATCAAGTGTTCAGACAATTATATTGATTCATGCCATGGCGCAGTATATTTGGATTTAGACCGCGGGTTGGTATTGAATGATGAAGACCCTGCAAAAGCCTTAGATGATGCAGGTAAAGCTCTACGTAAAGCGGCGAAGGCTCAAGGTGTTGATATGCGGGAACTTAAAGAGCATTTAATTATGTTCATCTCCGCCAATACTCGTCGCAAGTCAAGCAATAAGGCAATAGCTGAATTAAATGAAGGGCGTGTTGAATTGCGTATTCAGCTTCTTAAAACTCTGTTAGGAATTAAATGATGAAAAGAATTATTCTGACTGTAGGTTGTCCTGGTTCTGGTAAGAGTACCTGGGCGCGTGAATTCATCACTAAGAACCCTGGTTATTTTAACGTTAACCGCGATGATTACCGTCAATCCATCATGGGTCATGAAGCCCGTGATGAATACAAATACTCCAAGAAGAAAGAAGGCATCGTAACCTGTATGCAGTTTGATGTTGCAAAGGGTATTTTGTATGGTGGTGATTCTGTTAAAGGTGTAATTATTTCAGACACTAACCTGAATCCTGAACGCCGGTTGGCGTGGGAAACCTTTGCCAAAGAACACAATTGGAAAGTTGAATATAAAGTATTTGATGTTCCTTGGACTGAACTGGTTAAACGCAACAATCGCCGTGGTTCAAAAGCAGTTCCAATTGATGTTCTTCGTTCCATGTATGGTCATATGCGTACCTTCCTTGGTCTTCCGGTTTATAAAGGAACCAATGGCCAACCAAAAGCCATTATCTTTGACCTGGACGGAACATTGGCTTTGCATGTGGCTCGTGGACCATTTGAGCTTGCAAAACTGTCTACTGATGCACCAAACAAAATGGTTGTTCAGTACCTGAAAATGCTTCACCACGCTGGGTATAGTATTATCACAGTATCTGGGCGCGAATCTGGTACCGAAGAAAATCCAACGGAATATTATGAAGCCACCAAAGCCTGGATGGATAAGTATGGAATTCCTTGGGAAACTCATATCCAGCGCGAGCAAGGTGACGACCGTAAAGATGATATTGTGAAGGAAGAAATTTTCTGGAACAAAATTGCCCCGCATTATGATGTGAAATTAGCTATTGATGACCGCAGCCAAGTCGTTGAGATGTGGCGCCGTATTGGTGTTGAATGTTGGCAGGTCGCCCATGGGGACTTTTAATGAATAATATCGAAAAGATTTTTCGTACAATCGAAGAAATTGAAAAACGTAAATGCTTTTTCTTCGGCGTATGGCCTTTAACTGATGGACGTATTGGCCTGGATGTGATGGACTATAAAGATGAAGACAAGGTCGATGGTGGTATTTTTAAATCCGCTCCAGAACTCTTGGCCTTCTTGGAAGAACATTATGTATAACAAACACCATGAAGTTGAAGAAGAAGCTTATAAAGAGCTTCAGAAACTGGTAGGGCAGAATATGTCTCCTGCCCTCATTAACTCGCTAGCGGCCCTTCGTAATGACCTCAATGAACGTTACAAAGGCGAGTACTATGTTGAGTTTGTTCCGCTGACTGAAGTCATTGACCGATTTATCGTTAATGTCAAGGTGCATACCGTTCATTAACGCTTTAAAAATTTTATGTTATAATGGGGTCTAGGTCCTTTGGATACCCCAATAACTAAGCGAGAAAAGAAAATGTTTCCTACGTATTCTGAAATTGTTAAAGTAGTTTTTAGTCAGATTGTATCTGATTATCTATACGAAAGCGTCGACGTGTCGACTGAACTAAAGGTGCATGGTCGTTTGTCTGCTATTCTGGAAATCATGTTCCCGGATGCAGTTGATGCAATCACTGTTCAACTCACGCCTGGTGCAGCATTTGCAATTGTTCCGTTTAAAATTGATAACCACATTTTGGCCATTTCATGCAAAATGGACTTCCAGAAACAAACGGTAGTTGTCGAAGCAATTTAAGTGTTTACTTTCACCACGGATGGTGTATAATGAATTTCATCAACACATGAGGAAAACAAAATGAGTAATTTCTTTGAAGAAGGCAAGTTTTACAAGTTCGCATCTGAAAATGCCAAAAAACAGTTTATTGCCGGAGGCTGGGCAGCTAATTACCAAATTGCCAAATACATCGGTATGACTCCGTTTGAAGTTAAGATTGTCCCTGATACTGCTAGCGGTGGAAGAAAAGTTTGTGAGATTCGTTTGATTGATGAAAAGAATTTTGTGGATTTGGCAAAAATTTCTGGTGCAGAAAACAGGCATCATGGGGCAATGTTTGTTTCTGCTGGTCCATTGTCTGATGAATTTGATTATTTCATCCAAGCGGAAGTTGGCGTTAAGCCAGAAGTTGAACCTGTGCCAGTAAAACTTGCATCAGTTTGGAAATTGCTTGTGGTTAAAAATGGCAAGATTGAGATTAACTCTCGTCATGTGTCAAAAGAATATGCGGAAGGCGAGGCAGAGCGTCTGTTAAACCGTGGTACTGCAGAAGATTGTTATATTATCAAGGGCGATATCACAAAAGCTTCTATCGTTAAACAAGTAAAACAGGAGACAATCTGATGCTTAGCGAAACCCCAATTACTGTTGAAGAGTTTCACGAAAAAGTGAAGGCATTTGCTCAAGAGATGATTAACCGCGTATCGCAGCGATTCCCTGCTGCGACTTTGCAAGTTATTCAGGAATCTGCACGCAGTTTTATGATTGTCATTAATCCGAAAATTACTCTAAAAGGTGGTGACCAGTTGACCCAACTGAAATTGGGTTCTGATGGTCTGGTTGAAGCGCAGCGAGTGTATATTCAATGATGAATTTAATGGATATTTTCAAAGAATCACTTAAAAATGATTTAGGTGACCATCGTAAGTTGGACCCAGAAACAACTGCATTTATCAAAGTAACGCTTGCGAATGATGCTCTGTTTAAAAGTATTCACCCAAGTAATTATGATGCGGTTGTTATCACAGAAGCTCCTGTAGAAATTGGTGAGCGAATGTTTGGGGTGATTTTTGACGATAAGAAAAAACGCTTCAGCGATGGTGATAGTATAATTACAACACATGTTAAGAGCATTACTAAATTGCGACATGAATTATATCGTGTTGAAACTATTAAAACCAATTATCTCGTGGTGATGTAAATGAAACCAACTACTGTTCTGCAAATCGCATACCTTGTATCTCAAGAATCAAAATGTTGCTCCTGGAAAGTGGGAGCTGTTATTGAAAAGAATGGTCGCATTATTTCTACAGGGTATAATGGTTCCCCTGCAGGTGGGGTCAACTGTTGCGAGCATGCGGAAGAGCAAGGTTGGTTACTGAATAAACCTAAACCCGTTCTCGTCCCTGGTCATAAGCCAGAATGTGTGAGATTCAGTAAGGTTGACCGTTTTGTATTGGCGAAAGCCCATCGCGAAGAACATTCTGCATGGTCAAAGAACAACGAAATTCATGCCGAGCTTAATGCGATTCTGTTCGCAGCCAGAATGGGTTCGTCAATTGAAGGCGCTACTATGTATGTGACGCTTTCTCCTTGTCCTGATTGTGCAAAGGCAATTTCTCAATCAGGAATCAAGAAATTGGTTTACTGTGAAACGTATGATAAGAATATTCCTGGTTGGGATGATATCCTGAAGAATGCAGGAATTGAGGTGTTCAATGTGCCTAAGCGTAGTTTAGACAAATTGAACTGGGAAAACATTAACGAATTTTGTGGTGAATAATGAAATTTCGTCTAGTTAAGTTTTCAGGTCTGAACTCAAAAGGTGAAAACCTGGTAGCCTATTCAGTAGAATATAAAAAGTACTTTTTCTCTCGTTGGAAATCGTACTATAAATCCGAGTGGGCTCGCGCCGAAATGAACTATAAAACGGTGCCTATTCTTGAAAATTGCCATAGCCTATTAAGAGCTCTAAAAGAGCGTAATGCAACAACCATTAAAACTGTTTTGGAATAATTATGATTTTAACTGAACAAGAAACAATTCGTCTCCGTGAAAAAGTCAAGACTATTTTGTCTGTTGGTTTTCACGAAGTTCTGTTTGAAAAAGCAGATGGTAGCATCCGTCGTATGACTTGCACTCGCGACCTGGACCTGCTGCCGTATAAAGAAATCCAGGCCCCTGGTCCAGAAGCTCATAAAGAACCAGTTAGCTATATCCGGGTATTTGATACCAAGCTTAATGAATGGCGTTCATTCTGTTTCAATAAATTGATTTCTGTGAATGGTTTGCAGACCGAGACTCTGCTCGTCCTTTAATGCTTCAAACAACGCGTGTTATTATTAATACATGACCAAACAACATGGATTAAATATGGAATTACCAATTAAAGCAGTAGGTGAATATATTATTTTGGTTTCTGAGCCAAAGCAAGCTGGTGATGAAGAAACTACGGCATCAGGTATCGTTATCGGAAAACTTCATCAGGGTGAAATTCCCGAGATGTGTGAAGTATTTTCGATTGGTTCAGATGTTCCTGAAGGCTTCTGTGAAGTAGGCGATTTGACTCCTCTTCCGGTTGGCAAGATTGCAAACGTTCCACATCCTCTGGTTGCTCTGGGACTTAAGCAGGCTAAAGAAGTTAAGCAGAAATTTGTGACCTGTCATTATAAAGCTGTTCCTTGTCTTTATAAGTAAAATTAGCGTTATAAATAATAATATGGATTGGCTGCCGGACCAGTTAGTTACCCGGAGAATCCTAAACGGTGGACTACAACTGAGAGACTTGTCGAAAGGAAGTGAAATTCAGAAGAACGTGTCCACCAAATATTCACCTCATATTGAGGCTTCTAAAATGTCTTTAAACAAACAATTACAACACGCTCTTGAACTGCAACGCACTGCATGGAATAACGGTCACGAAAACTACGGCGCATCTATTGATGTTGAAGCCGAAGCACTGGAAATTCTGCAGTATTTCAAACATCTTAACCCGGTACAAACCGACCTTCGCGCTGTGCTCGAAGCAAAAGATGAACTGAAATTTGCTAAGCCGCTGGCATCTGCTGCTCGCAAAGCTGTTCGACATTTTGTCGTTACTCTGAAGTAAGTTTTAGGTGATTCGCTACCTTAAGTGCGGCTAGAAAATCGAGGAGCTGTCGAACTGCCTGATTAATGATTTGTGAATCATTATAGTTTTAAGACCCCAGCAGTTTTACGGTGTACCTCTTGAATGTATTTTGTACTATCACGCGTCAGAAAAAGGTTATCTGTCTAAGTCGTGGTTGGTATGATGACGAGGTTTATGGTTATCCTGTCGTTAAATATCCGAAACCTAATGTTCCCTTCGAGGGCTTGCGCAGGCAATGTCAATAAGTCCTGCATTCTATTTTAAAGAGAATTTAATATGGCTAAGAAAGAAGTTAAAGTTGTTGATGGCTCCTCCAAACGCGCTGGTTACAAGCGTGCGTCCAACAAGCGAATCAATCAGGTAACTGATAAACTTCAGGCTCGTGCTCGTGCGGTATTGCGTGCCGATGCAGCTTGCTTTGGTAAGCCGAAAGCATAAGTTCAGGGACTCTTCGGAGTCCCTTTTTTATTTCCATAAAAGGTTTACAACAGGGTTGGTCCAGTGCATAATGATTCCATACTGAGTTACACAATAAAACACTGGAGAATAAAATGAAAATCAATCTTAACTCATACATCAAAGGTAAAGACCACGACGGCTACAAAGCCATTGAAACTAAAGAAATGCAATGGCACTTGTATAAAGAACAATTTGAATTCGTTTCTTGCATGACTCCAGAAGGTCCTTCTGATGACTTCTCCTGGAAAATTATGGTAACAAACTTTTTTACTGGTGATACCTACGAACTGAAAACTTTGATTCTTGGTAAGATTCGTTGTAAGACCTATGAAGATGAAGAAACTGGTTATTCTGAAGATGTTACATGGTATCAAAATGGTCGCACCACTGCTGATGATTTGATTGAAAAAATGAAAGCTAAGGGTGAATTAAATTTAGATAATTGGATTAAAGTCGCATAAAACAGTTTACTTTGGTACAGGTTATGATATTATAGACCTGTACCAACAAATGAAAACAACTGGAGAATAAAATGAACTACATCAACTTTGAACGCAAATATGTTTCTAACTGCATCCCAGGTTCTTCTGAAGTTATTTGCCTGTGGAAACATAAAAATGGTTCAGTGTGCGAAATTGAACAGTACATGACTCCTAACTACGTTTATATGCGATTTGAAAATGGTATCACTCTTTCAATCACTATGACTGGTTCAACCTTTAAAATTGCTTTAGATGATGATTTCCGCGAGCGTGATTTAGGTACTCATCCTTGCTGGAATGGTGTTAATCGCAAGCTGTTGGTTAAAACTTGGATTCGTCATATCCTGGGTAACAAAGCAAAACCTGAACACCTGGAAGCAATCTTTGATGTAGTTCTTAATGAATTTGATATCTAATCTTAAATGGGGCGAAAGCCCCTTGAGGAAAATATTATGTTTATGACCACTTATTTTGATACTCGTAAAAATTTCTGTGAAGTTGTTTTCTCTAAAGCAGGTAAAGACGTTCCTGCCGACAAACAACCTACTCGTGAATCTATTAAGGCTTATGCCGATGTTGTATGTCCGGTAGAATTTCGTACTGTTAATGGTCGTGATACCCTGGCAATCACTAAGCTCAACCATGATATCAATATCGACCCAAGTGCTGCTCGTGAAGTCAATACGTCTGACATCTATGGTGGCAATGTTAAATCACACGGGTTTCAGATGAGGTTTTAATGCAACTATTCTTATCACAAACTGTCCAGTTAAAAGGCGTAGGTATTCCTGGAATGATTTCTAAGGTTTTGCCTGCTTTTAAATTGGGTAATACACAAATTAAAGAAGCCTACGTAGTCCTGTGGGTTGATGGAACTGAAGACGTTCGCATGGACGGTGAACTGTCTGTAATCAAATGTTTAAGGCGAGGATAATATGTTTAAGAAACTGATTCAGAAAATTTTGGGCACAGAAATGGTTGAAGTTACTTATCGCGTAACTGACGTGAGTCCATGGGCCCGAAATATTGAACCATATACTAAAACAATTAAAATGCTGAAATCTGACGGTGGATTATCTATTAAAGACCGTCTACCTGGTTATGGTCATTGGGCAAACGTTGATGTAGTAAGTGTCAAAGATGTCTGAGTTAGAAATCAGAAGCAATTTCCCATGGCCATCATGCGCATTAAGTAACTTTGCTAAATGGCCTTTTGTTATGGAGGGCATCCAGTTTGGAGGTCTTGAAGGCTTCCTGCAAGGGTGTAAGGTGAGAAATTGTGAACAACAAAAACGTATATTTGGGATGTCCGGATTGGCCGCCCAGCAAAGTGGAAGAGCTTATGCTAGAGCTGCGGACCGTGGGACGCTTTTCTGGCTTGGAATTCCCTTTTCAAGATACTCTACATCATGGAAAGAGTTGTATACAAATGCATATTTTGAAGCAGCGCTCCAAAACAAAGGATTCCGCGACGCATTACAAGCTACAAAGGGCAAAGTTTTAAAGCATTCGATGGCGAGCCACCTTACTGTTCATGATACAATATTGACTGAACAAGAATTTATTGACATACTTAACCAATTGAGAGATGCATTATGAAACCCGTTATTTTAACAGATATTGATGGCGTATGTTTGTCATGGCAGTCAGGCTTGCCTTATTTCGCCCAAAAATATAATTTACCCCTGGAACATATCCTTAAGATGATTCAGGATGAAAAATTTGTGACCCCTGGTAAACTGTTCAATTGTGATGAAGAGTTGGGAGCACAGTTGATTGAGAAATATAACTGTTCAGATTTTATTCGTTATTTGTCTCCTTACGCAGATGCGTTAAGGGTTATTAATAACCTCAAAGAGCAATATGATTTTGTGGCTGTTACGGCTCTGGGTGATTCCATTGACGCCCGTCTGAATCGTCAATTCAACCTGAATGCTTTGTTCCCTGGTGCATTTAAAGAAGTGATGATGTGCGGCCATACAGCCTCTAAAGAAGAGTTATTCCAGAAAGCGAAGACCAAATATAATGTCGTTTGTTATATTGATGACCTTGCACACCATTGCGACCATGCGAGTGAAATCCTTGAAGTCCCGGTTTATTGGATGGCCCGTGGCGAACGTAATGCTATTCCTAAAACAGCTTCCAAAGTTTTTAATTGGGACGATGTAGCTGGGCAGCTTAAACTGAAACACAAAGATGAACCAGTCAAACCAGAATTCACCCCTGATGAACTCCGTAAACTGGACGAACTGTTTCGTGAAACTCGACGTCTTCAACAACAAATGCAGCAAGGCTGGCAACCAGGTCAACCATGGACCCCTGGATATAATCCAGCATATCCATATCAATATGGTCCACGCGTAGGTACTGGCATTGAATATTGGTACAATCAACCGACCGGTGGCCAAGGGGGTAATTGATGTTTGTCGTTCATACTATTTCTGATTACGGTCCTACTACTACCATGGATTATGGCCATGTTAATCAGTTTATTCGTCATGTGAATCATGATTACTCGTTTGATATTAACCCAGCCAAAGACCATCCGGTTTGGCGTGAATGCGTTGAGCAAGGGTTTATCTATGTTCACTTTATGTCTAAGTTTAAACCAGATGGGCGAATGAGATTTGTGTTCTCTTATCATAAGCGTCTGGATTTGCTTTTGGAAGATGTGGCATATAATAGAGCCAACGACTAAGAGGTGATTATGATTTTAGATATTTTAAATGAAATTGCTGCAACCGATTCTACTAAAGAGAAACAAGCTATTCTGGAATCGTATTCTGACAATGAAACCCTCAAACGTGTGTATCGTTTGACATATTCCAAAGGCATCCAGTTCTATATCAAGAAATGGCCAAAACCTGGAACAACGACTCAAAGCTTTGGTATGCTGAATATCGATGATATGCTTGACTTTATCGAATTCACATTGGCCTCTCGTAAATTAACAGGTAATGCTGCAATCGAGGAATTATCTGGCTATATTGCCGATGGTAAAAAAGCAGATGTTGAAGTCCTGCGCCGTGTGATGATGCGTGACCTGGAATGCGGGGCATCCGTATCAATTGCAAATAAGGTTTGGAAAGGTTTAATTCCAGAACAACCGCAGATGCTCGCTTCTTCCTATGATGAAGCCGGTATTGCCAAGAACATTAAGTTCCCGGCCTTTGCACAATTGAAAGCCGACGGCGCTCGGTGTTTTGCAGAAGTTCGTGGCGATGAGTTGGATGATGTTCGATTGTTATCCCGAGCTGGCAACGAATACCTCAAGCTTGACCTCCTTAAAAAGGAATTGATTGAAGCTACTCGTGAAGCGCGTGAGAGACATCCTGAGGGCGTTTTGATTGACGGTGAGTTAGTATACCATGAACAGAAAGTAGCTCCCCAGAATGACGGTTTGGGCTTCCTTTTTGACGATTCAAATGAGATTGCCCCTGCACAAGAAACTGCGGAATCAAGAACCTTTTCAAATGGTCTGGCAAACAAATCATTGAAAGGAACTATTTCGGCAACAGAAGCTGCTTGTATGAAATTCCAGGTTTGGGATTATGTTCCACTGATTGAAGTCTATTCTGATGTTAAGATTCTCAATCCGTTGAAATACGATGTGCGTTTTGCTGTTCTGGAAAAGATGATTGCAGATAACGTGGTGCTGCATGGTTTTGACCGCATGATTCTGATTGAAAACCATGTTGTTAACAATCTCGATGAAGCGAAGGTTATCTATAAGAAATATGTGGATGAAGGTCTTGAAGGTATTATCCTTAAGAACATGGCATCGATTTGGGAAAACAAGCGCTCAAAGAACTTGTACAAGTTCAAAGAAGTAATTGACATTGCAATGGAAATCATTGGATATTACGAGCACGATAAAGACCCGAATAAGATTGGTGGTGTTGTGCTTCGTTCTTCTTGTGGTAAGATTACAAATAACTGTGGTTCTGGTTTTAAAGACACAACTCAAGTTAAAGATAAGAAAACCAAAAAATGGGTTACTATTCCGATTGAGGAGCGTCATGAAATGGACCGTGAAGCCTTGATGGTTAAAGCCCGTAAAGGTGAATTGGTTGGAATGATTGCCGACTGTGAATGTAATGGTTGGTTGACTTCCGAGACTCGTAAAGATAATACGGTTGCATTGTTCCTGCCGATTATCAAAGGGTTCCGTTTCGATAAAGACCATGCAGACACATTCGAAGATGTATTTGGCGACTGGTCAAAGACTGGATTAAAATAACAAAAGGGCTTCGGCCCTTTTTTAGTATAAATACATCATATTTTATAAGGAACCTATTATGTCTGAACAATTAAATGAACTCTTTGACAAATATATCGAAGCCTTCGGTTATCCTGTCATTAATATGAATCCGAAATACAAGGTCCCACAGGTTTGGCAATTCGGTGTTCCTGGGACCAATTCTCTTATGGCCCGTTTGATGCAATTCACGGGCAAAGAAACAGTTAAACAATATAAACGCGGCGATGCAATTGCCGAGGTATTCCTGCTCTCCGGGACTTCACATGGCCATGCTGTTCCTCTGAAGGGTGGTCTAGGTGAAAAACCTCTTGATGCGATTAACCTGATTTTTGTTACAGTCTGGGAAAGCATTAAACTAGGCAAACCTGATGTAGTCTTGTTCCGTTTCCCATCCAAAAAAATGAAAGGGCAAGACCAAGCTGTTATTCGTATTATGAATCGACTGATTCAAATGAAAACCAGCGGGCGTTATCATGTTCTTCCGAATGCTTCTGGCCTCGGTAAAAAGAACGCTTATGTAATTATGTACAAAAAGGGTGTTGACCTGCTTTCGGTTGATGGTATGCCACCAGTCCCTGAGAAATATCAAAAAGTTGAAACTAAAGTTGGCGATGTATTCACTAATAAAGATACAGGCGCACAAGTCTCCAAACAAGAAATCGCAGCCGAAGTTCTGATTGACGCAGCAAACAAAAAGACCGATGCTGCTGTTGCCCAGAAAACTAAAATCAGTCGCCGAGCTATTGCACAAGCCCAGTATGCTCCAAGTGATTCCGTGCCCGATGGCTGGGACGAAATTGATGCAGAAGCTGCTAAGTTTAGTCGACCGGCTACGGCAGAACTTATCGATGATTATGAAGAACTGGAAATTTTTGTTCGACCTTCCGAAACGAATACTATGGCTCGTATGCGCGCAGCAGATGCGGCTATGCGAGCAAATGGTGTTTGGAAAGAAGAAATTCGTATTGAAGACTCTGACCCAATTTTTAACCGTATGCATCGTGAACTTAAACGTGCTCCTGTTGGCAGTATGAAGCAGATGCAGATTTTTGCCGAATCATGTGCAGAGATTCTTAACCTTCGCAAAGCCGCATTTATCGAAAGAAAAATGAATGATGCTCCTCCTAACCTGGATGCAGCCACTTATGCAGCCTCGCTCTGGGAAAAAGAATACACAAGCGCCATTCGTGTTGCAGTTAAAGACTTTGCCGAAGAAGCATCAGAAAATACTCTTAATTTCACAGCAGGGTATACTGACAACCGTTTCCATTATGGCCAGCGAGAAGCAATTGCAGATTATTGTGGAGCAAACTATGCCGATATTAATAATTATTTGATGGGCAAATATTATGAAGAAGAAGCTGAATTCCTAAATCTAGACAGAGTTGTCGAAACAATTAAGGAATTGGATTCGGCCTTTGAAATTGGACATAAGTTGCCGCCTAATACAACTCTTTGGCGTGGTCAATATTTAAACGTTCCTACATTTGATAAAATTAAGAAATCTAAATTATTTTATTTCAGGAACTATGTATCAACGTCGTTTAAACCGATTATCTTTGGTGGCTGGGTGGCGAACGTTGCTATGGCTGCAGTTCATCAGGACTATCGTGATGGGACATCTTTCCAGGCTGATGACGAAATTGTTTTACCAGATATGCCGGATGCACGCCGCGACCACGTAATGATGCATGTTGGTTGGAAAATTTCTGGGGCGGACTTAATTAACGTAATTGTTCCTGGTGAATTGTCAAGCAACCCGTCCGAGCAGGAAGTTATTCTTCCTCGTGGGACTGTAGTTAAGATTACCAAAATTACTGATGCTTCGTATCAAGGAAACGCGAACGTCAAAATGCTGGAAGCTGATATCCAGACTACGGACCAACTGGATGAAAATGCAGTTATCTATGATGGTGATGTGTTGATGGAAACTGGTGAGCTTGTCGTTTATCAGGGCGAGGAAACAGAAGAGCCAGTAGAATCTGTTGACTTTGCATCGTTTGCATCCTCTGGGGTAACGAAGAAAGTCAATCAAGGTCTTGGTATTCTTGCTAGTTGTATTAATTTGGAAGCTATTCCTCCTAAATTCCTTTCGTAGGGGTTTACAAGCACAAGGAAGTGCGATACAATGTTCATATCAATTGCACATGAGGAAAACAAAATGAAATCATCTTTTCGCTTTAATGGTCAGGAACTGGTAGTTGAGAATGTTATCCCGGCTTCAGAAGAGTTTGACAGCGCAGTGGGTAATGAACTGCGGCGCGTGTTTGGCGAAGATAAGAAGTTTGACCTTCGCCCTGTTGAAAACTTTGTAAATTCTGAACAAACAGAAAATATTTTTAATGGTGTAGTAACTGGACAACTTGAATCTGAAGCACCAATTGCAATTACAGTATTTGTTAAGAAAGAAGCTGTCATGACTGCAGCAGGTTTCATTTCATTCCGCAAATAAAAAAGGGACCTTCGGGTCCCTTTCTTTTTATAATATACGTTGACTTCCACCAGAGACTGTTCTCCCAGAACCAGTAAACGTATTGTATAGACTTGTTAATCCAGATTGAGCACCAGACAAGCGACTCAATTTGGCAACTTCTGCGTTCAAGTTGTTATCTGAACTAATACCAGATACACCTTTAATAACCTTATCTTCCAACCATTCCAATGCTGCAGCTCTTCCCACCGCACCAGTTGACATAACGCGATAAGCAAAAGTCACATCAAATGTAGCTATCTGATTATCACCTTCATAACTCAATTCAGGCGCTGATACACTTACAGGAACACAACCAGTTAACATAACAACCGTATGCGGTAACCCATTACGCGAATGAAGGTTAACCTGAATATCAGCTTCAACGTCTTCAGGCAAAGCCCTTAGCTGGGTAACTGGGTCCTGTACAGAGTTAACCCAATCGTTAAATGCTCTGAAGTTCCCTGCCTCTGAATCCATTCTAAAGCTCAATACCAACGGAGAATATTCTCTCCCTGTTATCTTGATATTTGGCGCATTATGGTTAAGGTCCATTTCGTAGTTCAATGTGTTATCCGGAAGCTTAACAGAGTGAACTAATAGACCAGCCGTTGGATAAGCCATATTAAAGAAATCAAGCAGGTAAGTACCAACCTCAAATTCACCTAATAATGATTGCACAACACGGTTACTCATTGCCCCAATAAGATATTTGCTTATCCCTGATTTGCGAATAAGCTTTTGTGTCCCGGCAGTAACAAGAGTTGTTATCCCCTGAGTTAAGTCACCTTGTGTTAATCCGAACCAATCTGAGTTAACAGGAAGGTTACTGAATAATGCGCCACCAAACTGGTCCAGAAGATTCTGAGATTTAGAGGAAGGTGCGGTCGCGAAGACCACACTAAAAAGGTTATTCCTCTGCAAGTCGATATTAATCGCTTGTGTTTGAAATTCTTGTAAAGTAAACATTAGAAACCTTCCGCATATAATGAGCCACGGTTAAGCGTAATGATTTCACGGAAAGTGATTTCAAGTACAAAAGTCGATGGCAGGTTAGGAGCAATAGCTAATCCACCGAAATGACCATCCGGAGATTTATCGAATCTTATGCTCTGAATCTGACACGGCCCAAATAGCTCCCCACGACCATCGTACGAGCTTGTATCGCCGAAGTTGCGGATATACCAGATAGTAGGGTTAGAGACCACCAGAACGTTCGTTAGGAAGCTTGTTATCTCTTCACCGAGCAACTTGCCGTCAAAGTTATCGATTGCTTCTTTTTTGAAGGTGGATTTATACCATGTATCGATTTTTTCTTTCAGCTCGGAAGCAAACGAACTTTTACCGGTTTCCCCATAGGAGTAATAGTTAAAAATCTCGTATATCTTCACTATCTGGATTAAGTCCTGGGCCGAACGTGGAGTCATTTCCCATGTGTAAACTTTTGTCCGGTTATCTGGACCAGCATACATGCTTCTTGCCGTTGTGTAAATCTGTTCACCATGGTCGGCCATTACACCGTTTGTAACTGATTCGAGTGCACCAAAAACTGCGGTCGATGCGATGTTACTAAGAATACCAGTAGCTGAGCCACCGCCTTTCGTAATAAGAGACTCACCAACATCGTTGAATCGATGCGACACGGATTCTACATCAGACTTCGAACGAGGCAACAGGATATTTGCGACAGCGTTTGAATCAAAACTTTTACCTGTTGACCCAGCACCGGTTAATTTCGATTTAGCAAAAGATGTTAAACTTTTAACCGGGTTAAATGAAGCACCATTGGAAACTTTCTTTAATGAAGTCAATTGGCTTGACCTGTCTGAGCGTAATTCCGGAGATGTTCTTGAACTGAAATTGTATGCCGTGAATAACAGACCATTTTTATAAAGGTCATTAACTCGCATATCATCTGAAGAATCATTACCGGAAGCTCGTTCTGCTGGATATTGCGCCACAATAGTAGCTTGAGTCTGGGCAGCTTTTGACTGCCCAGCGGAGGTCTTAGAACCTCCGTTAAATAAACCCGCAATATCAATATCGAGTTCTTTTACTTTCATGTTATTCCTTAGTTAATTCTCGTGGCCTGTCTCATGCCAGGGGCAGGGGTTGAACTTTGAGGAGGCATATTGTATTGCGTCCTGGAAGTCTTCTGAATATTATTGACCGTGTTAATTTGTGCCTGAGCTGGTGCATCCTTGTATTTATTTTCTTTGGCCTTCATGCCTTCGTCAACCTTCGCAGCTTGTTGTGCATCCGGAGAAGTCTTAACATCCGGCGGTTTAACTTTCGGTTCGTCTTTGAACTTCTCAAGAGACTTATCAAGTTTTTCCAACAGGGCGCGCATATTCAGGTCTTTCGGAGCTCCACCTTTTGCCATAGCTGGGTCAGCTAATTGTTTTTCAATGTTAGCTCTCATTTCCATCGCATTCTTTTTATCGGTTGCGTCTGGCTTCATTAAGTTATCCGCAGTTTGGGTCAAACGAATAATATCAGCCTGTGCTTTGTCACGCTTCTTGAAATAGTCCAGACGTTCTTCTTCTGGAAGGTCTCTGAAGCTTGTGTCAATACCACCCGCGCGAAGCTGGTCAGCTTGCTCCTTGGTAAGGTTACCATATTTTTCGGCTTGATTAATTAGTTCAGGTTTATCCTTATACTTCTTATTCATCTTCTCTGCAGCTTCCATTGCTTCGGCCGAACGTTTGTCATGATATTTTGCTATCTTGGTTTGGTCTTCATCATCCAGAGTTGCCCCTGTATTTTGCTGATAAGACATCAAAGCTGAGGCTTCCACATTATCTGCTAAATCGCCCATCCCAGGGATTTTGCTTAAGATAGCTGAAATCAGTTTCGAAATACCAAGCATAAGAAGTTGAGCCATGTTCTTCGTTAAGTTGACCATCCCACGGATAATAGCTTCAGCTAATCCCAACCAATTCTTTTCACTAAACATCGCTTGCGCGTTCTTAGCCCAAGTCATTAGTCCTTCGAGCAACGGTCCCCATTCTTTGAACTTGTCATTAAATTCGGCCCATCCTTTTTCGAATTGCTTCATGAAATATTGGAAGTAAACTCGTATCGCATCGATACCGAATACTAACAACAATAATCCACCAATAAGCTTGGCTGCTTCGGCTGCTGCCGTAATTGTATATTTGAACAGCATCCCGGAGATTCGGTCAGCTACAGAAATCGATGCCTTAAATCCTTTTTCGGTTATCTTCGAAAGTGTGTCAAGCTTATCGCCAAGTGACCAGGTATTAGTCTCTTTACCTTCTGCATCGGTTTTTGGTTGCTCTGGTTCCGGAATGAAGTCAGCGTCGGGCTTTTGTTCTTCTGGCGGTATGAGCGCTGGAACGCTCGCTGTGGGCTTATTCTCTTCAGGCTCTGGTAGTGCGTCCTCCACAGGTTTAAGGCTTTCAGAACCAGCCACAGGAGACGTGACGCCTATTTTACCGCTTATCATTGCGCTGAGTTTGTCGAGCTTATCCGAGAGAATATCCGTGAGGTTTTTAATCCCTTGTTGAGTCTTCTCGGTGGCTTCAGCCGTCAGTTCGACCCCCGCACTGATATCCTGGAGGACCCCATTGTTGGTCTGGATATTCTCAATAATCTGATTACCCTTATCCTCAATAGCTTCCGACACAAGTTCGGTTGCAGCTTGAGTATTTGTAAGAGTTGTATTCAGATTCGATAATTCATCATTCTGTTCAGCAGAGAGGGCTTCCGCCCTCCTTTGTGGTGCTAATTCTTCGATAAGCTTTTTATTAGGTCCACCGCGTCTGAAGCTCGTTTGTTCGGAGTTCTTATTCATTTAGGAGTTCCATTATTTTCAGTAACCCCTTAACAGGACCATTCGGACCCGGGATTGCTAATGTGCTTGTGATATCGTCTGCCCACTTAGCAACAAAAGCAGGCATATCCAGAAAGTCTGGAACATCTTCCCCGAGATAAAGGGTCTCCAGGAGATTGTCAACTGGTCCGAATTCTTCATACGGTTTATTGGAGCGGAATTTAAATGTCTTTCCTTGATAAGAGAATTCAAGGCGCTGACAGATATAAACATCATCCAGCTTATATGTAAATCCATTAATCTCGCGTTTGTCTTTTAGCTTACCATTGAATTCCAGAAGATGTAAAGATACAAAGTCGGATTCGGCTGCTGTAAGATTAGGGAATATCGATTGCATAATCTTTCTTAATGCAACATAAGGATTAGGTTCGTTTTTAATCAGATTGTGATGCTTGAGTCCAAGCTTGGGAACGTGAATCTCTTTATCACCCAGCTGTATTTTCTTCGTCGGCAGAATCAGTTTTAAGTTCATTTTTAACCTTCGGTGGTTCTTCAACTTCGATAGGCTTACCATTGGTAAACATATAGAGGTTTGTAATTGATGTATTGTTACTCACTTCATGAATAACTTCGTCTACGTAAAAATCATATTTGAATTGGTTCTTCGGGTCATAGAAATTTATCTTATCGCCCGGAGTTAATTCAAAGTTCCCGTATGTTTTGCAATGCGCATAACCGTCATATTGTGACATGGTTATTAATCGTTGTGCTTCCTCGAAACCATTTCGATATGTGTAATCCGAATAGCCACCGGAACGAGATACCAGAATGCTGTTTTGTCCTTCCCCAAAAGTTATTCTGGTTGCGTTCTTATCAAGGAATGAATGTGCGTACACGGTTGCGTTTTCGTATGGTTTTCTTGTGTGTTGGTTTGCCTTTGTTAACCATTCGAAATCGAATGCCAATGGAGTCTCGAGGTTTTGTACAAACTGACCAACCAATCGAGGTTCCCCTACTACAAAATTAATTGGTTCTTGTGTAGTTAACCATTCATAATCCTGGATACTTATGCCGTCGATATCCTGCCATACAAATACAAATTTATCAGATTCAACTGCAAGCCCAACTTCCCTAATGAATTCCATGTATTGGCTCATCGAATCACACCATGGAACATTAGGAGCATAAACGTTTATACCGTTTATCGGAGGAGCAAGCAAAGGTCTGTCCTGATAAATTACCCCGGTCATTTCGACCAATGTTTCTTGCACACTCGGATAAAACATACGACTAAATTTCAGGTCTTCAATTTCATGAATCGGTGCCAGCTGAATTGTAATTATGTTATCACCCTTTGAATCCACGGAAACAGCAAAGTGCTTACTTCCGTATATCCTGGATTGGGTTCGGTCTGAGTTGGCATTCTTAACGGAGACTTGTATAATTTGTTCACCGTTCATTTTTGTATGCAAGTTCTTTGTGTCGTAGAATTGCAACAGGCCTTCGTTTCTTCCGTAAAGAGAATCACGCATGGTCATGGTTGTAAATGTTGCAGCCAGTTCTACAAAACGGTGTTCGAGCCAGGCATCATAATCTTCGTAAAGGCGTATGCTGATATTAGGAAAGCCTTCACGCTGCATAGATTTAGCTGTCATTTTTTCAAGTCCTTCTCAACTAACGATAAAGCAATACCTCGTTCGATGGGAATCATGTGCATGATGCTATCGAGCGTATATTGGTTCTTTACCAGCAAGTGGTTAATTTGATAAAATACAAAGACTTCATCCGGGTTAAGGATAAGCTTAAAGACATCAATCAAGTCTGTATATTCGGTTTTGTGTTTTTCGCAGCAACCATATGTAAATGGAATATAAACTGAATGCATTTTCTTAAGGAGCTCTTCGAGACTCTCTATATCAATGGCATCAATAACCTGCATCTTCGTTTCTTCAGGAAGGTCTTCCCAATTGTACTTTTGTTCTGAGTCTTCGACAGTCTGGATGGTGTTTAGAACAAGCTCCGACTTATCTTTATATTCCATTTCAGGGAACTTAAATTGTATTTTTATCCCTGCAGTTTCCATCGTTGGATTTATCAATGGACCTTGACTCATGTTAAACAAAGTCTGCTTTGTTTTTTTACATTTTTGACATTCGAACGCTACCGGGACTTTTGTCTTACCGATAGAGGAAGTGAATACCTTCAGGAATATGTAAGGTCTCCATGCTTTCGGATACTCTCCAAAATAATCTTCCAACAGTTCGTCTAATAATTGTTTTTGTTCTTCGACGGGTTTGTTGTTCATGTCATTCCGCACAAGCAGTAAATCACGGTAATCAGCGACTGTAAACGGTTTGAAACGATGAACTCCGTCTGGCATTTCACATCTTACGATATTGGCCATAGAATCCCCTTTTATCTTTATTGATATTTATAAATACAGTAAAGGAGCAAATTATGACTTATGAATTTATTGTCCAAATTAAAAATAAAACTATAAATTGTAGGGCTTTTACCTTGCGCGAATACAAAGATTTGCTTCAGGCAAAATTAGAAAAGCGTATGGAACCCGCAATAATTGAACTGCTTAATAAATGCACTGATGCTAAAGGGTTAAACAAACAGGAAGCTGAACTGCTTCTTATTAATCTCTGGGCAAATAGTCTCGGAGCTGTTAACGTCGAGCATACATGGGTATGCGAGTGTGGAAAGGAACAAGATATTCCTGTGACTATAAGTCGTGCAAGCATCGTGGATGAGTCTGAGGTTATTCGTGATTTCGGGGCGTTTAAAATTAAATTCCGTTATCCGGGACTGTTTGAAGATGGCGATAAAGGAAAAATGATTGCTTGTTGTATCGAATATATTATCACGGAAGGCGGTGAGCGCATCGTTGTTGATGACTTAAATGAAGCCGAAATCGAGGACCTGTACAATGCAATTACCCTCGATGATATAAATGCACTAACGGAAGAACTTCTCAAGCCACAGGTCCAAATGGCTATTCCTATCTCTTGCGAGTGTGGAGCGCATTCTGTCCATGTAATTAAGGGGCTTAAAGAATTCTTTAAGTTTATGTAAATGAATATAAACAAAATGTATAGCGATGTGTCTCCTGACTTGTCAATGAGTTGGGATAAAGACGTTGCTAAAGTAACCGGTGCAAGGTCTGTTAAGAACAGTCTTCTGGGAATAATCACCACAAGAAAAGGGTCAAGGCCTTTTATGCCTGAATTTGGATGTGATATAAGTAATCAGCTTTTTGAGAATATCACTCCATTAATCACAGATACCATTAAACGCAACATCGTCTCCGCGGTGCGGAACTTCGAACCAAGGATAAGCAATCTACAGGTTGCAGTTGTCCCTATGTATGATGATAACTCCATTATCGTAACGGTTCAGTTCAGCATTGTTGATGACCCTGATACCCTCGAACAAATCAGGATTCAGCTAAGTCAAAACGGTTAATGCTTTAATTTTATGGCTGTATAATGGTTCTAGACCCTTACATTGGATACATTATGAAAAAAGAGATTGAATATAAGTTAGAAGTATTTCAGGACGAGTTAGATGCAGATTTAAAAATTGATGGTACACAACTTCAATATGAAACACAAAACAACGTTTTGTTGCATAGCAAATGGTTGAGATTGTATACCAACTGCAAGAAAGAAATAATGCGTCTTGAGATTCAGAAGAAAACTGCACTGAAAAAACGACTAGACCATTATACGGGAAGGGGTGACCCAGGGGAAGAAGTATGCATGGATGTATACGAGAAGTCAGAATTGAAAACAGTCATGGCCGCAGATTCAAGCGTGTTGAAGATTGATACTTCAATTCAGTATTGGGCACTGCTCCAGGACTTCTGTAGCGCTGCATTAGATGGTGTTAAGTCACGAAGTTTCGCACTTAAACATATGTTAGAAATAAGACAATTCGAGGCAGGTAAATGATGAAACAGAATATTAGTAAGATTCTCGACGAGATGGTTATCTCTGCAAACCGAATAACTGAAATTGTTAACGAGATGAAAGCTCGTGCTGCTATTATGAAGAGCACTAAATAGATATGTAAGTTTAACTGAGGAGACAATCATGTCAGATAAGATTTGTGTTGTCTGTAAAACTCCAATCGATTCTGCATTGGTTGTGGATACAGACCAAGGTCCGGTGCATCCGGGCGCCTGTTATAATTATGTTCAGAGTTTGCCAGTTACGGAAAATACAGAAGAGCAACTGAACGAGACCCAACTTTTAATTTAGCTAGTGTTGTTAACCATTTTTGGTTTTGCCCCTTCCTTTTGGTTGGGGCCTTTTTATTTAGAAATCTTCGTCTTCTTCGTCGTCCATATCCTCAAGCTCGGCGCGTTTACCGGCAAGAGCATCGCGAACACTGATATCATCGGAATCTTTCAGTTCAGCTTCTTTGCTGCGTTTCTTATAATAGCCTTCCAACTCCTTCAGACCGTCCATGGTCTGACAGGAACCAATCTTAGCCATAAAGCCTTCAATTGATGCTTCGTACATAATTTCTTCGAAGGATTTCATTATATTTCCACCTGTTTAATTACATAATTGAATTTTTCGTCTGCATACCGCTGAATACGTTCTAGTGCATGTTTAAGCGCAAAGTTAATATGAACATATTTCTTTTTAGCGTTTGCTGATTTGGGTTTGACCCCCATATCATCCACAATGTCCCACACGTTTGCGGTCGATTTGGATTCATGTTTTCGAAGCACGCGGCCAATTGTCTGGAGTACAATTACCTTTGACTTGACCGGGTGAGCGAAAATAATATGATGGAGGTTTTTAACGGAAATCCCCGTTGAGAATACACCATATGAAGCTACAACAATAATTCCCTTTCCATTCTCTGCCATGACCTTCAGAGCATTACGGGTTTCGGTATCAACTTCCCCGGAAACATAATACACTTTCTCATGACCAGCTTCTTTAATCATTTCAAACATCGATTTACCATGCTCGATATTCTTAAACATCAAAAAGACGTTTTCATCTTTTTTAGAAAGCTTGAGTGCAAGGTTTGTTACCCATTTATTTCTGCGTGTAGCTTTTGTAATTACCTTGATTTCATCCTGATAAGTTTTACCTTTCATTTTAACGGTGAATTCGTCAGGGTAACGAAGGAAAATACTATTTATTTTAAGGTCAGTAACCTGGCCATCTTCCATTAATTTAGATGTTGATACTGGTTTAAAGATATCACCAAACAGACCCATATATTGCATAAGGTTGGCTTTGCCATCACGGAGTGAACCTGACAAACCAAATTTAAACATGCAATTCGTAAGGCCTTCGATAACCGTCGAAATCGATTTACCTGTAGCCATGTGGCATTCGTCATTCATAAACTGGCCAAACTGTTCAAACCATTCTTTAGGTTGTTTTACAGCCGTCTGATAAGTCGATACATAAATCATCGCATCAGAATCGCGTTTAGTCCCGGAACGAATACCCAGACAAGCTGCACGAGGGAAAAGCCGATAATCAACAAAGTCATTAATCATCTGGTCGACAAGGGCAGTTGTAGGAACAAGGATAAGAACCTTGCCTTCATAGTTCTCGAGATAATATCGCGCCAGAAGCGCCTGGATGAGGCTTTTACCCGCAGACGTAGGTAAGTTCAGAATCTTTCTTCTGTTGACCAGACCATCATATACGGCGTCAGATTGATACCAATGGGGCGTTATCTTGGTATTGCCTGAATAGATTTCTTTTGACTCGACCCATTTGTCGAATTCTTCGCGAGAGATTTCTTCTTTCTCGGTGATTTGCGGGTCAATCCAGAATGAATAACCAAACTGGTCAGCGAACTTTTTAATTTGATTAACCAAACCGTATGGTAATTTACGATTGTAATCCAGGAGGCGGATTCGTCCGTCCCAAACTCCCTGCTTGAACTTTGGATTGAAGCGATAGTTTTCAGCTTCGAAGCTGAAGTAATCACGGAGTTCGTAGAAGATTCCATCTTCACATTCAACATGCACGTGACTAAAATTTAGAAAGTTGATTTTAATATCCATGATGATTCCAAGGTAATAAATATATCTATATTTATACACTAACCGAGGTTCATCATGATTGACAAGAACTACATTGAGGAAATTCGTGTCCTCGAGAAAAAAGAAGCCAAAGAAAAATTAGCCGAATATGCAGCATCACTTGGTGTTGATGTTAAGAAAACAAAAACCTTTGATAATATGTTGGCTGACCTGGAAGCAGGACTTAAAGCATTTGCTGACATGCCTATGCCTGATGATAATGAAGGCTTGAGCATCACTGACCTTATCGATGCCGATGATGAATTGTCAGGTGCTAAATTTGATGGCGATGAGTCAGCTAAAGAAGAAGCTAAGCTCTTATTTGATGCTCCAACCGAAGCAAAGGTTGAAGTTGTTGAAATCGAAGAACCAGTTGTTGTGGTCGAAGAGGACGTTCCGTTTGTCGAAGAAAAGTTCGAAGCAGCTGTTGCTAAGGTTATCGAATCTGAAAAACCTGTATTTGCTCTGCCAAAAAACTTTAGCCCAAATCTTATGCTTATTGGTAAGAACCCTGGATTCTGTACTGTTCCATGGTGGATTTATCAGTGGATTGCCGAGACTCCAGATTGGAAAGAACGTCCAACTGCTTTCCCACATCCCACCGCGCACCAAACTCTATTCAGTTTGATTTATTACATTAATCGTAATGGGTCTGTTCTAGTACGAGAAACTCGTAACTCATCTTTTGTCACTTTAAAATAAGGGTTTATTATGGCTTATACCGTAACTATTGCTCCTTTGGCGGCTACGGCCGTTATTGGAGCAACAACCAATTTCACTGCAACCGGCGCTGGCGCTGCAGCTGAAGGTACCGAATCATTTGTCTGGACCGTTGATGGCGTTCCTCAATCTTCTGTGACTGCTGCAATGGATTATGTCGCTGTTGGTCCAGCAGGCAGTAAGACTATTAAAGTTGTTGCAACCACCACTCCGGCAGACGGGGAACCGGAAACTGCTGAAGCTGAAACAACTTTAACTATCCAGAATAAAACAATGCCGGCAATCACGCTGACTTTAGACCCGGCCTCTGTTACTAAAGAAATAGGGCAATCTCAAGTTGTTACTGCTAACGTGACAGGTGCTCCTTCTGGTGCAACAATTGCTTATGTTTGGAAACGTAACACTAGCGTAATCCCAGGTCAAACTGGTGAAACTATTACTGTTACCGAATCAGCAGAAGCAAATTATACATTGAACTGCGAAGTTACTGTTTCTGCACCCGATTATAATAATGGCACCGCAACTAAAGGAGCTGAGGTAACGTTTGTTAAGAAAACTATGTCGGGTGTTTCTGTTACTTTAACGCCTGCTTCTATTACTGTCTCTGAAGGTACTCCAGCTTCTTTTAAAGCGGATGTAGTCGGCGCGCCGAGTGGAGCTACTTTTGCTTATTCTTGGAAGAAAGATGGTTCTCCTGTAGATGGCACCACGGATACTCTGGTAATCGATACAAGCGCCGAAGGTTCACAGGTTATTGAAGTTTCTGTTGTGGTTTCGGCGACTGATTATAACCCAGTGACGGTAACAAAAACTGGTAATGTAACAGTCACCGCTAAAGTCGCACCTGAACCAGAGGGTGAACTACCTTACGTTCATCCGCTGCCAGTTCGTAATTCAGCTTATATCTGGTGTGGTTGGTGGGTTATGGACGAAATTCAGAAAATGACTCTTGCTGGGCAAGACTGGAAAACTGATGCTCCAGATAGCCCGTATTATTTGCACCGATATACCCTTCAAAAAATGATTACCGACTATCCAGAGGTTGATGTACAAGAATCTCGTAATGGTCGAATTATTCATCGCACCGCTTTAGAAGCTGGTATTATATACGATTACGTTTATTAATTAAAAAGGGACCTTCGGGTCCCTTTGTTTTTATGGTACTGTACAAACGTTGCCTGGCATAAAAACCCTGTTTACAAGTTAAAAATTCCATGTTAAGATAGCTTCACTAACTCAACATGAGAATCATTATGGATAAGGTTAAAGTACATTTTCTGCATGAATCTGGTATGACATTTATTGAAATCGCCAAGGTATTAGGCGGGACTGCTAAAGAAATGGCAAAGGCCTGGGTTGATGTAGAACAGGCCAAAGCTAAATTTAAAGCAAAAGAAAAGATTGTTTATCGTAAACGTTTGAATAACAAAAAGGTGAAGAAATGACATTTGCAGAAGAACTACGTCAAATCGCAAAAGAGTCACAAGATAAAGTTGCAAATGATTTTATTGCTATATTCCGTAAAGTGGCAGTTGCCGCTGCTCAAAATGGCAAAGATTTTGTTAATATGGCAGTTTCTGAAAAAGAGTATGAAGAAGGAAACCGCGCAAAGATATCTGAATTTCTGCGAGCAGAAAAATTTACATCATTTACCTGGAATTATGATTGGCAAGAAGGCAAACCAACATTGTATGTAAAATTCTGACCTTTTTGCTTAAAATAAAATTGTGGTATAATGGTTCTAGACCCCTTTGTGACTATTAATTCCTTTCAGAGAAAGAAAGTATAGTGGGTCTAATTTATAATGATATTTATAACATCAAAAGTGAGAGATTATGTTTAAGAAATACAACAGCCTTGAAAATCACTATAACAACAAGTTCATTGAAAAGATTCGCCTGCAAGGCTTCACCAGCGGTGAATGGGTAGCTCGCGAGAAGATTCATGGTACCAACTTTTCATTAATCATTGAACAAGACAATGTGACATGTGCGAAACGCACTGGACCTATCCTGCCTGCAGAAGATTTCTATGGTTATGAAATTGTATTAAAGAACTATGCAGATTCTATTAAATCTGTGCAGAAACTTTTGCAGGATATTAATTACCAGGCATACCAGATTTATGGTGAGTTTGCCGGGGCAGGTATCCAGAAGAATGTGGATTACGGTGATAAAGATTTTTATGTATTTGATATCCGCGTTACTAAAGAAGATGGGACTGAATCTGTCCTGACTGACACCCTTATGGAAGCATTCTGTATTATCCATAAGTTTAAGGTTGCGCCGCGCCTGGCTACAGGTAGTTTTGAAGAATTAATTAAGCTCCCTAATGACCTGGATTCTGTTGTCCCTGATTACAATTTTACAGTGGATAACGCGGGTTTGACTACAGCAAATACCACTGATTTTGATGCAAAGGTGGAAGGTAAAGTATTCACTGCTGAAGGATTTGTATTAAAACCTGATGTTCCTGCATGGTTACCTAACGGCGAGCGCGTAGCGATTAAATGTAAGAACTCTAAATTCAGTGAAAAGAAAAAGTCTGATAAGCCTATTAAGGCTGCAGTGGTTCTGAGCCAAAATGATATGGATTTACTGTGGAATTTCACTGATTATGTGACTGTTAACCGCATCAATAATGTTATCAGTAAGATTGGTGAAGTATCACCGAAGGATTTTGGAAAGGTAATGGGGCTAACGGTCCAAGATATTCTGGAAGAAGCCGGTCGCGAAGGCCTTGAATTGACTCTGACGGAAAATCCTGTTGAAGTTAAAAAGCAACTCATCGCAAATGTAAGAGAAACATTAAGACATGTTTGGATTGCATTAATTAGTGAATAAAAAAGGGCCGCAAGGCCCTTATTCTTTTTCCAGTGGTGGAAGTTTAACACCAAGATAAGAACTCAATTGGCTTTGGTTGGCCATCTTATCCATATCAGCACCATCAATAATGCGAGCTTCTTTATCATCTTTCGCAACCGTATAAGGGTTCGCTGTCAATGCATAACGAGCTAATAGCGCAACAGTAGGCTGCAAGCTTTCAGGGTCAACAATAACCTTGAATTCCCCGACCGAGGTATCACCCTCATCATCAACTTCACTAAGTCCTTCCGTATAAGGCGCATAATACAAAGATGCGACCGTCTGACCTTCACCCATATCAGCATTTACACCAACAATAACATAATCACATGGACTATTCATATCTGCATAAAGTGGTAAACCGTTCTTCAGAACGCCATAGGCTAATTCATCCTGGTCTTCCTTTTTCTCAACCCAACCAGAAGCTGCTAAAATAGCTGCACACCGGGAAGAAGCGACTGCATATGTACCAGCAAACGAAGTCTGACGTTGAACTGCGGAGTTCATTTCACACATATAATAATACAGGGTTCGCGCACGGTCCTGAGCGTTATCATATTTCGGGTCAGTTAGATTCAATACACCTTTTTCAGAAACACCTTGCACCTTGAAGCGAGAACTGACAGTAATAAGGGATTGCAGTACATCCTTATTAATTTCCTCTGCCATCTGAATACCGAGAATATTATCAATGAAGTCTGTTGCATCGAAACCGTTTGCTTCCAGGTCCTGTGCAAGCTCGACCGTTAAAGAAGTTTTCAGCTTTCTGGATTTGACTTCGGTCTGCCATTTATCAATACGGAAACCGGCTTCAGCAATTTCAGGATGACCTTGTTCAAATTTATCAGTGAAAGCCGCATCCGACATCATTCTTATATGGCCAGCAGCAATGGCTTCAGAAATAACTTCACCCAAATCAGTTTCAAGAGTCCCGGCGAATGGTGATGCTTCCAAAACTTTGAACACAACACTTTCAAACTGGAACATATCGCCGACTGCATAAGCTTCGTCTTTGTTTGTAAATTCTGGAATATTCTTACGCTCGAACATACCAATTTGACCCGCAAACGTTGCTCCACCAAGATATGTCATTTTATCATCTGGGTTCAGAACACGAACACCATACAACGCTGCAACTGGCTGAGTAGTTTTCTGTTCGGCCACGAGTGCTTTAAAAATTCGTTTATTCGTGGCCTGAGTATAAGAAAGCAAATTAGGACGGGCGACCTGGTTGGCCGCCGTTAATGTTGATTCGTGAATTAGTGCGTTAATCTTTTGCATTTACGCCTCATAAATGATTGGCGGAAGTTTAACACCGAGCAGATAAGACATATTGCTCTGGCCGGCCATTAAATCCATATTAGTTGCATCGATAATACGAGCTTCTTTGTCGTCTTTAGCAACGGTGTAAGGGTTAGCTGAAAGCGCATATCGAACCATCAGGGAGATAGATGGCTGCAAGCTGTCTGGGTCCACAATGACCTTAAACGCACCTACGTGTTCTTCATCATCTAAGTCCAGGCCTTCGGTATAAGGAGCATAGAAGATTGAGCCTACGACTTCGTTTCCACCGTAATTTTCTTTAACGCCAACGGTTACATAATCCAATGGACTGTTAACATCACAGAATACAGGAAGACCATTAATCAAATAACCGTACGCTGTTTCAGGAAGCCACTGTTCGTCTTCAGGTTTATGCTTCAGCCAGCCAGAACCAGCCAACATAGCAGCAACACGGCTGGAGGCAACAACAAAGGTACCGGAATAAGATGTAGTTTTCTGAATTTCGGAGTTCATTTCGCAAACCAGTTCGTACAGTTTACGTGCACCTTCTGGAGCTGCATCATATGTTAAATCGATGGTGCCATTGTCAGAAACGCCAGTTACTTTATAACGCTTGGAAACGGTAATAAGAGACTGAAGAACATCCTTGTTAATTTCATCTGCCATAATAGTAGCAAGCAGGTCTTCCAGGAACGCAGGAGCATTAAAGCCATTTGCTTCCATATCCTGAGCAAGCTCAACAGTTAATGCAGTTTTCAATTTACGGGATTTAACAGGAGCATTCCATTTATTAACCTGGAATACAGCGTTACTAATTTCAACATCACCAGCTTCAAATTTTTCGGTGTGTGCAGCATCAGGAACTAAACGAATAGTTAATGCAACAAGACCTTCCTGTAGAACATCAGATAATACTGTTTCTGTGGTCGATGCAAATGGATTATCAACCAGAGCTTTATAAACGATATTCTGGAATTTAATGTATCCACCTTTAGCTACGGCCTGAGTTGGGGTTGTAAATTCCGGAATAGTTGTACGGTCTTTTGAACCAACTTCACCACCATAAGTAGCACCAGTCTGGAAACTGAATTCATTATCAGGAGTAAGATATTTAACACCGTACAGAGCCGCAACTGGCTGGTTAGTACGTTGTTCAGCGATGATATCGCGGTAAATCAATTTGGTTGTAGCACGGGTCAAAGCAACAAGATTCGGGCGGCCCAAGGAGTTGCTGGTAGTGGTAGTTGACTCGCGCAGTAATTTGTTAATCTTTGCCATTTGCGCTTTCCTTTTGTGATATACTTTATTTATAAAAGTTGTTTACAACCTGATTAAGATAAGACATAATGATTTCATACTGAGTTACCAAACAATGGAGTCTAAAATGAACAAAGTATCTTTCCTTCGGAATACCTTTAAAAATCTGGAAATTGAAGTTGTTGCATTGGTCAACAAATACCCAAATGGTGTTAATGGTAATGCTCTGAACAAACTAGTTAAAAAATATGAAAACTTAGCATATGATACTGATTTTTGGTGGAATGGTAATTATTCTACTCACACCAAAGACAAATCAGGTACCTGGTTGAAACTTCAAGAGAACAGTGTTAATTTCAGAGACCTCATCAAGCGCCGGGTAGAAGTTCATTTAAATGGTATGGTATGAAAACAAGAAAGGGACCTCAAGGGTCCCTTTTTATTTAACTTAATCTAAGATTAAATTCCTTTAACATATACGCGGCGGAAGTAACCGTTCAAGCCGAGGCTGTTAACGATGTCCGGCATGCCGTTTTGAATACGCTTGGTCGGAGCCTGAGCTGTCGGGTCAGCGAACGGGTTAATACCGATACCGTAACGGGTTTTAAAGCCCATAACCGGCTGGAAGTTTTTCGGGTCAGAGCCACGCAGCGGGGTCAGTGCAACATATGGTGCGTAGTAGATACCAGCATCCATTTCGTTAGCGCCTTTGTAACCGATGGTGAAGTAATCTGCGCGAGCATACTGGTCGATGTATACACGGTATTTGCCACCCAGAACACCAGCGAACACAGCTTTAGTGGTGTCAACGTTGAAACCTTTACCCAGACCCTGAGCAGCATAAGATACGGAGGTATCAACTGCAGCCAGTACGTTAACTACGTTACGGGAAGCGATGATGAAGTTACCTGCACCACGGCCAGTCTGACGAGCGATTTCAGCAGCTTCTTTGTCAATCTGGAACAGTAAAGCTTTAAAGCTTTCACCAGCCCAACGAGCGCCACGGATATCAATCGGGTCCTGGAAGTCGAACACACCAGCTTTAGCGCCAACGGTGTTGGTCATACCAGATTTACCAACCTGTGCGGAGTAGTTAATCCAATCGATAACTTCGCGGTTGATTTCCAGCATAATTTCGGTAGCCAGAATACCACTCAATTCGGCATCAGCGTCCATACCGTGAACAGCGCGCAGGTCCTGTGCCAGTTCGATAGAGTAGCTTGCTTTCAGCTGGCGGGATTTAGCTTCGATAACTTGTTTATCGATGCGGAAGCCCATTTCGTTCCACGGGTTATCCTGAGAACCGTTGAAGCCTTCCTGCAGTTCGGCGATAGAGGTAGCCATACCTTCAGCGATTTCTGCCAGCTTACCAGCTTCGAGCAGTTTGGTAACTTCAGCGTCAAGTTTAGCAGCATCAGTAGCGCCAGCATCAACGGTTACAGCTTCAACAGCCTGGTAGTGTGCAGAACCGGTTGCTTCGAAGAAGTGAGAATAAATTTTACCAACGGTGAGCAGCTTGCTTGCAGCCAGAGGTTCGAAAGCTTCAGCGGCGCCCTGACCGGAGAACATAGCGTTCGGAGCATACATCGGGTGGAAAGCTTCTTTAGCACCAGCAGCGACAGGGTCTTTACCGTAAACTGCACGCAGGGCAAATACCTGGCCAGTCGGGTTGTTCAGAGGCTGTACGCCACAAATATCAAACGCAATCAGATGCGGGATAGCACGACGAACCATACCCATAACTGCCGGCCCAATCTGAGTTACTGCACCAGAGGTCTGGCCAGCAGCGATATTGGTAGCATCATAACCATGGTCACCACCGATTTCAGCTTCGGTCAGGAAAGAACCAAATGCTTCGGAGATTTTTTCGTCACGGTATTCTGGAGCGGTCAGGATATCTTGTTCCTGGTTTTCAAAGATTTTAGCGATGATAGCTTGTTTAGAAGCACCAACGATTTCCGGAAGAGCTTCGTTTTCCAACAGAGCGGACCATTTTTGAACTAATGCATTCTTTTTCATGTGTTGTATAACCTTATTAAATTAAGAAATTCGTGATGCTGCGAGAGCAGACAAGTCCGCGAAGGACAGGGTAGGCTTGGCGCCTTTTTCTTCAACTGCTTCTGAAATGTAATTCAGTGCCGCAGCATCGTCTACATTTTTATTTATAGCGGCTTCGGTGATTGGTTTGTCGGTGGGTTCTACCTGACCTTTAACCATTTCAACGATAGCGCCAATTTTGGTACCGAATGCATCAGAGTATTCCATGCCTTCTACCAGAGAACCAACTTTTTCTTTTTGGGATTCAGTCAGGTCTTTAGTTGCTTCAGTCAACGCAACTTCACGTTGGACATAATTGATATAAGCATCACGCTTAGAAACTTCTTCGAACAGGCTAGCGGTTTCTTCTTTCTGTTCAGCCAGTTCTTCCTGCATTTCTGCAACAACATCAACAGATTCTTCCGGAACAACAACGTTGTGCTCAACGAACAGTTCTTTCATGCCGGTGAACATGGATTCGAACAGGTCAGCTTTGATGCCGCGGTCGACAGCCAGTTTATTTTCAGCGAGCCATTCTTTAGCAACGTGGTCCAGGAATTTAGCTGCAGATTCTTTCAGTTTTTTCTCTGCTTTTTCGTCGGATTCTTCTTTATTCTTTTCGACTTCTTCTTCAGCTTTTTCAGCGATGGCGTGAATGTGAGATTCTGCCAGTTTGATGGCGTGTTGCTTGACGGTAGCTTCGAATACAGTGCCGAAGGTAGCTTTCGCTTCCGGGGACAAATTAACTGATTCGAAAATACTATCGAGAGCAACGGAAGCATCGATATTCTGAGCTTCAGAAATGAGTTGTTCTTTAAGCATTTTGTAGTCCTGTTGTTAAGATATACATTTATTTATAACGTCTTTAAAGCCTCTGCGAGAGCCATAAAGGCGTCATCGGCACTGGTATCGGCAACAGCCGTTTGTGATTCTGTAATCTGCTTTGGTTTGACCCAAGCGTCCGGAGCACTTGGCCCCCATACTGCGTCTACTCCAACCGTCAATTTAAAACCTTCATTAACGATGCTATAACCTTTAGCTGATTTAGTCAGGGAACCGAGTCCACGACTAGATACGCCAGGAATCCAACCTGCTCTTATATTCGCAGCAAGTTTATCACCTGGACCATGGTCGCCTTCGATAATACGCGCGCGGCCATATACATCATTCCCTTTCCACCACATTTCCTCGATAATAATTGCTGCCTGCATAGGGTCAACGTTTGCGCGAGGTGGATGGTTTAATTCTCCAAGAGACTGCTTGGTTTCAACCTGTTCGGCGATATAGTCCGCAACGGCTTTTTCCAAAATATGTTTAGGATAAAGTCGTTTATTACGGTTAACAACTTCAGCTTGTAGGAAAATACCTTCAATATAAAGTCCTGGCTTTAAACCGCTGCTGGAACCATCATGAGATTCCAACATCGGTACACCATCTTTAATTTCGCCCGGTTGACCCCAGTGTTCGATTAGTAACTCTGGTTTCTGTTCCATTAATCAAGTCCGAATGCTTTACGCTTAGCTCGAGCTTTTTTGCGTTTGCGCTCTGCTCTGATTTGCGTAGATGGGTTTGCTCTTTTCGTTTTAGTAGCCAGACGGGCAATTTGACGACGTTTAGCTTTAGAAAGACCAGTTGTTTGGAAAGCATTACGCTTACGAGTAGCTCGGTCTTTTGTGCGGGTTAACTCACCGCGAGACGATACATGTTTAACGATAAATTCGTTAAGCTGAACACCTTCATTCAGAGCGCCGATAACCGTTGCTTTTTCGTATTCACCGGCTGCAAACATGTTTTCTACAATAATATTTATATCGTCTTTTTCTAAGGCTTCAGATAATGAATCAAATTGTCCCTGAGCTTCTTCGGAAACACTTTCGATGTTTTCAAGAGTTAATTCGTAATCATCAGGGATAATAAACATTATTCATCGTCCTCATCTTCATCTTCATCGCCTTCGTCAGCGTCATCAGATTCTTTTTTGTCTTTCTTTTCTGCTTTACCGTCGTCCTTGTCTTCATCTTCATCTTCTTTAGGCTCTTCGCCTTCAATCATGATGGAACGTGCAATTTCAATCTTACGTTCTTCAATCAAACTACCGCATACTGGGCCAATGTTTTCAGCAAAATATTTGCGAACGGCTACGAGGTCGTTTGATTTAATGGCTTCAAATAAATCATCCATTAGAAATCCTCTTCTTCTTCTTCAGGGTTTTGGAAACGAGCCTCTTTGGACTCCAATTCAATTTGCTTAGCTTCTTGATTAATTTCTTCATCAGACATCTGGAGGAAATCCTTCATAGCCGTTTGATGCGAAATATATTTACCGATAAACGGTTCAGCCATCGTTAGCATATTGATTCTGCGTTCCATGATTTCTGCATCTTTCATTTCGGTGAAATAGCTATCACGGTTGAACGTAACTTTAATATTATTTAGTTCCTTTTCCCATTCCTCTTCTGAAATAATTTTTTTCAGGATAAGGTTGGTTTTAAGCGGGTCGAGGAAAACTTCTTCAAATTTATTCTGTAGTTGCCTAATCCATTTAGCGAAATTCAATTCATCGCGAGTAATTGTCGCGCCCGCATCAAACATAACGCCACTGTTTTGGTCATTAGGGATACGAGATAATGGAATTCGGAGAGCCTGATATAGGTTGTTCTTAAACCAGCGAACATCGTCCATATCCGACATGCCTTGTGCACCCGGGAGTGTATCAACTTCAGTGACTGCTTTACCATCACGACGTTGCAACCAATAGTCTTCTGTCATTGACATGTTGTGCTGTTGGTTTTTGATTTTACCCGTGGTTGCATCATATACGACACGGTTTTTCATCGTGTTCATAATATGTTGCATGTGTGCTGCTGCTTTACGAGACGGCATATTCCCGGTATCGATATAAAAGACTCGGCGGTCTGGAGCACGAGTTATACGATAAATGACTAAAGCATCTTCTAATAGTTTTAATTGGTTTGCAGGTTTAATTGCTCGTTGCAAGTATCCGATGATATTCTTGCCGCAGCAATCAAGTAATCCAGAATGTGCATATACAATTGCCGCACGAGGAATTTTTATTTTAGTACCTGCTTCATATATACGACCATCGGCACAATAACTTTCATGGCCCGTATCGTATACAAAATATTCTCTGTAACCGTCGACAATTTTTGTACCGTTTTCCATGCGTGTAACGATTTCACGGATGAACTGGATTTGTCTTGGGTCAAGACGACGAAGTTCTTGAACTCCATCTTTAAGTTTTGATGGGTTGATAATTTTGTGGAAGAAAATTCGAGAATCCACATACCAACGTTTAAAATGGTCAGAACCTTTACGCTCGAAATTAAGGAGGTTATTGACTTCCAAAAATTCTTCGAGGATTCGGTCTTTAATTTTCTGACTAAATTCGGTAGCATCAAGGTTAAGAGCTACAACATCTTTACCGTCTTCAAAAACGATAGCATCAGACACAATTTCTTGCACCGCGTTATCAACTTCATAATTATTTAGTAGGTTGCGGTAAGTGTCAATTAATTCCCTGGTATTTTTTACTTCAGGTTCATTGCTCCCGAACATCTGTTGCATCAATGCATTATACGGGACGTTTTGTTCTTGTGACTCAATTTCGCGAGCCCCATCATCAAACTTCGGCCCGGTCATTGACTCTAAATTATTTTTTTCTTGTTGCTTATATTCTTGTTCATCTTCTTTAGCCCAAGGCTTAAGAAAATTTAGTATTGTGTTAAAACCTGCCATTAGAGTCTCCGAAGTTTGGGAAATGAGGCCGAAGCCTCATAATAACTTTATTTATACTTATTCCCACCAGTCAATTGCGAACGTTGCTTCGAACGTTTCAATTTCGTTATTACTGTCCCAATCCATCTGGACTTCCCCAACGTTGGTTGGCCACATGCCGGTAATAACAACTTCTTTCGTAACAGTTTTGCCATCACGATGGAACTGGCGGACAGTAGCAGTTTTCTTATAATCAGCAGGAGCTGCACCGGTAATTTCGTTAGTCATACCGTGACACAGATTTTGCCAATCAACAATTGCTTGACGAACTTTATGAGCATCGTCGTTATAAATCGTAATAGTCCAGTCATCAAATGTACGGTCACCCGCTACGTTGATTTTACGGTTCATGTAACCGACCGGAACTTTTTCTACAATGCCTGCTGGCATCGGGGCTGCTTTACAATGGAAAGCAAAGTTTTTACCCAGGAATGGGATTTCGACTTCGAACAGGTTAGGGCGAGCAAAGTCGCCGGATTCGAAAGCGCGTGTGATATCGGTCAACTCCATTAAGGAATCCTCTTTATAGACACAGGTCGCGCGAACGCGTCCCTGATGCATGTATTTATACTAGGTAATATGATTCATCATCTCAAGATAATGGCTTCCCAGAATCAACCACAGGAGTCCGTAGAACCGATTATGCTTTTATTTATAACACTGTATAATGGTTCTACGGTTTCTAACTGATTAATTCATTCCAAGCGATGATAATTATTGTGGTCCAATCAACTCATCAAAATCTGCACCCGTGCTTGTTGCCACGAAGTTAAGAGTGATGTAGTTGATGCTGCGCGCAGGTTTAAAATAAATGCTAGCAACAAACTCATTTCGGTCTATGACCGACGGGGTGTTGTTAGTAGTATCACAAACCACACGACCTTCATAAATGCCACCGAGTGCACGAATACCATCCAAGTATTGAGAAGTTTCCATACGGAATGATGCACGAGTGAAGTTATCGTTAAGCTCAAACAGTTTATATTTAGATGCGTCACCGATATTTTTCTTCAGCATATTCGTAAGACGGCGAACGTTGATATGGTCCATCGGAGATGGAACTTTAGTTGCAGTCTTATCACCGTACAGAACAAAACCATCGCCACCTGCGAAACCAACAACCGGGTTGATAGCTTCCTGATACATGCGGTCACGCTGGGTCTGACGTGGTTCAACAGCCAATTTCAGAACGTTCAGAATCTGACCACGGTTATAGCCGGCCGGAGACATCCAAGGCTGAGAAACATCATCAGTACGAGCACACAGACCAGCCATATCAGCTGCCAGAGGAACCCAACGGTTAACGTCGTTATATTTATCATACTGATATTTATAGTTGCCATCAATCGCTGCATAAGTCGTGCTGATATTCATGTTATCAGTATCAAATGCACCACTACCTGTACGCCAGTCAATCAGGTTATCCACTGCACGGGTCAGGGGAACGTTAACCAACAGACCTTTCGGTGGAGAGATAAATGCCAAGCAATCCTGACGTTCGTCAGCGATAGAAACTACGTGCTTCTGAACAGTGGAAGCAGTCGCATCACCTTCACCAGCACAAGCACCAGCGATAAGCAGGTTAATATGCAGTGCTTCACGGTCAGCAAACAGGTCCCAACCTTGCATCAAATCACCAGCGGTAACCTGGTCGTTTGCAGAAATACCGCCCATCAGATTGATGATGCCTGCAAAACCTTTTGGCCAGTTCAGAGAAGTTGCATAGATGTAATTGGAAGTACCTTTTGCAAAGTAGTCATCCAGATAAATGTTGTTGCCGTAAACGTCTTTATCACCTTCTTTAGTTGACAGAACAACGTTTTCAACGATAGCACCATCACGGCGAACGATGATTGCATACTGGTCGTCAGACTGTGGCCCATAGTTAAACACTGCACGAGCTACAGAAGCACGGGAACCGCCATTCGGATAGATGTCAAGCATCTTCGAAGCGCCAGCATCATAAGCAGCTTTGGAAACGATTTCAACTTCGAGAGTCGAGCCGATTTCACCAGGATAAAGAGCAACAACACCTGGCATTGCATATTTCTGCAGGGAAGCCTGGAATTCCAGAGAGGTAATAGCTTCTTCACTATTTTCCGCTTCGGTCAACAGGATACCGGAATCGGTAACAATTTTCCCGAGGGTAATCGTGCCAGACACACCTGAAGAAGTGGTCAGGATTTCAGCAGTCCAAGCCGGGCCTAAAGCAGGATACTGGTTTACAGATTTTGCAAAGGCAATAATTTTGTCAGACGGAATGAAGACCGCGAGGATTTTCCCGTCAACGTCAACCTTGGTGATACGGCCAGAAGTTTCAACAACAGTCTGGTTGTATTTAACCTGGATAGCGTCACCGACTGCATAGTTAGAACCAGCAGTAGCGATTGTACTTTCGATGTTCCCTGCTACCGGGGATGCGTTTTTAGCAAATTCACGGTTAACAACACGAACTGTGCGCAGGTCATTACCATATTGAAGGAAGTTCATTCCACTCATAAAGTAGTCAGCCGTAATATTGTTCGGGCCACCAAACAAATCGACAAGTTCCACTTCGTTTGTAATCTGAGTTACCTGGAAAGCTGGGCCCCACTGGAATTTACCAACCAGCGCCGCACGACCCGTCGCGTTACGAACAACAGTGCTTTGGACCGTTGTTTCTTTGAGCTCAATGCCCGGGGATAATAAAGCCATTTTGAGTCCTCTAATAGTTTGCTTTACTTTATTTATATGAATGATAAACCATGTGCAGGTGCATATTCGGCTGAAAGGTCTCCAGAGTCAACGAACACAACAGGAGCATAATCATCATTCATGTCTTCCAACTCGCGACCGAATACTTCAGATGCTAAACGAAGGTCTTCTTTGTCAACGTAATCGGCAAATTTTTGCTGGGTCGTTAACCAGGCAAAAATCACTAAACTCATCACAAGGTCATCATGGAAACCATCTTCAGCCGCCCACGATAATTTGTTTTGGCTAAAGGTTCGGAATTCAAGAATAGTAGGTTTGTGATTGATTTTTAATTTGTCTTTTTCAATAAGGTCTTTTAACGTCGAACAACCGACAGGCTTTGTTCTTCTTGTTTGTTTCATCCCTAAGTCAATCATGGAATCACAAATAACGTTTTCATATTCTAAATCCATATATAAAGACTTAGCTACTGAAACTCCTGTACTGTTAAGCTCAATGTAAACTGGTGCCTCATTATATTCCATCAGGTATTTATAAACGATGTCCGGGAGTATCATGTGGGATATTTCGTTTGAATGTAAAACAGCCACTTGTTCCCATTTTTCATCTGTTACATCAATTATATGCAATGCATGGTAATCCTGTCCACGACCTTCCGAACAGTCAAGCGATGCAATATATTTGCGTTCAGGGTCTGGCTTTTTGTATCGATAGAAATACCCATTTTCAGGCATAACTTCTATCCAATCCATTATTGCCAATTTCATCCCGGATATTAATGTACCGGAAGTCCCCTGGAATTGTGCACCATGTTCCTGGTTAAATTGTTCGAGAGTGGATGCGCTGATAGTCTGCTTCGACCATTGCCAGCCATCATCGAAAATATCCTCATCGTTATAAAGACGTTCTTTAACCGAGTTCCATATTGCAGTATAAGGTTCGAAGCCTGACTTCTTCTCAATTGCTGCAGTCCAAATATCATAGAAGTGGTTAAGCCCATTTGGTGTGGTCGTAATGATAATTTTAGAACGACGACCAGAGGAGATAACCGGCTGAATAGCAAGCCATGCATCAACGAAGTTAGGAATAAACGCACACTCATCGATGTAAATCATTGCAAAGGAGTTACCACGGACGGCATCAGGAGATGATGCATATGCACCGATGGTCGAACCGTTGTCAAGGGTGATGTTCCCTTTGTTCCATTCAGAAATACCAGGCTGAAGGAAATCGGGAAGTAATTCAATCGCTTGCTTAGTACGGTCTAACACTTCTGCTGACATACTACCTTTGTGCGCGAGAATACCGACAGCTTTGTCCTTGTTAAAGCATACAAAGTGAGCAAGGAATATTGCTACGACAGTTGTTTTCCCTAGCTGGCGGCTAAGGTTACAAACGGTCATACGCTTTTTGTGCATGATTTCGAGCATATCTCGCTGATAATCACGGAGCTGAACTTTGATTGTCCCGTAGTCAATGTGGGTAATCGCACAATAGGTTTCTGCAAAATAGACAATATTATCCCTACACTTTTTCCACTCGTGAACCATTTCCTTGGTCCATTTAATTTTTATGTTTGCACGCTTCAGGTTAGGAAACGCATTATAACGGGTGCGTGGGTTATTCTTATCTTTAAAGGTTTGAAATAATTCTGGCTTATCCGCGTTCGATGGAATTTTTACAATTTTATTAATTTTAAGATATTCATCGAACTTCTCCGGATACCACTTACCATCCCACTGCGATTTAATCCAGTGTATTCCGTCCTCAACTTTTGTCTCCAATGAACCAGGAGGACGAATTGCAATGTTATCGCCTATATTCAGCGGATGGTCGTCGCTTAATACGTTAACCGGCTGTTCCATTAATTATTTTCTCTTGTCTTTCCTGAGCTTCGTATGAGTCACCAACCTCATCCATCAAATCAGCAGGAGACCCCATGAAAATAGTTGCATTTTCAATATTTGTCTGTGATGGTGCACCACCTTTTGTGCCGATTTGTTCAGCGGTGATTTCTTTCATTTCTTTATGAAGTTTTAACAGCTCTTTGTTCGTGGTAGTCATTTGCCCCATAAGAGTTGCAAAGACTTCCATATGCCGTGGTGATTCGGCATTCTTAGCTGCTTCAAGAAATATCTTACCCGCATCCATCAACATCTGCTGTTGGAAGTGCAAGTTTTTACGAACAACTGAATAGTCGTCCTCAAGGTCTGGTGTGCGGTTATTTGGATTACTTTCGACTTCTTTTAATACTAATGGTTCGTATGCAGTAACTTCCTCCCCGGCAATTCCGGGAAGGTCTGTTATATCCATCAATTTGTTAATATCAAGTTCACTCATAATGGTACCCTATTTTTTCTTGGTGCTGGAGGTGCTGGGTCAACCGGTACAGGAATATCTTGCGAGTAAGTTTGAACGGATTCACCTTGCCAGTCTTCTTGGTCGACGTCTCGTGGAACGGCTTCTGAGTCAACAGATTCGAAATTACCTTCCGGTGCAAGCTCTCTAGAATTTGCAAAGAAGTCAAGATAGATAGTACGGATTTCCCCGGCCACTTCCTTAACCGGTGGATATAACCAACCGTTAACTTCGAACATAATTGACCATTCGAGTCTACGGCGAGTCATTGCATCACCTTCAATTTGCTCATCCATAGCTATGGACTGGAGTACAATTCTTATATCACGTTCGAATGTAATTTCATTCGTATAAAGTTCGGTGATAGTTGTATTAAAATGTGGCTGGAAGTAAGGCATGATTTGTTCGATAATCTGGAACATATCATCTTGATGTCTTGTATATATTCCAAGCTCGAAAATCATTTTGACCGGCACTGGAGAATATTGAGATATCTGCTTACGTGGGTCGTTATTGGCAAATCGCGCCTGTGTGTGATTCTGGAGAGCCGTTTTATATTGCCCGTTATACATCAAGTCAACCATATGTAGGTTCATACGGGGCAATACGGTCTCGATTTTAGCCTTCTGGGCAGCACGTTCTTGTGGTGACATGTCAGGAGTTGGTGTATTCTGAATAGCGGTCCATTTTCCAAGCTGCATCATGAATTTTTCTTTTGATGCATAAGAAATAGGGACCTTAATATATTTAAGTCCAGTATCTTCTCTGGTTCTGGCCACTTGTACATGGGAAAATAAATCGCCCATTAAAACGATATAGCGACGCAGAGACGAATTATAAAAATGCCCAAACAAAGTAACCTCCAGGCGCCCAGTCCGGGCGCATTAATAAATGTATTTATTCGTCAAAGAAACTATCGTCAAAGCTATCCTGTTTTGCCTTAGGAGGAGACTCAAGTCCACGACCATTCTGCACAAAATATGGTTTAACATATTCAGCCGCTTCTGCGTTAATCTCATCGGATTCTGCATAAGGGATATCGCTGATATCTGTAAGACCATCAATATTGTGGATTGGTTGTAAATCGAGCTCACTGAATTCTGGAATATTAATACCTTCATTCCGTTGCAATTCAGGTTTAAGCTCTTCCCCGGAGTAAATGTATTTGCTCGCGGTAATTTTACGAATGGCGTTTTGACCTACCTGATAGAACGGGTCATAAGGTTGCACCCAGGTTATTTCGAACAGGCTGTTGTCAAGAGGGAAATAAATCAAATCCCCGGCGATAGGTTCAGTGCCATTGCATTGGTGTTTAAACAGATTAGGGTTAATCGATATTGTGATTTCATCGTTCACAGACATACCGAATTTACTAAAGATAGAACCATCACCCTGATAAGCATCGAACGTATCCAGATAGCCAGCAAATTTCCATGCTTTATCAAATTTACTCTGGAGGTCTTCACCGAATAACAAATCAGGTTTAACGAATTGTCTTGGGATATAATAGAGAGACATCCCACGCATCTGAATACTTTCAGCAACGATAGCATCAGCTAAAGTCTGTGTATTTTCATGATGCATAAAGTTTACATAAGGGTTCAATATCTCTGTAGCATTGGTATTGTCATACCCGGTCCCGTCTTCGAGCCGGGCGAATAATCTTGAGTCATAAGTAGCCATTAGCCCACCAATATAGGAGTCGGTGCATCCAGCAAGTCAAGTTCTTCGCGGAGACGTTCTTTTTCCATACGAGCTTCTTCGATTAAACGAACACCATCAACTGTGACGCCACCTGGCATCATCATTCCCTGGTGTTTAGCCAATACGTTGCCGTTAACTTCCTTAACGAGCGCCGTGGCATAGTCTTTCACCCAACGGTTGTTGTATGCACCATCTTGAAGTCCAAGGTCCTCACCGGCTCTCATACCGCTTATTCTGCGAGCCGGGTTATCCCACTGTGCACCAGCATTCCATGGATTTGAACAATCACCAGAAGCATAACCATAACCTGCCGTATTGCTGGCCATTGCATCAACACCATTAAAGGATTTGGTGTAAACTTCAATTACAATAACATCTCCCTGACGGAAGTTGCCCATAATTTTAAGTTGTTCAGTATCGTCATTATACCAGTAATCTGGAAGTGGAACCATCAGGTCTTGCATCATCGAACGATATTGCATAAGCTGTGTAAAATAACCAAGGTCTGCACCAAAAGCATTTGGACCAAAACTATTACACGAACTACCCATTCCGCCATTAATACCAGCCAGTCCCAGAACGAAATCTGTGAACCATGGATATGTTGCTTGGCCATCCATCGAAGTTAATGAACCGACGTTAGTACGAATAATCTGCGTTACTGCAAAAATATTACGTCCTTTTAAATCGAAAACACCGTCACGGAATTTCTGTTGTGAAACTTCGTCATGACCAATATAAAAAGCCTGATAACCTTTGTTATATCCATTATAATGATATTCACCATATAATTCTAATGCGCGCTGGATACAATCATAAACCTGTTCGGTTGTGACTTCGATATTCGTGATTGGAGCACCAAGACGACGAAGGATTGCATCTTTTAATTGTTTTGGGTTGTATGATTCAGTTGCCATATGTTTTCCTCTTTACTGTATTTATACGAAAAAAGGGCCGAAGCCCTTTTGTTATGGTCCAACAGTCACGAATGTTGACAAAAGAACCCATGCATTATCAACGAGCACATAAGGGAGTCCGTCAGCCGTAGGAGCAACAGGAGGCCTTTTGGCGAGCTCTGTTTCTAAGGCTGATACTTTACCTTCAAGTTCGGTTATCAGTATCTCGGCTCCACTGGTGCGCGATTCGATACCATCCACACGTGATACTAAAGCAGGAATATCACCGCCAACGATTTCGGCCCAAGCACCGTCTTGGCGACCGTAAATCTTCGTATCAGATGGTGCATCACTGAGCTTAGTCGGCATTTCATTGACCAGACCTTCAACAGTCGGGAGAATACCTTTTTCAGCAACAGTCGAACCGTTTGGGTTGGTCCCATCGATTTGTGATTTAATCGTCAGGATAGAACCTTTGATGCCTGACTGATTGTTACCGATTTCGGCTTGAATATCCTGAATAGCTGCAGCGTTCGCACGACTAGAAGTTTCGACTTCACGCATACGAGGAATTAAGGAAGTCGGTGCCGGGCTATCACTAATACCTACTGCAACGTTAAGGGCAACAACTTGTCCCTGTAAGCCACTGCTTGTATTTTCCCCGATAACAACACGAACACCTGTCATGTCATCACGCAACGTTTTTAGACGGCCATTAATGGAAGTCGGTTCAGCATCAGTACCAATATCTGTTTCAACTTTCGACAATCTTGTATTCATACCAGAAGTGGTATTTTCTAAATTTGTTGCCTTGGTTTCCAGAGTCCCGACGCGGTTTGCGATACTTTGACCTTGACCGTAACCAATTGCAGTTTTGATATTCTCTATATCAGTTTCATTAGTTTCAGCTTTAGCTTCAACCACAGTTAAACGAGTATAAACGGGAGATTTACCAATACCTTCTGTACGCGGACCTAATTCTTCACGCATCTCATTTAATTTAATCGTGAGACCACCTACATCAGAATCATTGTAATTTTCTTCGAGAATAGTAAGACGACGTTGCGTGGTTGCAATTGCTGTACTATTATCGATGATAATACGTTTCATCCCGGTGGCATCATTGGTTTCGCCTTCAGGCAATGGGTCACCATTGATATCTTGGTTTGCATAATGGCCCATTTCACGCTTAATACGGTTAATATTAGCACGAACGGTCAAATATGGTCCATCTTCCAGTGGGTTATAATAACCAACATCTTCCTGTAATTCACCGAGATTTGTGCTGGTATCAAGTAAAGCAATATCAGTTTCGGCTAAATCCGTCTGGAGACTTACAATATTAAGACGGTTGGTTTCAATCTGTTGGATAACGCTTGCATCAGTGGAAATATCCAGGGCTTCTTTAATCTGGTTAACACTATCGACAATTTCGTTTACTTTGTCCTTAGTGGTCGTGTCATTCTTTTCCAGAGTTTCAACGTTGGTCTGTACACCAAAAGCTGCGGCGTTAAGGGCACCATCGTGCCCATATTTGGTAGTGGCTGCAGTTAAGCAATCACCATTGCGAATCCATTCAATTCGTTTTTGGTCAGCTTCTGGCACACCATCGACAAACGGAAGATTTGCTAATTCTAATTTGTTAATCATTTTTATTCCTTATCTGACCTTAATAATAAAAAGAATGGACATGGACCACGGACGGCTTTCATTACCTATCAGACCTTCGCTGTTCAATGTAGTCCGGGAATCACGGTTACCTGCACCATCAATTTCATAGCCTTCGTTCGTAAAATAAGAACGGTTATCCCAGTCCAAACCTTTACGAGTGCCTGCATAGTTTGAACGAACTGTGTTACCAAATGCACCAGCGTTATCATGTTCACCAAAACCACCAGCGTGCTTGTGGAAACGGAGTTGTTGTGCCTGTACTGTACCGTGACCATATGAACCAACACCTTGACCCAATTTAGGTTTTTGTTTGGAATCATTTCCCTTGGCGTTTCTTATATTAATGTTTGTTTCCCATTCCTTCATAGCACCATCGTTAGAGCTGTTGGAACCACGCGGGAATAAGCCACGAAAATCTGGTTTGTTACCAGTTGCACCCCATTTACCACCAACGACATTTCGGAAACCAGCATCACCAACGTTGCCACCATCACAGATTTCCCAGCCAGAAGGAATATTACCAGTTTGACCGCCCCACATGATAATAGTTCCGATTGGTACACTATCTTTTAGTTCGTTGCGGGTTACGACATCCTGACCATTTCTGCGTAAAGTTCCGTTAACGTTAAGAGTTCCGTTAATCGTACCACCACCAGTTGAAATGACATTTGCATTATACGCAAGAGCTGTATTACCATCACCAGAACCAACAGTAGTTGTTAATTTAACAACCCCGAGGCGCCCAGTTGTACCTGTTCTCGATAAAAGAGTGGACGGAGATAATGCAATATTCGAGTTACTGCCTGCAGCGGCTTCGGTCGGAGTGGCCAGACGAATAAGACCATTTTGACCCTGAGTAGAAACGAGTTGTTTCAAGCCCAATGGAGAAACAGCAACGCCATCATTCATTGTTCCCTGTTGGACTTCAGCTGGAGTTGCAATTTTAACAATCCCCTGAACGGTGGTTGTTGCGGTGCTATAAGTTGGAAGAGCTGCAGTTGCTGCACCGATTGCTAATGAAACCTTCAGAGGAGTCATAGCTGTTGTATCGTCTGTTCCTGCTAGTGCAGCCGGTTGTGTTGAAATTTTAATTACACCGTTGCGGTCTTCTGTAGACGTACGAGTATTAAATGTATCATCGATAGAAGCCTTGAGGCTTGATGGAACAATTGCAGCAGTCGAAACAGTTCCGGCAATAGCTTCTGCATCGGTTGCATAACGGGTAATACCAATATATGTTTCGGTGGCCTGAGTTGGAATAGCCAAACGAGCTTTAAGAGTTTCTGGAGTTACTGCGGTATTATTACCGAGACCATCAATAACTTCTTGTTCAGTTGCCAGACGAATAATACCTGGGACCGTAACAGTTGATTCTGGGATAAATCCATCGATAGCAATAGGAGCCAAAGCCCCTAATGCTTCTTGAACGTTTGTTACTTCTGGCGGGAATGAAGTCCCCGCCGGGTCAAATGTTTTATATTCGGATTTATCGCTAATATGTTTTAGCGTGTTAGTCGTTGTCATTAGTAGACTCGCTTATAGTGATAAAGAGATGTTGGACCATTAACCGAACCACCTTGCAATACTACATCTTGTGCGCCAAGATATTCCCATTGACCATAGCCAGAGCGAGGTTGCTGAACAATAGTCTGTTCCATAACACAACCATATTGAGTCGTGGGGGCAAAGATGTGATTCTGATAGTCGTTATATGTAATATTTAATATAGACTGGTCCAGTGCATCGATAGCAGTCGCAGAAATAATCATTCCCTGGGAAATTGCAGTCAAAAGAACGTCATTGACTTTCGATGCAACCAGCACGCTCGAGTCACCGACAATAACTTCTACCGGGAAACCGAATACTTTAATAAGAACCGTTTCGCCAAGGTTTTCGCCAGAAATAGACCCAGTGAACTTAATCTTATCTGACTGGCTAATAAACCCAGGAGCGGTATTCTCATGACGAGTAATTATCGACCCGACAGGAAGTTCTGCACGAAATGCAATATCATCAATTGCGCTCTGGACTGTCGGATAGAATACACCGTCATTTGTCTGGTTAGCAGATGGACCACCGATATAGCGGTTACCCGCTACAGCAGTGGAATCGGTAGTGGTATAATCAAACTGGAGGTAACCAGCATGGCGGGATATTACACCCGCCTTTTTATTTGTCAAAGTAGTCATTATGCAATCCTTACCCAACGGTAAACAATCAAATATGGAGGAAGCGTATCTATTGGCTGTGCCAGTGGGTCAAGAGCTTCGTTAATAGTCGCATAATCTTCGCGATAGTTTGTATAAGCAGGACCTTGAGCATCTGGGTCAACCTGACAACCACCAACAATAATTGGACCAGTTGCATCAGCTACCAATACTTTTTCATCGGTCCGAATTTTAGGAATATTGTTTGATTTAATATGAATCTGTACATTACCCCCGGTACCACCTGCAGTCGCCTGTGGAACACCAGAAGAATCCAGGTCGTTATTGTTTGTATGGAAGTTTGAGGCCGGGTCAGAAGACCAACCAATCAAAACACGCTCTTCAAGGCGCTTCCATGTTCCCATACCCATATATGTTGCAGGGTTATTTGGGTTAGTCGTGTTCTCGTAAATTGTGCCAATTGGATGGAACATATTAAAGAGAATAGAAACAGCAGATGGTTTAATTTCGCTCGGGTCCACCGGTTCCAGGTTAGGAGCAAACGGATTATCGTAATCCGTAATTCTTATATCGCCGGTGATTGAAACTTCTGGACCCTGGGAAACATAGATGTTATTTGTTTCATCTGTAATTTCGTCAAGAGTCATTGTGGTGCCGATATCGTTATTATACCAAACGATAGACAGAATATCACCATCTTCAAATGTGCGAGCAAACTCAAAAGATTCAATACGGTTGTCTTCATCAAAGGCTGTTATATAGTCTTCTTTTGATTTAGACCATTGACCACCATTATCTGTACACTCTTCTGCAGTTTCACCATCAGCACCTTCGCAGGTATAAGCTGGATAGTTTGCAGTTCCTGCTTCGTGTTGTAATATGCTGTTAATATAAACTTCACAGGCATTCGGGTTAATTGGACTGCTAGGCGATACCGCAAGTTCAGTAACCATAAATGTGTGTTTAGTGGATAAATCAGCTACAACCAAAGAGCCTTCGACCGGGGTTTCAAGAGTAAATTTCGAATCACGGATTTGAACATCTCGACGGTTATAAGAACTACGATACTGAGCAATACCATCGTTGAATGTTCTGACAATAACCGTGTCACCAGCTGCACAAGGCATACGTAAACGAATATTGCGACCGTCAAGGGTTACAATTTCACCAGGCGCTGCACCAGGCGAACCGAATTCAGCATTCACCGGGTCGAAAATATCATCTTTGCCATAAAACAGGTCGTTACCACGATGTTTAACTTCGAGGCTTGCGATGTTATAAGGACGACCATTAAACACATCCAGGAAGTCCGTTTGACCTTCTGTCGCGATGAATTGCTGGGTCTCAACAGTTGCCACGTCATTATTCGAAATCTTGTCAATCTGTTTGTTGTCAATGTATTCCCAACGACCAGGAGAGCAATAAACCAGTTCGATATCTGCCAGGTTACGACGGATAACAACAGGGTCAGGAGAGCCTTTCATTGTGTCGCCAACAGCCGGAACAATCGTCACCGGGGAGACTTGCCAGGTTGCAAACACATCACGCAAACGAATAACGTAATTATATTCGGACGGAGTTCCTTTAGGAAGCTTAACAGTAATCATACCATTTGAGGTATTCACTGCATAACTACGACCCATAACGGCTTCCAGAGTTGTGCCGTCGGCCACGGTCCATGTTTTCCATGCACCCGCAGCATGAGGATTTTCTCCATCGCCAAGCTGGTAGTAAAGGTCATCAAAGTTGTTATTAATTTTTTGGCCGCCGAGACGAAGATAATCGCCGGTACCATCATCGACCATCACGCCTATTTTTAAATTTTGTTTCATTAGATTGCTACCCCAATGGTTTGTGTCTCGGCTACCTTAATGGCGAGCTTCATGGAGACTGGTGCGCTTACGGTCGCCGTAACGAAGTTGTCAGCGCCTATTTTAAAGTTAATGGTATATAACTCATCATCGTCATCCACGTGACCACGACGCAATACACCGTATTCTGTGCTATACACTTGGTTAGCTTGAGTGTCTACAAAGAGCATGACCTCTGATGCTTTGTATTTAGTTTCATCAGTAGATATAGCGGTTAACAAAAGTTTCATTGTTTTGAAATCACCGCGCAATGCAATCGGAATATCTCTTGCGTTCAGACCGATATTATAAGTTCGGTCTAAAGGAATATGTTTTACACCAAACATATTTTCGATTGAATAATCCCAGGTGCCAACGCCGTTTGCATCATCGATACACCAAAGAGTAATCTTTGTATAAGGGCTTGTGAAGCGAATTTTGTTGGTCGGAGCCGAAACGAAAGTATCTGTGCCTTGAAGTTCGATTTCCAGAGATTGAGTTGGTGATAAAGTCCCGTTAGAGTTAATGAAGATAATACCTTCACCCATTTTACCGCGGGCAATCCTGGCAGTAACAACACCCTTGGAGGTATCGACATCACGGAGAGAACCAAGCGCAACAGGAGTGTTCCATTCGATTATGTTTGTTGCTTTTTGATAATAACCTGTAGCATGTAAGACCTGAGAGTTCTGGCCACTATCGATTGAATAAAGACGTTGGTCACCAAAGGTATTATAGACGTTATTAAAATCTTCGTTAATTTTACGACCACCATCATATAAGATATCGCCGGTGCTGGCGTTACCAATTTCGCCGACATCTATTAAAAGTTTTGGGGTTTGATTAATCATAGGTAAGCCTCATTATTGATATAGCTATATTTATAAAATAAAAAAGGGACCCGAAGGTCCCTAGTTAGAATTCAAAAATAATATTTACTTCTTCGGTTTGGTCCATTGCACGATAAACAGGTGGTCTGTTTTCCATGTAAATCATTTCACCAGAATGTCGACTCAAATCAATAGCATCGTAATATTCTTTTGTTGCTTTGATATTCGGGTCATTAGGTGCAGCTTTGATTTCCAGAGGGTTAGCGACAATTGAAATCTGTCTAAAACCTTTGTTACCTGGAAGACTGAACTGAGGGAAATAAATCGAATCCATGAAAGCCTTGAATCGAATTGTATTTCCTTTGATACGATAGATTAAACCATAATCATCTTGCTGCCATGTCAGGTTATCTTTGTATCCCCAACGTTCAGGGTCTTCTGCAATTTCTTCTGGCCATGGGACAACGATATATTCGTTTGTACAACGGTTAATGGATACGTCAGGTGGAATCTCATAGAGATATTCCCAGAGATAACCATCACCCATATCAACACGTCCTTCAGTATCACCAGTCCCTGATGGTGCACGGCTGGAAGCATAGTCCGAAGTCCATTTACCACCAAGCTTAAGACATTCTTGCTTATTAGTGATGGAATAAATCGAACAAGTCCCAGATTCAGGAACATCCACACAACGATAAACCATCCAACCTTTACCAACATCAGTTCGGTTATATGGTGCGGTATTACTTACGACAATTTCGCCAATCTGGAAGTTCAACGGGTTAGGATAACGAACATCACCCCAATCCTTACGAGGAACCACGCAGTCAAGCATGGATTTATATACCTTGACCGCGCCCATCATATTAGTCCAAACATCTTCAACACCTTGGGCATCATCAACCGGATAAGGTGGAGCAAAGCCCGGGTCGTTCTCGTTTGCAGCCCATGGTTCTGCACGACCGAACGTGACATACATTGTATTTTCAGTGGCGCCATCCCCGATGACGCTGTAGAAGTTATACATTTTTTCCGTTCTGAATTTTGATGTAACAATCGAACGGTAAACTACTGTAGAGTTATTCATTTACATTTACCTGTGTAGGATTAACCGGGTCTCTTGGATTACCAATATCATCTTTAAGACGTTGGTCAACTAATGCTCTCCAGTTCGAGAATGTAACAGCTGACTGGTCAAACAGTGGACTATATTTTCCACGACGTTGTGACGGTAACAATCCATAGAACATAGAGAAATCGTTCTCGGCATCATAATCAGCTGGTAACGGGAATGGTTGGCCAGCATTAGGAGCGATGTTATATATTGCTTCACCTGTGGTAGGGTTTTTCTCAATAGTACCATCAACACCAATCACTGCAACTCGGTCATTCCATTCTGACGGAATACCAGAAGACCATCTATAGTTACTTAATTTATTAATGATTGTCTCGGTGTGTTTAAGAGTCAAACCAACGTTAACAAACATTGTCAGCAACGTGATACCGATGAATCCAAATCCAACCGGGTGAACGAATCTCAAAACGTCATTACGATAACGGGAGGTTGGAAGGTTTGACTTAATTGTCATTACGTAATAAGAGCGATTACGGTTAATATAATCTATGTTGTTACTCAACAACTCTTTACCACGAACACCTTGTACAATCATCCCCTCGAATGAGGTTCTTTCTGATTTAATTTCTTGCCCAACAATAAAACGTCCCAGGAGGTTATGAATAGTAATGCGCCATCTTAATTTACCATCTTTATAATCGCGCTCCATATAAGTCACATTACTGCGACCAGTTGCGGTATAAATGGTTTGGCCTACAATGTCTTCACTGATATTATCAGATTCAACTACAATATCATACTCGGTTCCGTTCTTGGATTCGATGTCAATTTCAACATCTTCATTATACAGCAATTTGAACAAGAATTTATAAGACGCTTCTGTGCCTTTTGTTGCCCAAAAATCAGACTGTCGGGCCTGGAAGAATCGAACAGCTTCGTCACGTTTTTCCTTGGAGAGGTAAATGTTACGTTTGTACATTTCGCTCCAGAGGTATTCCCATGCATCTTCCTCGCGCGGATATTGGTTGCGAATAAGATTCAAAAGGTTGTTATAGTATGTACCGGAGCCATCACTGATGAACTGCAAATAGTATTCACAGAATTTTTCAAATTTACTATCCTGTAAAAGATAACTATCCGGAACCATCTTCGTTAACAGTGGTTGCAAGTCAGGGTCTTTTTCCTTATTCTCATTTTCCGGAGTCCACGGAATATCATGTTCCTGATTTTGTAGTTCAGCCATAAGCATAATTTCTTTTGGCTTCCAGATGATACGCACTTCATCACGCACGCGATAGTCAAATTCAAAATAGCCAATTAATTCCCCGGTATTTTTATGAAGCATAATCCCGGACGCATATTTTTTAAAGCCATTGAATTCGATGTTAGGTGCAGTAATCGTTACTCGACCTTTGTTCCAATATTCATGCACGATACGTTCCGGGGAAGTTCCACCAAATGTATCGATGATGTACTGATAAAGAATATCGTTATAGACGACCATTGCTCGGTCTGAAGTCGTAATCCAACAACGAGTATCGTCACGTCTTGACCAGTTAAAGAACGGCTCTGCATAGTAAGTCATACGACCTGGTTTGAACTCTTCGAAGCCAGAATCTTCGCCAGCTCTGAAGCTCATCATCAGGTAATGCTTATTATGTATCCATTGCTCATCGTAAACGTATTTGACTGCTTCGTTAACTTCATCAGGATATTTAAGAGGTAGTTCAGTATCAGGCTCAACCGAATATTTGAAGTTACTGGAGCTAAAGAACACTTCGATGCCATCAGTTGACATGCTTGCATAACCGTGTTCGATTCGACGACGTTCTTCTTCTGTATTACCAAAAACTCTCGTCCATGTATCAGTATCAGGGTCTAATTTATAAACACCTTTATCCAGAGAGTCAACAACGTTTTCAGGTTTAGTTGGGTCTTGTCTTTCTTCTTTAACTTCACCCGTAATTAATGCAAACGTATGACCTTGGACCGAATCCATTTTATAGCAAACTGCTTTAGGGTTCGCCGTAATTGTACTGTAACCAGTTTCAAATAGTTTTTCACCGAAGGTTGGAGACCCTGGAGTTGTATCAATCGGTGCATCAGAGGTTTTTGCTTTATACACACGACCACGAGCCGCAACATAAATGAATTCATCCGAAACCGTGATAGCTTCAGCTATTTGTGAAATATAGGCCGGAAGTCTTGCATAGTTCCCGAAGATTTCAATATCAAATCCAAGGTTAATATCCGAACCGACTTTAGCAAATGTAATGTCTTCAGAACTGAATCGAACATCATCCGCAGACCATCTTATATCGCTTGATTGTCGGCCATAGAATATGCGGTCATAGCCCAGAACGTAAGTTGTGGTATCAGTCTGATAATATACAGTCCTTGACACAGGGTTACCGATACGCTCATTAAAGAGTCTTATGTAATACCAGTTTTGACCTTTGTCATTGGAGACTTTAACCATCGGCTGAAAGCGTTCGAACAGATAAAGCACACCACCAAGTTCAGCAAGCATCGTACGGTTTTGGTCAACACAAACTGCTTGAATCGGTCCCTGGATTTCATGATATTGGTCTTCTTGCAAAACATAGTTCGAAATTGAAGACAAATGAGAATAAGCAGAAGTCCATGTAAAGTCTTCGGACATCAATGAAGCCATAATAGCATCATTGTTAAAGTTGATATAGCTCTGATTGTTATTGGTGAATTTTTCTTCAATGAATTTATTGGCCAAACTAAATTCGCGCATATGTTCAAAAGTATATGCGTTCGTTGCAAAGGTTTCAAATTCTTCGGTGTATTCCCAATCAGACCGTTCGAAGCCCATTGCCGCAACAGACACACGCATCTGATAACTTGTCAACGGACGAATATATTCCTGCTCGAACCATTCATTGTCTGCGGTATAACCAAGGTCGCGCCAAATTAAATCTCTAGTTGGGATGCGTACTCCATTTTCTGTGATTTGTGCAATCTCCACAAAATAGTAAAAGTTGGAGCCTACATCATCCCATTTAATACTAACCTGGTTGGCAGATAGTTTATCAATCCGCAAGCTAGTAACAGAAGGGGCTTTAACAGTCATTAAGATTCCTTAAAGCCTCCGAAGAGGCTTATAATGTAATTGGTTCTAAATTAATAGTCGTATAATGTGGACGAAGGTCATTTTCGAATACGATAAGCGAACCGTCTTTTGTATAGATGTTGTCCTGGTCTGGACCCGCATATAGTTCGATTGTTTGCACTTCAAAACGGTCTGAAGTCAAACCAATCGCGGCGATATCCCAGAAGATATAATCAGACCAATAATCGATTTCACCGATTACAAAGTATTGAGTCTGGTCAGCAGGTGCAACCATCTTATTAAAGTCATTACCTGTATAAGGTTGAATATTCGCATTAAGCTGAACATCACCTGGACGGAACGGACCAATGACCATTTTACCATCGCCAGAAGAGTTGCGGTCAGTCGCTACAATACGGACGTTATAGGAGGTAACGGTATCGCTTTGGTTTGTTGGAACGAATTCGAATTCGCTTGATTCCACCGACCTATTAGTATATTGATTATAATATTTAATGCCGGATTCTGGAGTCTTAAAGAAGTTCAAGACCTCGCGAACCATTGTCACCGTTGCAGACGAACCCAAAATACTATGGTCAGTATTATCCACATAAGTGAGCATTTTCGATTTAGCAAAACTGTGGTTAAACAATTCAACTTCATCAATATAATAGCGGTCAATCTGGTTAATGATTTGTGCTTGCAACCACTGTTCAGATTCCTGTAATTTATTCAGCGCATAAGACACTTTGATATTGTGTTTAAGGAACAAATAATCAGGAGAAATAACTGATGGTGTAATTGTCGATACGTTGAACTCACTAAGGTAGTTTTTGATGTCCTCACGCTGCACTGCGGTAAGATACAAGCCCGATTTAGGCTTAACTGATATAAACGCATACCCAGGTTTATTTGCGTCTGTAAACGTCTGTACGGCTTGTACGATTGAGCCGAATCTTTCTGATACGAAGGTATCATAATCGGTCCCGGTGACAGCACGCATCTGCGCTTCACGTTTAACTACAGCCAGTTCACGGATTCGTTCAATATCTTCCGGGTCACCACCGCCATCAGCTCCAACGTAATCTTTATCGTTATTGTAGTTTTCGGTAATCTTGTCAACAGTGATATAAGTCAAGGAGTCTGCATAGCTGAAATCAACTGCACCATTTGCATCAGCCCCTGATGTGCGAAGATATTCGATAACAATTGTCGAATCCTGTACGGGTTTCAATCCACCAATATAGTTGGCTTCCAATACGCCACCGGCAACAGATTTGGTCGATTCGCCTTCACCGAAGAAGAATTCAGTATTACCATCAACAGTTTCGCGCATATAGAAAATGGTGGACGTTGAGCCAGCATGAACCATTGATTTGTTTGTCCAGTCGGTCCACTCGATACCGTTCACAAAAAGCTTAACTTCTTTTCGGTCAATATCCGGGTCACGAATAAGAATAGGTTGTTTCGGGTCATACAAAAGTTCAGTACGAATAATACGACCTTGTGCAAGGGATACAATCGGCAGATATTGGTTGTTAATGTCTTTTACCGCGATTACATTATCCGTTGTGACAAACATATAAGGGTCAGCTGATGTATCACGAGCATAAGCCAGGAACTTAGTCCCGCGCGGGATTTCAATATTCGATGGTTGGAGAGCGTGAGAACATGTTAACATAACCGAAGTCTTTGCGGCCGAACGTGAAGATGGAAGATAACCATTATCCTGTGCAGCCTGAACAACCGAAGACCTTAGGTTTGCAGTTCCGATAAATGATTCATAAACTGCCGTGTTAGCAAACTGTTGCATATACAATGTATTGTATGCAAGCATATCAATCAGGATATTCATTCGCGAACCTACGAAATCATAATCCTTAAATTCATCCTGGCTTGATAGCCAGTCAATGATATTCTTTTTAATTTCTTCAAACGTAGCTCCCACAAATACTTTTGGGATAGCGTTAACGGTTCTTGTTAATTGGTAATTCGTAGGAGTAGCCATTTTATTTCCTATTTTATAAAGACTTTTGATGAGGCTTGAGCCACAGTATCACCACATGAAATCGGGTCTGCCATTTGAACAGCTTTCTTACCGGTAACGAATACCTTCGGAGTTCTCGGTTGTGTTACTCCACCATGGGTTTCATATGGTTTTTTAATTTCGGTATGCTCGGTAATAGGGTCTCCGGCAACTAATACCGGAATTCCCCCGGTGAATACTTTACCTTGAGTTGCATTGATTACAGTCGGCGGCCATGCTTCGTGACCTGCTGTAACACATTGATTAAAACTTAATCCAGCCATTAATCCCTCGCGTATACGTATGAACGCAATTTATCTGCCCATCTTGACCAGTTACCGACAATAGTTTTTGTGTAAACTTTTGTCATTGTCTTTCTTACTGGAGCAGGAGGTGGGTCGGTCTCATTACCTGCACGGCTATTACTGCCGCCAGAGCTCCCTGTGTCTCCACCAGAGCTCTCTTCTTGAAAGTCATAGGTTAGGGTTACCGTGTATGAAAAGACCTTCTGGAGGCTCGCTGGGGCCCTCCAGAGATACAATTGAGTACTCTTATCTGCAGGAAGGTCTTCCCATGAACCGGCAGTTTTGAATTCATCGTTAAGTCGGTATTTAAGCGCATCATCTGCAAATCCGAACACGGATTCATAAACACCATAAAGATGATTACCCTCAACATTAACGCCAGGGGTGGCCTCATATTCAGTTATATTTATTTCGACTAATGTTTCGTTTGTTTCTAATTGAGCTGTAAACGTAACATCGATTGAAGCTCCTTCCATGGAGTCTCCTAAGTCAGTGCTCATTGGAAGTATATTAGCCAATGTCAATCCTCGAACCATCAATAGTATATTGACCTGATGCAATAGAACTCATTGAAGCCATAGTCTCGGACCAAGCACCTGCACAAGTCCACGATACGGTACCATTTACAGTCCAATTTAAATTACCATTAGTTGTGCGAGTTTCGTTGCCTTCTACCATTGTAGTCGCATCCCCCTTAACAGTAACGTCAGCATTTCCTTCAACAATAACAGTAACGTTGCCTTTAACACGAAGAGTCCCATTACCTTCTACAGTTTTCTCTTCGTTACCACGAATATGGATGGTTTCGTTTCCATCGGTCTGACGACGAACATTAGCCATATTATAATAGGTTTCATCACCACCAACGTTGACTTTATTATTACCACCAACGTAAGTACTCGAATCGCCCTGGGTCATATAATAACCATCAGCCACTGTCTTCGAAGTCTTACGACCATCTGGTGCAACTTCCTCATAGGAACCGGTCGGATGAATCAGTCGATAACGTTCTTGCCCTGGGGTGTTATCGAATTCCTGTACATGCCCGCCTTCGGTTTGCATTGTCTGCACATAAGGATATTCGCCCTTGTAACTTGATTCTGGCTCTTTAAATAGAATCCTTGTATCTTCTGGAGTCCACGGGTCGGCTGGGTCAGAATTTGTAGGAGCCGCAAAGGTTTGAATCATCCTATACGAACGCCCTTTAAATTCTCTTTCTTTTGGGGCCATAATACCGTATGATTCCATATTACCCGTAAGGATAATCATTGATACCCTTGATGCACGCCCTTTAGTTTGGTTAAACCATACTGAATTACGAGCTTCCTCAAATGCCTTTTTATAATCACCTACTAACATTGCGCTAAGCATTCCACGGAATTTAGCCAATCCGCCTAATCCCATTTGGAAAGCCATGTTTTCAAGAGCCATTTGTCTCGAACGGTTTTCTTTATTATAAACCGGGCCCACAACGCTATGCCTACCTATATCGTTTTGAACTTTTTTAAGGTCTTCTTGAAATAACTTAGAAGCCTCGTCCATTGATATTGCACCAGGGTTACCTTTAACTTCACGGCCTATTTGATTAGATAATATTTTGTTTATCTGATTCATATCTCTAATAGGTTGTGGTGCAATTAAGTGCCCTATACCTATAGTAGGATAACCTTCGGTGTCCCAATATACCTTCAGTCGAAGACCTTCATCACGGTGGAGCATATTTTCAATTGTGAAATTAGGATTATCATCCGGTTTAACCTGACTCAGATCAAGGCCATCGGGGTTAATACCAAGGTCAAGGTTTGCATCCTGAATTACGTTCGAAGTTGCATCATAACCGACTTCACCGCCACGGTTAAGCGCCGCCGCATCATTACCAACATAAAGTGGGTATTGCCCTGTGGGGTCAGAGAAACCTTCGTTAGGATTTGCTTTTTGTCTTGAGGCTGAACCATACGTACCAATAACAAGACCGTTGAGCTTCCACTTGTCTAAAAAGTGACCATATACTTGAGTACCTGGGACCATACCAGTCATGGCAGTTTGAATCCCAGAAACTGATGCAGATGATGTCGGCATCAATACAGACATCCAAGGAAGGTCTTCGGTTCTGATACCTTTAACAGGCCCTTGTGCTTTCTCATATGGATGCATACCCCATACACGAACACGAACACGACCTTGCTGAAGTGGGTCCATTCGGTCTTCGACAACCCCGACGAACCAACTTACATTATCTGACATATTAATCATAGAGCCTTCTCCATTTCACGGATAAGCGCAGAAATAAATGACTCAATATCTTCTGGGTCAATTATTTTTATTTCGCGTTTGTATTCATTTTTACGGATAGCATCTTCATAGATATCCACTGCAGCCAATGGGCCTTCGTATTGCGGATATAATCTGTTGCGGTCACCTTTATCGTACCAGGTGTATGGATTATCAGGGTAAGATACAAGGTTCCAGAACTTTTCACCATCTTCATTCACATGATAAAGGACCTGGTTACCACCGACATTCGAATATTTCTGAATAGATGCCTGATAGGATGATTCCTGAGAACCAAGCCAACCATAATAAGGGTCATAGATGTCATTAATCATCAGGAGAACCCAATAGAGCTGCGTGTTCCCATAGAGCTGATATGACAATTCTTCGGGTCTCGGAGCTCCTGCAATGTAATAGGTTTTGGGTGTATAATTAGCAGCGACCTTATCGAAATAAGCGCGGTAGTTTCTGAAGATGTCAGTCATTGGAATGCTTAAGACGTCTTCTTTCGTCAATGATGCCGAGTTTTTTCTGATTGTTTTCGCATCATAATCAATTGGGTTAAAAAATGAAAAAAGCATAAAGCCTCCATTTATAAATAAGTATATCAATATTTATTAGGAGGCTATATGGCATACTCCGGGAAATTTAAGCCCACCAATATAGAAAAATATAAGGGCGACTGGAAGAAAATACAATACCGGTCAAGCTGGGAGGCGTGGTTGATGAGATGGCTCGACAACCATCCGAACGTTGTTCAATGGGGCTCTGAGACTGTGATTATTCCATACTTCTGCAACGCTGAAGGGAAAAAACGCAGATATTATATGGATTTCTGGGTTAAGTTCGATACGGGGCAACAGTTCTTTTTCGAAGTTAAACCATTAAAAGAAACAAGACCCCCAACCAAACCGGTTAATAATACCACTGCGAGTAAAAAGAGATTTATTAATGAGATGTACACCTGGAGCGTTAACTCTGACAAATGGAAAGCTGCGCAAGCTACCGCGGATAAGATGGGTATAACGTTCAGGATAATCACTGAAAACTCACTGAAAAAATTAGGATGGAAAGGATGAGTATTTTTACATTTATCAATGAATCTGCAGATAAACCAGGTCCGAAACCCAGTAAATCCGAACAACAATGGGTTGAGATAGGGGTTGAATTTTATACAGCAAAAGAAAAGGGAATGACCTCGAAGAAGTTTGCTGAAGAGAAAGGAATCAACTATTCGACCTTTACCAAAAGCATGTCAAGATACCATTCGAGAATTCAGACTGCTTATAAAGTATCCAAGCTCAAAAAGAAACCTGCTGGTAAACTTACGAAGGCTGAACGCCAGCTGATAATGGTGAATAGCTTTAGGAAGAGCATAAGAGATAAGATTGCTAACGAAGGTGCAGCAAGCAACACCAAATCTGCCAGATGGTTCGCCGAGACAATTAAGAAATCAGTTCGCGGTCACGTAACGGCTAAACCTCAACCAGGTAAGATTTATGCTTATATCTATGATGCAAAGCATAAGGATACTCTTCCGTACTGGGACAAATATCCGTTAATCATTTATCTTGGGCTAGGTAAGCACAATTTGATGTATGGTTTGAACTTGCACTATATTCCACCGAAGGCGCGTCAAGAGTTCCTTGAGGAACTTCTTAAGCAATATGCTAATACTCCTACGATTACGAACAAGACTCATCTGAAAATTGATTGGTCAAAGGTGAAGGGATTTAAAGGGGCTGACCAGATGATTAAAGCATATATACCTGGCAATATAAAAGGTACTATTACTGAAATCAAGCCCAGCGACTGGGCAAATGTTGTTATGCTTCCGTTGCAACAATTTATGTCGAAAGGCAAAAGATTCTCTTCTCAGAAAGTATGGAGAAATTCATAATCTATTATCGGTCAGTGTTATTGGTAAGGACAAAAGGTCTAGAACCATTATAACACTGATTGTTTTAAAGCAAACAAGGTGCACTATGTCAGGTTTATATAATCAAACTAACACGACTAACTTTATATTAGAGGTAAGCGATTCAAACCTCACACAGACCTTTAAACTCAACGTTCAAGATGTTACCCTCCCAGGAGTTCACATTCCTGTGACGGATGTCCCCGGGGGGACACAAGGTATAAATCGCTCCAGTCTTCCTGGTAGTACAATAGAATTCGACCCGCTGATTGTTAACTTTCTGTGTGACAAAGACCTAAGAGCATGGCTTGATATCTATAAATGGATGCTCTCGCTCAACAACTACATCACACACGAATCAAAAGCATGGCATCCAAAGGGTCGTCCCGAAGCGGTCACGCTTCATATCTTAGATAACAACAAGGACAAAATTGTCATGTCAATCCATTACTATGGAGCATGGCCGTCCGACCTGTCAGAGATTCAGTATTCATATAAAGAAGATTCTGACCCGGCTATCAATGCAACAGCAACTTTTAACTTTAAGTCTTTTGCTGTAGAAATTGATGGTATAATAATAGAAGGTAGACCACAGATTGATAGTAATGCAGCAATGCAACAGGAAATCAGGTCTAAGTCAATGCATCCATCTATGAGAAACGTATGAAATTAATTGCGATTGTGGGTAAAAAACGCAGTGGTAAAGATACGACTGCTGATTATGTTATTAGTCAAAACGGAACAAAGTGGCAGCTTGCGGGTCCGATTAAAGAAGCGCTTTATAAAGCGTGGATTCGTCAAGACCTACCACACAATTTGACCCTGGAAAATTTTGATGGACAAGGTTATGACCGTGAAAAAACCTTGATAATGAACAACACCGAAGCTTATATTCTTCTGGTTGATGCTCTTGAATGGTTGAAACAACAATACAATCTTGACCTTCCGAATCCAGATATGGTTCGTAAAATTATTGAATTTCACACACTAAATAATGTTGAGCCCTGGACAGTTAGACGTTTCATGCAGACCCTTGGAACTGACATCGTTTGTACAGAGTTCGACAGCATGTTTTGGATTAAAACTTTTGCATGCGACTATCTTGACAACCTCTATTCTGGATATAAATATTACGTTGTCCCGGATGTTCGCCAAAAGAACGAACTTGATTCGCTTCGGGCGATGGGTGCTACAATAATCTTTGTAGAACGCGATGAAGCAAATCATTCTACTGATACACACATTACGGAAGCTGGACTTCCACCACTAGCTAGTGACATTGTTATTAAAAACGATGGCACACTCGATGAACTTTTTGATAAAATTAATAAGGTACTATAATGTCTGAACAAACTATTGAACAAAAACTGCAAGCCGAAATCGTAGCTCTTAAATCCCGTATTCTGGACACCCAGGATGCTGCAGCTCAAGCTCAACAGGAATCCCGTATTCTGCAGGATGCACTGGGTAAAATCGCCACTCGTTTAGGCATTACCGGTGACCAGATTCAGATTGAAGACCTGATTGCTGCGGTTCCTGATTTGACCGCTGAAAGTGCTGACGAAGAATAATGACATTAAATGAAGTCTCTGAAGGACTTTATGTTGCAGCCAAATTTTCAGAATTAACTCTTGATGCGCTGGAAAATCTCCAGCGCTCTCTTAAGGTACCTAATCCCGTTCCTCGTGAAAAATTCCATTCCACTATTTGTTATTCCAGAGTAAATATTCCATATGTTGTTGCCTCTGGTAGTTTCGAAGTAGCCAACTCTGGTCACCTGGAAGTATGGAAAACTGATGATGGGAGTACCCTGGTTCTTGTACTGAATTCAGATTATCTTAGTTGCAGACATATGTATGCACGAGCCATTGGCGCAACACATGATTTCCCGGACTATACTCCTCACATAACATTATCTTATAATGTTGGTCCTTTGACGTATAAAGGAGAAGTCCAGATTCCGGTTGTTTTGGACCGTGAATATAAAGAACCGCTAAAATTAAATTGGTCGGCGGATTTAAAGTAGTGTACAAATGAGTGTAGGTGCAGTATTATGTTCCTACACCAATGAACAAACGGAGTTAAAATGAACATCAAAACTTACAACGAGTTTTTAGCCGAATCCGCCATCAATGAGACCAAATCAATTGATGATAGTGAAGGCTCTCTGAAATTTGGTTTATCCAAAAATGCAGATGGTGTTTTCTTTCAGATTGGTAATGAACGTTTTCAAACGTCCAAATATTCCAAAGCTGCAGTTGAAGCTGTCCTGAAATCTGGTGGTAAGTGGAAAGGCAAAGAAGGTACTAAAGAAATTGGCATCGCTGTTGACGGCGGTATGGCTTATTTCAAAATTGGTGATGAACAATTCATTATGTCTGCTCGCGGACGTAAAGAACTAGCTAAACTGTATAAATAAGGTTTCTTATGAAAACTTTTAATGAACTTTTCAACGAGTCCCAACTGAATGAAGAAGTAAAAATTAGTAAAGCAGTCAAAGCTATGATTGACAATATCAATCACTTGTATAGCATTGACTTAACTGACCATATAACAATTGGTAACAAACGCAACTTTTTCGCGTTTGACATCTCTGAACTTGACCAGAACCAAATCAACAACATTGAGCGTTTTGCCAATGACAAGGGTCTCCGCCATGAGACAGCTGGTTATAAAAAATATGCAATTTATCTAAAATAGGATTTCAAATGCAAACGCTCCACGAATTTTTGGTAGAAAATAATTACCTGGCAGAAGCAAAAACCTGGCCTCTGGGCCTTCAGAAGAAAAACACATACAAATGGGTTGACTTCAAAGGTAAAGGCGACGCTGAAGACTTTGACCAGCTGCGTAAAAATGGTTATACTTTCCTTGACTCTAACTATAATAAAATTACCTCATTTGGTCAGAAATCCAGCATCGCATATATTGAAACTGGTAAAAACACCCCTAAGAACATCACTGACGACTTCGCAGCTTATGGCGTGATTCGCGGTTCAAAAATGTAATGTACACGATGGGATAAATGCAGTATAATTATCCCATCAACTACTGGAGCTACTAATGAAAACTTATCAAGAATTTATTAACGAATCAATTAGTCACCCGGATATGCTGGAAGACCTGAAAGGACATCTGATGGTTAAGGCCAAACCGGTTGATGGTGGCGCATTTGAGTTGTTTCTTGTTAAAGGCGAAAACGGTCCTGATAACAAGAAAGTTTCAGCAATGATGTTGACTAAAGGTTACAAAGTCAGTTCTTCCTGGAATGCTCCATTCACTTACGCGGTAAGCCCTCGTGAACTGAAAAAAGTTAAAGCTGGACAATATACAAAAATTTAGTGTACGTGATGGGATAACTGCAGTATAATTATCCCATCAACTACTGGAGACAACATGAAAACTTATCAAGAATTTATTAATGAAACTGCTGATGTTAAAGTGCAATTCATTTACACCGGCAAGAAAGATAAAATGGGCGAAATGCCTTATGGAACTCTCCGCGACGCCTTAGATAATTACGGTCAGCTCGGCGGTGAAGAGTTTGGGGACTATTTTGTTATCCAGGGTCCAGCAGAAGTTATCGAGAAATGGGCTAAACAGTATAAATCAATTTTCCGTAAAAAATAAGTGTACTTTTAGATATGGGATAGTGTATAATTATCCCATCAACTAATGAGGAGAATAAAATGAAACGTTGCGAATTAATTAGAAATGTTACTGCCTTTGTTGCTGTTACCGCTTTTGGTTTTAGCATGTTCGCTGGCTTTATGTTGAATATGCTTTCAACTTCTGAGAATATAATCTCTTTAGTAGTTGCATTCTTAATTGGTTCAATCTCTTTCGTTATGGATAAAATGTCTAAAGGTGAGTAAAATGTATAAAGTGTATGCGGATTATCAGGCCAATCCATCTGAAAAGCCAGAGTGCCAAATTGGGTGGGCACATGACACCCTGCTTGAAGCGGTAGATAATGCCCAGAAATTAGGATATAGTTACGTAGATATTGTTCAACCATCTGGAACAGTTATTACTCTTGAAGAATTCAAGAATATCAAAACAAACTTTTTGCTCTTTGCTGGTGATAGTTATTATCCTCGTGGCGGTTATGCTGACTTAATTGCAAAAGCTGCGACTGAAGATGAACTGCGCGATATCATTAAAGAAAACGAGAAAAAGCCTTGTTATGGTTCCAACCGTTTTGACTGGTGGCAGATTGTTAATGCCAATACGCATACTATTGTTGATGAAGGAACATGCGAATGAATATCAAATTTGGTCAGACCATCCCTAAAGGTTATGCGATTGAAATTGAAACCTGGGAAAATGATGGTGACAACTATAAAACCCAAATGGTATTTGGCGTAGAAGAACAAGAAATCCAACAGTACAAATATATCCTGGAACTTTTCCATGGTTCGCATTGTAACAACCGCAATAAATGTGGTAATTCAGAATGGGATGTGGTTAAACACTTGGTTATCGCCCACATTGCATCTGGTGTAAAATCTGGGCAGTTGACTTATGAATTTTTGAATAAAGTTCTTGGTATTGCAGATTTGGAAGCCTTGTTGAATGACGATGATGAAGAATACTACCTGAATGAAGCTCTGACTGAACTTTTAGGTATGGCTTGCGAATATGATGGCGATTTCATGCGTGTAATTTCTTATGTTAAGCTATATATAATCGAAGAAGAAATCCGAATCCCATCTGTTAAAGCGCTTGATATGCTTTAACAAAAACGCGTTATTATTAATAAGTACCCTCTATTACCAAAGGTTCTTCCCTCAAAGAATCTTTCATAATAGCATGTGCTATTAATCAAACTTACTTTACTTAATTTTATTTGAGGTGTTTATGTTAGTATTAAAATTAGCTTTTTATGACCCGGAAACCAAGACAACAACTACCAAACGTTGTTCTATTTCATATGAATGTCAATTTGGCGAAGTTGAGACCGACGGCGAGTCCTTTATGGCAATTGCCGATAGCACATTCGCTAAACCAAAAATAATTCCACTAGTTAACGTTGCGGCTTATCTGGTTGCTCCTGAAGAAATGACTTATCATACAATTCAGCACATGGCAAAAGATGATAATGCTCCCGCTGGATTTGTAATTTAATTTTAGGCCCTGTAGCTCAATTGGTTAGAGCATCCGGCTCATAACTGGCAGGTTTCCGGTTCAAGTCCGGATGGGGCCACTCGGGGTGTAGCTCAATTGTATAGAGCAACGGTCTTCTAAACCGTAGGTTGTGGGTTAGAATCCCACCACCCCGACCAATTACTGAGGATATTATATGGTTATTAACGAATCCTATGCGGTTATGGATATAACCAACAACGAGCTGGTTTATAGTTTTGACGAGTTCGATGCAAATGATAAACAAGTCCCATGGTTTGCATTAACCGCTCCTCCGGCTCATAATAAATATCTAAGTTTCCCGACTCGCAGATTAGCAACAAATTTTATGGAATTCAATGACCTTGATTCCAATTATAAGGTTGTTAAAGTCAAATTAGCTATTACAATTGAATGAGAAACCGGGTCGCTACCGGTAAGTCGTCGGACTGATGTTCCCTGTTTAAGGACTGACATTAATAAATCTTTACGATTTGTTGATGTCCCCTTATATCACAGCAGAAACGGCGCACCTTTTTATGGAGTTTTTCCAGAGCGGGCGGTGCGCCCGGTAGTATGAGAAATCCGAGCGGATGGTGCATCCGGTACTATGGAATATAAATATTAACAACAACCCTAATAATGGAAAAACAAAATGCTTACATATGCAGAATTTTTAAATCGCAATACCATCACCGAATCCGTGCTGACTGAAGCCGGTAAATTTTCTTTAGTAGCTCCAGAAAAAGCGGGTGTTTCAATTGGCGACCGTGTTATGTTCAAGAAACCAGTTAATGGTGTTTCTTGGGGCATCGTAACTGGTTTTGGTATCAAAGCTAAAGACGTTAAGAATGCCGCTGCACCTGGTGCTAAACTAGCTGGTTCCAAAGTTTCAACTTATATGGTTCGTCCTAAACAGTCCCCAGGTAATGGTGCTGCTGACTGGGTTGGTGCTCCAATCGAAATCGCTCGTGATAAATTCTTGAACATCACTGACCGTGCCAACGAACGCGCTGCAATGGCATTCGCACGCGGATAAGAACACTTGCCTAGCAGGTGGAACCCCGACAAGGTTGCCGCAAGGCTTAGCCCCTTCCGAAAGGTTGGGGCTTTTTTATAAATATAACGTACCCATAACTAAGGAAATTTATGAAACTTTTAAAATATCTAAGCTGGATTCTGTTAGTGCCACTGGATTTCATTTCAATGATTCTGGCTGTTATCCTTGCACCATTTGTAGTGCCGTTCCATAACAAAAAGACTGGTAAGCTTCCGTTCGGATTTGACTGGATGATGACATACGATAATCCAATTGATGGTGACCGTGGTCATGTTAAACGCTGGGAAAAAATCAGAAAATGGCCGTTAGGTGTTTACTTCCAACGAGTAGCCTGGCTCTGGCGAAACAAAGCATACAATTTTGCTTACCACAAGCTCGGTCGTGATTGCAATTCAGAATTCCATTATAAAGGTAATCCTGATGTCGAATCTGGTTCCCCGGATAAAGCTCATCATGGATGGCTCTGGATGTGGACGGACAACGCCTGGGGTGTTTTTGCTTCTGTTCCTTATCTTAAGGTCGGTGGAATCACCTTTTATCTGCGTGTTTATTGTGGCTGGAAGCTCAAGAGCCTTCTGTCCCGACCCATCCCTAAGGCTATGCTCGCCTTTCATATAAATCCGTTCCGCTTTTATAAGAACTAACAGCCCGCATTGCGGGCTTTTTTATACCCCGAATAAATTTGAAATTTTCTTCAAAAAGTAGTGTACATCCGAATTGACCCGGCGCATAATGATTCCATACTGAGTTACACACTGAATCAAACAAAACTTTGGAGAAATAAAATGAACTTTCTGACCCTGACCTCTGCATTTTCTGTTACCCGCATCACCAACAAAATGGTTGCTGACGAAGTATGTGAAATCTGCATTCGTGAAGATGCACTTATTCATCTGACTTCAACCCAGATTGTTGCCATCGCCAAGTCCCTTAATTCTGAACTGAAGGTAAACACCAAACAGTCAAAAGAATCTATCATTGAATTAATCCAAGCTGAAATGATTGAATTCCCAATTGAAGAAGTTAAAGAAGAAAAAATCCAGTCCAAATCTGGTAATGCTCGTGACATTTGCTTCCAGGCATTTGCAGAAATTGATATGAATGATAATGCAGCTCGTCGCGCTCTGATTGATGTTCTGGTTACCACCCATGATATCAAAAAGACTGTTGTTCAGTCATATGCATCCAACTTCCGCAAAGCTCAAAAATAATTGAGAAAAGTGTTTTACTTCCAGGTGGGATAGTGTATAATTATCCCATACTGAGTTAACAAATAAAACACTGGAGAATAAAATGTTCAACGCACCTGCATGGCACGCTACCCAAGCTCAAGAAGAAAACAAAGCAATCATTTCTGCTAAAATTGAAGCTCAACTGAATGAATTGTGCGAAACTGCTTCTGAAGAAGTTGTTGCAATCATCAAACAGTATCCTGCATCCAACTACTCCCTGGCATGCATCAAAACAGAAATGGTTAACTTGTGGCGTAAGAACAAGAAAACTTTCTTGGGTATGCAGTACCAAGCAATCGCGACTGCAGTAGTAAACATGTATGACTTTGAAGTTTATTTCCCAACTTCTGAAAATTAATATGTACTTTGGAATTTAACTAAGGCATAATGATTCCATACTGAGTTACCAAATAAACAAACGGGATAATAAAATGAAAACTTCAAAACTGGTTAAGTATGTTAAACTGGCATTAAACAACTCTTCTGAAGCTGAAGCACAATCCGCAGCACGTATGTTCTTCAAACGTCTGACAGCTGAAGGTATTTCATTTAACCCGGCAGTATTTGGTATCACTCGTGGCGAAGCTGCTAAACTGGCAACTCTGGCAGGTAAAATTTTTAAAGGTCTGAATGATGGACAGGTTAAACCAGAAGTTAAACCTACTCCTAAAGCTGAACCAAAAGCTGAACGTAAGGCACCTAAACGCTCCGGTATGAGCAACAAAGATTTATGCTATGATATGTTCAGAACTGTTAATATGTCTAACGGTGCTGCTCGCAGAGCTGTTATTGATATGATTGTGCGTGAGTTTGGATTCAACAAAGCATCAGTTCAGTCTTATGCTTCCAACTTCCGCAAAGAATTTGAAATTTAATTAAAAAGGGGGTATACAAGCCCCCTGCTTTAAGGCATAATGATTCCATACTGAGTTACCAAATAAAACACTGGAGAATAAAATGAAATTCATCATCAACCTGGCGCTTGTTGACTTTGATAAAACTGGTAATTTCACATCTGCTGAAAATATGATTCGTAACACCAAGTTCAAAGTGCAAGTCCAACAGGCGGTAGCAAAAGAGTTCTTTACTGATAAATTAACTAACGTTGTTAATCACCTGAATGTGCAAGTTAAATTCACTCGTGAAGCGGAAACTACTGTTGCATTTGATTTTGACTGCCAATACCATGATGAATATGTTCGCCGCATCCTGGATATTGTGTCTGATGAACTTTATTATGGTGTGCAGGAAAACAAAATTTAAATGATTGGGGCGAAAGCCCCTTGAGGAAAATATTATGAATATTGAAGATAAAGAAATGAAAAAGTTATATGACTCATTAACCCCAGAGCAACAAAAATATGCAAAAGACCTGGGAGCTGCGTTAACTCGTGAGATTGAACAAATAGACCCTGAAACACACTGGATGGCGGAAGCAGCAGCATTGGAAGAAGCAATTAAGCGAAATGAATGGATTGTTGATACCAAGATTGGCGCTGATGGTTGTTCTGTTGAGGTGTCAGCTGTAGTTAAAGGTACTCATGGTGAAAAATCATGGGGCTGGCATAATGAGGCAAACAAATATATTGTTCTCTCAACGTCAAAAACTTATGGTCAAAAGGTTCCTGTATCCAAAGCTATTATTAAGCAAGCTCAATGGGAAGCCAATGAAATCTGCCTCGCAAAAATGAAATAAAATGTTTACATACCTCTGGGAACATGATAGTATGTTCCCTGGATAATAAAACTTTAACCATCTGAAGGAAATACCATGAATACTTTAAAGAAACTTGTTGAATTTATCCGCTCCAAACTGGGTACTGCAATGGCGCAAAACCTGTCTATTGAAGACCAGTATACTAAAGCTGCTTCTACCCTGATTGATAAGATTACTGAGCTCCAGACTGCCCACGTTAAGTCTGTTAATGAAGAAAAACGCATCCGCGAGCTAGCGAATGAAAAAGACCAGCTCGCCGCTTCAAAAGAGCGTGAAATTCGTAAACTGATTGCTGATGGTGCTGATGTCCAGGTCCATGCTAAACTGGGTCTCCTGTATCGTCGCACTGCTAAACAACTTCGTAAGAAGGCAGATGATTATGTTGAAATGCGTAATGAAATTAAATTGAAAGTTAAAGAGCTGGATGACTCTCGTCAGGAACTAGCTGTTAAACTGGAATACATCCGCGAAACCCGTAAGGTGTCTGCCCTAGGTATTGCAACCGCAGATGATGTTGTTGAAATCGCTGCATTGACTAAGATTGATATTGAAGACACTCTGATGCGTGTTGAAACCTTCAAAGGTCCACAGGTTGGTGTGGATACCACATCCGCTGACATTGAAGAATACATCAATTCACTTAAGTAAGATAAAGGGGGGCAAAGCCCCCTAATTGGGAGAGGAGAAAATTATGAGCTTATATACTGACCTTATATCAAATGTAGACTGGTTTGGCGGTAGTGGCCTTGCTACTGAAACTAATACAGTTCTTTATAGAATCCGCGGTGACTTGGGTTATTCCAATGATTTCTTAAGAAGAACAACTAGCCGTGGCGATACTACAAAATTGCCTTTTATTTTTGCTTTAGCTGAAGACCTTTCTTTCGCAGATGCCTTGGAAATTATTGATGTAAATCTGGGTATTCAACGAGTGGAATTCGCTGGACTACGTTATTCAGTATATGCTTTAAACGAGAGCGATGATTGTATACTTCTTAATATGGCAGATGATGATTACCATTTAGTATGTTATGTGGCGCTAGAAAATGGTGATGTATTTGGAATGGTTGACCGCCGGCCAGCTTATACTGATATTAAAAATTATGATAAAGCTGAGCTTCTTGATTTGACGTCTGAGTACACATTAGAAAGTCATAAACAAAAACGAAAGCTTAATCGTTTTATTGCTGAATGTCGTGAATATGCTAAAGGGGTTCAAAATGCGAACGTTATATCTGCCAAGTAAACCAGAAAAATTTGTGTACGCAGACAAGATTGATAAAGACCTTATGCCTCCATTTGGAGCTCTGTCCATGTGCATCGTTGGGGTTATAATGATGGTGCTTTGTGGGGATATGAATATCATTAGTGTTGGAGTCGCCTGGACGCTAGTAATTGCAGCTCCTTTTATTACAGTCCTGTGTATGGTATTGATAAATGTGTGGCATCAAAATCATATGAATAAAGGTTATCGGGGACGAGTTAAAGAGTGGGAACAAAAATGTGTTTCCCTGCAAGAAGAGCACAAAATTAAATGTGCCGAAGAATTTATTAAGGAGGTTCGTAATGGAACGGCCTAATCTTGCATCACATGTTTATCAATTGGCTGAATATGATATTGGTGCCAATTTATTATTAGGGATTGTCACCGCCATGCTTGGTGGTTTGGTTGGTCTGGTAATGACCACGGTTATGGCTGCAATCGAGGGAGTGATGCCTATTGAGATGGGCTTCTTTATGATAATCGCTCCGGCTGTTGTGTCTTATTTTATACCTGTTGTGTATGATATCTGTCACACAAACGCCGTGAATGCTCCTAGTCGGAAGAGATATGCTTCAGCAATGGCTGAGTATAATAAGTTCCTAGACAAAACAAAACGTAATGACCTTGAAACCTTTATTAAGGAATGTAAATCATGAATAAAATTGAAATTGCTATCCCCAAGTATTATGATGAGAAATCTGCAGAAAAAGCTATCTATTCTCTTCTAAATAAGACCTCTGAAATTGAAAAACACTGTGAAGAAATCGCAGATGAATATGGTATCCAATTTGGTACCGGTGATTATGGTTCGGGCCGTACATATTATCCTGTCGGTTATGAATGCTCCCAGTGGTTTAAAGATGAAATTGAAAACAACGGCGGTGAAGTTGAAAACGGTGTCGTTACAGTTGGTGCTTGGGTCTCCTCTTCGGCAATGTGCTAAGGAAACGCTATGATGAATGATTACCGTAAAAATAAAGAACTGGCTAACGCAGTAAATGACATCCATAAAGCTATTCGTCGTGCCGAGGAAATTGCAGACAAATATGAGACTCATTTTAATATATACCCTGCTCGCGGTATGGGCGGTGACTATTATTCTCCTGGCGCCCTGAAAGCTGACCTTGCTCATTGGGAAGAACATGGTCATCCTGAATGGGCTATTGTTAATACTCATGACTATACAACTGACCTGGAAAATGGTGGTTGGGTGTCCTCTTCTGCTGAATGTTAAGGAATGTTATGTCTCGTGAATTAGATTGTGCAATCCGTACTGCCGCGGCAGCTATTGAAAATGTTATCCAGATTTGTAAAGAAGAACGTGAAGAAGCTGATATCTATATCGATGGTCAGCGTAATCTGGAACAACATATCACGCTTTATAATGGTTGTATTACTATTAGCGGTAACTCCTGGGTGTCCTCCTCTTACGAATGCTAAGGAAATAAATGACTACTAAAACTGTTAAAGAAATTGAAGACCAAATCCGTGCACTAATCTGTGAAGGTGAACAGCTGGCCGATAAAACTGGTGAATACTTTCATGTATATGCTGACAGTCTTCAGCGATATATTCCCGCGGGTTGCCCAGAATATAAAAAATATGACTGGATTCACGGTGATTATGGTATCCCAGAAGGTAAAGGTTTCTGGTACAACTCCTCTATGTCTTGCTAAGGTGATAAAATGACTACTGCTGTTGAACATGCTGAATTAGAAAAAGCCGCCCTTGAACTGGCTGCACTGTATAAGAAAGTAAAAGATATGGCTTCTGCTCAAGATTTTGGTGTTGAGCTTGATGATTATGACGGCGAAGTCCGTCTTGAAGACTGGTTGAACAGCTCTTGTTATGGTGAAGAAGCTGGTCGTACCTTCGTTGCTCGTGCCGATGGTAAAATCTGGTATCCGAGTAGCTGCTAAAATTATCACAAGGATGTGATAGGAGGACTTATGTGCAGAAATTTAGTGTACAAGCCTAAAGAAACGTAGTATCATTATCTCGTCAACTAATGAGGAAAATATTATGTATAATGTTCTTATTGTTTTTGTCACTCACCCGCAAGGTGGAGTAAGACAGAATACTTCTCAAGTGGTTCAATTTTCTTCACTAGAGGCCGCCAATCTTGCTGCCTCACGAATTGAAGCGAAAAAATCGGCACTTGGAAAATATGAAGTAACTCGTCTTTACTAATGAGGAAAATATTATGATGTTAGTTATTGGTTCTCGTGCATTACATAACGCTGGTCTGATTGAAAGTCAGAAAATTGAAAACTCTGATTGGGATTTCATTGCCGACCAAGGCTCATGGAACCACTTTAAAGCACGTATGTTCGGTGCTCATATTCCTGTGGATAACCCTGATGTCCAAGCTTTTAAATGTATGTACAATGGCAAAGAAACCTATTTTGAAGCTTATATTGTCCGTGCCCTGACCAACGTACGAGAAATTACTGGCGAGCTTCAAGACGAAGATTTCACCTCAAGTTATCGTCTCCTGAAATATGCTGAAAATCATATTAAAAAGGACCGTCTTACAGGTTTTTACTGGGCGACTCCTGATATTTGTCTGGCAATTAAATTATCTCATCGTTACCTGAAGAACAATCCATTCTTCCTGAAGACCATGAGTCATATTAATTACCTTCGCAATAAGGGTATTGTTCTTAATGATGAGCTGCAGAAAATCATGCTGCAGCGTCAGGCAGAAACACTGTCATACAGTCACCCTAAACTAGACGTGGGCAAGAAAACTTTCTTTAATGATACAATCTATACCCTTGACCATGACTCCATCCACGAGGCCGTGGCGCTTGCTGATAAGCCTGCATATAAGTTCTATATGAAGGATGATTCAGAAGTCATGACCTCACGTGAAAAATTTGAAGCACTCCCTGATGTTATTAAACTGGCAGGGGTTTATGAAGAAGCATGTGTGCTCGCTCTGGAGCGTTCGCAGGTTCCTAATGAGTTCAATATTTCTCCATCCGTGAGCTTCCATATTGCACTGGAAAAAGTCTGTACCTCCATTACTTCTGGATGGTTCCGTGAGTATGCCTGGGAACATTACCAGGAAGTGGTTAATATGTACAACACCCTGGGTCGCGAAGACTATGTTAAACGCTTCAAGGCTAACCAACATTTAATTCGCCCTTTCACAAAATAAGTGTGTACATCCAAGTGGGACCATGACACAATGGTCCCACAATCAATGAGGAAAATATTATGAATAGTTCTAAAGTGTTTAATAGCCGAGCTCGTGCCGTAAGTGGTTTTGCTCACGATGTTCAAAACGATCAAATCAAAAATGAACCGATGTTCTTTAACTGTGATTTGAGTTTTGCTTGGGATAAAGGCGGCCCAATCACTCGTAGTTTTATTACCAATCTTCCGATTGATTGGACTAATGAAAATGTCGTATTCGATTCTCGTGTACATATGTTAATGCCTGGTTGGTATCCTGCTATCCCAGGTTATCACCATGATGATGTACCGCGTCCGGATATTCCGGTTGGTCAACACTTTATTACTGCAGGGCAACCTGATTATGATAATCCTCGTTACCATTCTGAACATATTCTTGGTCTTGTTAACGCTGATGTGTGTCCTACTTATTTTGCAACCGGAACTGCCCAATTTAGTCAGATTCCTGAAGGTGAACTTATCTATCGCCAGTGGCATAAAGAAGTTCTGGAAAAAATTGAGTCCAATGAATTAACCAAGTGGGATGCTCCTGACCGCACGTTGCTCCAGTTTGATTGGCAGACATGGCATACAGGTTCTCGTGCAGTAAGTAACGGGTGGCGCTGGTTTGGTCGTGTGTCTCGTAATACCGACCGTGTTAAAAAGATTACAAATGAAATCCGCGTTAATGCTCAAGTATATCTGGAATTCCCTATGGAGGGATGGTAATGCTGTATGAACCTGGGTGCATGGGTGTTGATGTAAACTTCATCCGCCGGGCAGAAAATGCAGGTATAATTGTATCAAGAGACGAATTTATGATTACCAAAAAATATTGGGCGAACCTTGATGATGGTGATGAAGGAATCAAGGTGGAAAATGTTGATTGGTCGCGATGCAATCGTCATGTGAAAGAGCTTTTAATTAAGGAATATAAAATGGGATACATCATTAATGGACATCAACCAGAACCACTCAAAGAACAGACACCTGACCCATTAATTTCTTATAGCAAGAAATATGGATTTCGTACCTGGAAAGATGAATTTGATAAGTTAATTTGTTCCAGGTTTTATGCGTGGGCTGGAATCTTATTTTTACCAATCCTGTTGTTTTTCTTGACAGGTAAAAATGAAGCACCTGTAGCTGTAATGGGCGCGTGTGTTTCTTCTGCTGCTATTGGACTTATTGCATCATTTTTATGGACTATGGCTATTGAAGTACCTTTTCGTATTTCTAAAGTTAAAAAGCTATATGACGATATCAATAAGAAAAATACATTGAACTCTTTTATTGAGGAATGCCGTAAATGAGTATTGCAATTTATATTAAATCCGAGTCATGTGATTCTTATCTGTATTCCTATGATACAGGTACATCAGAAGAGAAAATCAAAGATGATTTAGAAACTGACTTAGATATGTTCCGCCCAATTTCCGATTATATGGTCCAAATATCTGATAGTGAAAGCCCGTCAACAGAAACATGCGTTGAAATTATTGTGGCCGAAATCTTTAAAAAATCTTGGGAACGTGATGATGAGTAAGAAAGTGAAGGAATTATCTGCTGGCATTATTTTCATGACTGAAGATAAAGAGTTATTCATGGGTCGTGTGACCGGTTCTCGTAAACCAGGTATGTCTGCGCACAAATGGGACATCCCTAAGGGTCATGTTGAAGCTGGTGAATCCCCGATTGAAGCCGCTATTCGTGAAACCGAAGAAGAAACCGGATTTACCCAATACGACCCAGCATTCTTAAAAGACCTCGGTGAGTTCCGTTATTCAGATAACAAAAACCTTCACCTGTTTTTGTATACGGTTCCGGTTGAGCATGAACAATTCAGACATAGTAAATGCTCTGCCTATCATACCTTCCCGGATGGTAGTACAGTCCCAGAGTTCGATGCTTTTGCTCTGATTAAACCGAGCCAATGGCAATACGTGATGGGCAAATCGATGTACAAGGTACTGACCCAAATTTTCGGATAATAAATACCCCTATATAAGGGGGTATTATGAATATATTCGAAATGTTACGCATAGATGAAGGTTGTAAGTTGGATTTGTATAAAGATACCGAAGGCTTTTGGACCATCGGTATCGGGCAACTGATAACTAAGAACCCGTCTAAAGATGTTGCTCGTGCCGAGCTCGACAAGCTCATGGGTCGCGTCTGCAATGGTCGCATAACCCAGGTTGAAGCTGAAACCTTGTTTAACCGTTCAGTGGAAAAAGCACGTGCGAGTGTTATGCGTAATGCTAAATTAAAACCAGTGTATGATAGTCTTGACGAAGTTCGTCGCTGTGCCCTGATTAATATGGTCTTCCAAATGGGTGAAGCCGGCGTTGCTGGGTTTACTAACTCCCTTCGGTTGCTTCAACAGAAACGTTGGGACGAAGCTGCTGTTAACCTGGCTCAATCCAAATGGTACAAACAAACACCTAATCGAGCGAAACGTGTAATCTCAACATTTAAAACAGGAACTTGGAAAGCATATGAAAACCTATAATGAATTTTTGACCGTGACCACTCTTAATGAAGCTACTGACACATTTGCAACTAAGCTGGGCACAGCTTTGGTAGAAGCCGAAAGTCTGTTAGCGCGTATTTCCGAACTTGCTAGTAAGGTAGATACTCGCAAATTTGAGCGGACATCTGATATCACTAAGCTTGAAGCTCTATTGCGTATGTGCGATAAACCGGAAGAAATCGCTAAGAACGGCTCGCTGATGAAACAGCGTCTTGAAAAATATATCTCGGCTGCTTCCACAAAATAAGTTTACAACCTCCTCGTATTGATGTATTATTATCCCATCAACTACTTGGAGGAACAAACATGACTCGCATTAATTTAACCCTGGTATCTGAACTTGCTGACCAACATCTTATGGCTGAATATCGTGAGCTTCCTCGCGTGTTTGGTGCGGTTCGCAAACATGTACAAAATGGTAAAAAGGTTTCTGACTTTAAAATCCCATCATCTTTTCTTTTAGGGACTGGTCATGTCACCTTCTTTTATGATAAACTTTTGTTCCTTAAAAACCGTCATCAAGAACTTATTGCGGAATGTTTAAAGCGAGGGTTTAACATAAAAGATATTTCTACCCAAGATTTAAATGATATTCCTGATGAATGGAAGAATGATTATCAACCATCAATCTGGTCAATTGAAATCAGTCAAGCCAGATTGAATGAGAAAATTTCTCAAAAGCCTACCTGGTACAAATACTATGGGAAAGCTGTGTACGCTTAACTAAAAAGGTTGTATAATGATTTTATCAACCAAACAATGGAATATAAAATGAAAACTTATCAAGAATTTATTACTGAATCCACCCAAAAACGTGTTGAAGGCGGTTATGTCTGGATTGAACAATTAACCCCACCAAGTGAAACAAGCACGGGTTCGTGGAAAATTACTGTTGATGGTCCTGGCGGCAAACGCAAGACTATTAAAGAAATTAAAGGTTATTATGACGAAGCTAAATCATGGGCGGGTAGTCATGTAATGCAGATTAAAATTGCAAACCCGGATAACGTTCATGCAGCAAAAGCATTCCGTCGTATTGGTAATAAACTTTATGATGCGTTTTTGCGCGATTTCCCTAAAGCTTAATTAAAGAGACATTATGAAAACTTATCAAGAATTTATTACTGAATCTGCTAAAGCTCCTGCTGGTTCCTTTAAAGTCCGCGCGTTTGCTGGTGATGCTGAAGACTTTGGCACCATGAAGCGCAATGGTTATTCTTTCTTTGGCGGTGATGGTAAAGAAATTGTCACCTATGCAAAACGTCGCGAAATCGCATTCGTGGTTGCTGGTAAGAAAGTTGATGTTGACGATATTGAATGGGACTTTGAGACCTTTGGTATTGTTTCTGGCGGTAAAGCATAACTGTTTACTTTTTGATGGGATAGTGCATAATTATCCCATCAACTTGGAGAGAATAAATGAAAACTTATCAAGAATTTATCACAGAAGCTAAAGCTCCTAAAGCATTTCAAATCGGAGTCCAGGGCAATTTAGACCAACAATATGTTGATGCTATTGTCGCAAGCCTCGGTAAACAAGGTGTACAAGTGGATTTGGTTGATTTTACTAAAGGTAATACTTTTAATATTGTTACATCTAAAGGTTCTTTAGCTAAAGTTAAAAAGGCCTTTGGCGTAGCACAAGCATATGAAATTGACCATTCTGAATTAGAAAATAAAGGTCGCCAGAACACAATTAAAGGCTCTGGTTCTTTCTAATAAAGGCAAGCCGACCCTCTCCTCATGAACGTCGCGTCCTCTGAGTGATGGGCCTTTCCCTACCTGTAATAAGGTCGAGCCCAAGTGCGGTAAAGGGTTTACATACGGATACATGGACGAATTATGTGCCAAGGAATGGCCCCACAACTAAGAGACAACTATGAAATTTTTAACTCCCATTTATCTAACCTTAATGCACGCCTTCGCTGAACGCGCCATTGAACGTTTAGATTCAGACCAATACACCTGGTATGAACCAGCTTCAAGAATGCAAGAGTTTGGTACCCTTAGACTTGACGGTGGACGACAAACAGGTAAAACAAGTGCCATTGCGCAGTTTGCTGCGGATTGGGTTTCCAAAGGTAATGATGTGATTGTTATGTCGAGTTCTTCGCATCGCTCACGAGAAATCTGTAATATAATAAAGCGGGTTTCTAAGGCACAACCACATCTTAATGTTGAGCGACCTGGATTCGTTGTCTATGATACTGTACGCAGTTTCCTTGATGAAGATAATTTCCATAAGTACCGTGGATTGCGTTTTACGCGTCTTTTAATCATTATTGAAGAACCTATTCGCCTCCCTGCAATGGATAAGTTCTATGAAGCTTATCAGGTAATGATGAATAAATTTATGTGTCAAGGTGATAAGCCTTTGCCGTTATTCTTTGTGATAGGAATGCAATGATGACCCATGAAGAGCTTTTTGACCAAATCTATTTTATTCCAAAAGTTAGGTCTGAAGATTTCGTAAAGAATTTTGAAATCTTTAATAAAGCAAATTTCTTTGAGTATGTGTTTTTGTCTGGACCTTTTGTTGGGTCCAGATTTCGTTGCACTGCTCCGAGTATTCGCTTGATGAAGTTGGTTCCTTACTTTACTCTGGAATTTATTTCTGGACCTTGTAAGGGTATTATCACTCGTAGCCTCCTGACCTATGACCAGGATGTGCGATTAATTAGTGACTGGAAAAAATATGTCTAAATTGACAATTGAAGGCTCTGATGAAGCTCTGAAGATGTTTGTTGACTGGTTCCACGAACAGGGCGAACAAGGCTTTATGGAATGCTGGGACGGTGGCCAATGGAATGGTAAAGAAATTGTTTACCCGACTACCTATATCTCCGTGCAAGGTTGGACTGATGGCCTTCGTTTGGTAGAATATGATATCGCAACTGGCGAGGAAGTGAAATGATTGAAGACATCAAGGGTTATAAACCGCATACCGACGATAAAATCGGTAAAGTGAACGCGATTAAAGATGCAGAAGTTCGTCTTGGGTTAATGTTTAAAGCTCTGGAAGAAGAGCATGTCAACCATTATATGGGTTTAGACACCGAAGAAGTTTCTGAACAAGAACTGGACCAGGCTCATGAACGCATCACCCAGATTCGTAATGCAATTGACCGTCTGAAAGAAGCAAGCATGTGGGCGTGTCGTTCGGTTTTCCAACCCGAGGAAAAATACTAATGTCACAGATTAATTCTGGTTTTGGCTATGAGTTATCAACAGCTTCTCATCGCCGCATAAGCGATTCCAATCCGTTTGGATTCACATCAAAACCCAAGAAAATCCAGGGGTTAGATGACTTTCAAGAAGTGATTCGTCAAGCTTTCCAGGACTATGCTCGATATCTTAAAGAAGATAAAGACGATTGTCTGGAAGAAGATGAAATCGAGTATTATGAGCAACGTCTTGAACAGATTAAGAATTTACACGCTGTTCGTAATGAAGTCTCACAGTCATTAAATAAGCTAATTCGTTTTAAAGAATAGTGTACAAGCAGGTTGAAATGAGTTATGATTATCCCATCAAACAAAAGGAGATAATCATGACTACTATTGATTCAAGTGTTTACATTCGCCGCAATAAACTTCGTCGTATTTTTGAAACGGAGTTCCTCAAAATTAATAATGCTATCAACAAGGCTTGTAAAGAAGCAGGCCTTGAAGCATTCTTCATTAAGTACAGTCCACACCTGTTGGACCGTGCAATCCAACGTGAAATTGACGAACAATATGTTTTTGACTTGTTTGGAAAAATCACACCACATGTAAAAGAAATTGTTGAATTCTTAAAAATGGAACCGCTTCCAGAAGTTGAAGCACAAATTGACCCGAATGTGAACTACCGTCCACTTCGTCTGGAAATCACAGACAAGAACCTATGGTTAGGAATGACAGTTAACCCGGCATTACCTGGGAAGTCTCCAACCATGTGTTGTCGTATGGCGTTTGTTAACTCTAATCGTCTGGAAGGAAAAATTAGCACAAAAGTGATTTATATCTAGTGAGGAATTCATGAAAAAAGTAATCGCCACCTTACTATTGACAGTTAGTATGTCTGCCCATAGCGTAGAGCCTACTTTCAGTAATGAACAGATGGAAAATCTTCAATATGCTTATGCGTTTGGAGAACAGTTCCAGAAAAATGGTAAGTACAAAGAAAATCCGCACCAACATAATGGTTTGGGATATATCATGGCTGGTTTAACCTGGCAGGAATCATCTGCTGGTGTTAATACAGGATTAAATAAAGATAAGCATCATGCATATGGTATATTCCAAAATTATCTTCCAACCGTACGCGAGCGTGTAAAACAGGTTGGGTGGACAATGACAGATAAAGAAATAATCAAGATGATAAGCAAGAGAGAAAACAGCGCGCGCTGGGCCTATATTGAGCTTTCATATTGGTTGAACATTCACAAGGGGGACATAAGAAAAACACTATCATCATATAATGCAGGGTGGAATGTGAAAGCTGGAAATACATATGCTTCGCAGGTCCTAGAAAAAGCTAACTACTTAAAATCACGAGGCCTATTAAAAATGGTGGATTAAATGGTAAGAGTCATAACTTTAGCCATGGGGTTAGTATTCAGCACGGGAGGAATAGCTTCAGTACAGAGCGTCGACAACAACAGCATCGTAGAATATGCAACGAGGACGGCCAAAGATTATTGCGCATCAAGCAATGTGGATTGTATAATCCAGTTCAGTGCCAAACTCACTGCTGCCTATAAAGACGGTCAAAATGATGTTGAACACACTCTTATGAAAAAGAGTACTTTATCTAACAAATATGAAAAGAAACTATTTGAAATGGATTGTATTCTGTCGAGTGCCAAATATAAAGCGGCCTGTACCAGTATGGTTGACAGGTTAGTCGATTCCTATAACAGAGGATTGAACTCTAAATGATTGTTAACTATATTAAGGGCGATATCGTCGCCCTCTTTCTCGAAGGAAACATCATAGCTCATGGCTGTAACTGCTTCCATACAATGGGGTCAGGCGTTGCTGGCCAACTGGCAAAGGCTTACCCAAAAATTTTAGAAATGGATAAAACATCAACTGAATACGGTTCCCGAGAAAAACTCGGTGATATGTCTATCGTTTTTAAACATAAGCCAACTGGATTTGGTATGTGCTATAACCTTTATACCCAGTATGAACCGGGTCCAAATCTGGATTATGGTGCTTTATTAAATTGCATGATAGAATTAAATCGACAAGCAGAATCACTTTTGTTCAAGCCCGTGATTTATATTCCCAGGATTGGCTGTGGTATTGCAGGTGGTGATTGGGATAAGGTTTCCCGGTTAATTGATATGTTTACTCCTGACATTGATTTGATAGTGGTGGATTATGAGTCAAACTAGTATTCTTAAAAATGCTCACTGTGAAAAGTGTAAATGGCCAGTTGTTTTTGCTTTATGCAACGATGAAATGATATGTGATTTTGATTATTGGTGCTATTGTTCTAATAAAGGGTGTGTGAATCATGCAGGCGCTGGTTTCTATTCCGGGTTTCAACCGTATCCAGACTTTGTAAAACAAGGTGAACCGAAATGAGTTTAAGTATTAGTCAGAAAAGTAGATTGTTTGAGCTTATCCATGAGCTTTTGGACGAGCATACGGAAGCGAACGCTTTTTATGATGAACACGGCCCGATAGATGCCGAACATCAGGAAGAATTTGCTAATCGGTTTGATGAGAAAGAAAACGAATTAATTGCTTATGTGAATACTCTTTAAGAAGGTGATATGGCGAGTTTAATTTATCATTACGCAGCAATGAATGCAGGCAAAACAGCTTCATTGCTGACTGCAGCTTATTCCTATAAAGAGCGTGGAATGAGTGTGCTTTTGCTAAAACCTGTTATTGATAATCGGGACTCGGAATCTGAAATTAAATCACGTATTGGTATTAGCCAGGAAGCAAACCTGGTAACGGCCGACATGAACCTGTTTGAATTCTATAAATGGGCCGAGTCTCAAAAGGATATCCATTGTGTCCTGGTTGATGAAGCTCAATTTTTGTTACCAGAGCAAATTGACCAGTTAGCACGAGTGGTTGATAATTATAATATCCCCGTTATGTGTTACGGGCTAAGAACAGATTTTCGGGGTCAGTTATTTCCCGGTTCAGCCAGACTTCTGGCTATTTCGGATAAACTGGTTGAATTAAAGGGCGTCTGCCATTGCGGCCGGAAAGCAACCATGACCGCTCGAGTAATCGACGGTGCTGCTGTAAAGGACGGCGAGCAAGTGTTAGTCGGTGGGAATGAATCGTACGTATCTTTATGCAGGAAACATTGGCTCGAATTGACAAGCTGAGGTCCTTATGATATATAAGATTTGGACGTATATCTCTATTTTTGTTATTGCTGGAATTGCATTTATCCCCACACAAACAGATAGCGAGAGATATGAAAGGGAAATTGAAATAGTAGCAAGCACGTACCATTCTGTTAATAAAGAATGCCCGAATAAAAATGGAATAAATTTACAAAAAGCACATTATATGCTGACTGTTACTAGTCCAGTGCAAAGAATATGGGTTGATAGACATTTTTCTGATTTATTTGCAATATATTGTTTCAAGTTTAAAAGATTATAAATACAGTTACTAACTAGTATTCCGCTATGTTAAGGCTGCAAAGCGTAATCATGACCAACAATAAGGAGTCCTTTATGGACCTTATTCGAGGACTTTCTCTAAGTCTATTACTAATGGGCTGTTTAGGCCCAAATCTGTCCTCTGCTACAGATGGTAAATTTACACAATATGCAGATAGTGCGATGCAAATCTATTCGCAATTCAAAGAACCCAGCGTCGAGCAGTCCGAACAATTTTGGGCTTTTATTAAAACTGAATGGAACAATAAGAGTCAATGTGTAAATGAAATCACATGTCAAATTGATGGCCGGGCTGCTGCAGTCGAATACGCTAAATTAATGAAGGTAAAATTGGAAGATGAAATTCGATGATTTCGTAACAGGTCGTGGGTCTGAGGTGGATTCATATATTGGGTGGTTGTTAGTCTCTTTGGCTTATTTTAAATCCGCCCATCTTGAAACCAAAAGTTACGCCCGCCATAAAGCTTATGATTTCTACTTCACAGAAATCCAAGGTCCACTCGACCAGTTCAGTGAGCAATGGTTAGGTTACAGCGGGAAACAATACAAAGCTGCATTACCGTCCGCCTCGGACTTGCCGAAAGATACAATTTTGTTTTTAGATGAAATGATTAAAAGCTCTGAAAGAGTCTATAAAGTTGTACCCAAGGCTATTCAATCGACTCTGGACGATATCGTTGGCGTTTTCTTTCAAACCAAGTACCTGTTAACATTAGAGTAATTCAAAAGGTCTGCCTTCGGGTGGACCTTTTTTCATTTAGGGGGTTTACATCCTCATCAAAAGGGTGTACTATTATCCCATCAACTACTGAGGAGAATACAATGAGAATTAAGAACATCAAGATTGATGCAGTTAATACTGGTGATGAGGTTGTTATCTATCTTAACGATTATGCAATCTTTATGGACAGTGCCACTGATGAAGAAGTGGTTGAACTCTTGCAGAAAGCTCCATTTGAACTGTGTGAAGAAGATGCTACTCATCTTTCATCAGCAATTTTCTCATTATCATATGTGGTGGAATAATGAAACTTACAAATACTATGGTTTCATTGGAATATGAAACCAACAATCATATTCTTGAAATTAAGATATTTGATGACAGAAGCATATTTGCTGATTACAGGGGGTACAGAATCCGCCTGGAAAAGGAACAGCTTAAAGAGGTTGAGCTTTTTAAAGAAACATTAAAAAGTTGCGGGTGTAAACTGAAAAATACTCAAGTCCAAGAATTAATTTCTACCATCAACAAATACTGGTGATATTATGTTAACTACTGAACAAATTGAAAAAATTATTAAACTTGCCTGGCATATTGAAAACGCATCTAATGACCTGGCAGTGGAATTATGTGAAGGATATTCATATTCTGGAATAGAACAGTGTAAGCGTGATTTGAATAACTCTAAAGCTAATTTGGTTGAATATCTGAATGGGTTGAAAGAATAATGGCTGTTGGATTTGCAAAAGATGGCGCTGAACAGTTAGAGATGGAAGCGGTTGTACAAGCCGCTATCACCTATGCGAGAGCACAGGTTGCAGTTGAAAGGGAGTCTGCTGAATTCTGTTTTGACTGCGACGAAAAAATTCCTGAAGCGCGGAGACAAGCGATTAAAGGTGTGATATATTGTGTTGGTTGTCAATCAATGCATGATGAAATTTTTAAACGTGAGCCACGTAACTGTTGGCATAGGAGCATGAGATGATTTACTATCTTGAACCTTGGGCTTGGTTAATAATGGCTGTAGGGCCTGTTTTAATTGGTTTATTCTTTTCATGGTTAGCGAGGAAACTGTAATGTTATACGACCCAAGTGGTAATTCTGAAAATGGTGTGATTGTTCTGGAGCCTGAACATCCAGTTGGTGACGTATACCGCCCCGTTGAAGTGTGCGAATGTAATTTCGTTGAAGGCAATACTGGTGGGATTTCCATTGAGCAAGATGATGATGTTATTTACCTGGATGCAAGCCAAGTAGAAGCTCTTTATAGTATTTTAAAACATAACCGTTGAGGAACAGAAAATGATTATTGAAACAACTGAATTGTTTGGCGAACTGACCGCTGAAGTAGTTAATAACGCAATTGAGCTTTCACAAGAAGACGATAAAATCGTGCTGACTATCGCTGATATTAAACCGCTTTATGATTTAATGGTTTTGGATAGACACGATTATCTTAATGGTCGTGCTAGTGCTCCTATTGATATCAATGATGATATGTATGCCTATATCTATAAAAACGAAAACGGGTTTAATCTGGAAAATGGTATTGAATGTCTGAGCATCAGCGATTCTGATAAATTCTTTGATTGTATTTTCAAACTCTTCCAGGAAGAATGCAAGCCAGAAGTTGAATGGAAAGTCCCTGGTCAAGATGCACTGATTCGTTCTAGTGAAACGTTTGAAGGTGACGAAGAAGGCGATTATAATACAGAGCTTACGGTTCATCAACACGAGGGTCGTGACTTATTATCCATCGTTCAGACCCACGACGGTGAAAGTGAAGTGGTATTTACTAAGGACGAGCTAAAAGTTTTAGTCTCTTATCTGAACTCTGTTATCCCAACTATGAACTCTTAAGGAAAATATTATGATTATCAATGCAAACTCTTGGCACGCTCGCTTCCATGACCGTTTTTATGACCGCCATTCTCGTCCACACTCATTGTGTGCTTACTTTTGGAAAATGGTTTGGGCTTGTTTTGTTTGTGCCATTTTTATCGGTAGTATGGTTTTTGGATTAACTGTCGCGGGGGCCGGTGTATTAGAGCATTTCTTTGTATTAAGTACCCCGGTCGGTTTAGGCTTAGGGTTTATTTTAGGACTAGCTACACTGGCTCTTATTCTGGCGGTAGCATTTGGTTTAATGTATGGTCTAATGAATTTATGGTCCTGGTATGATTTACATAAAGAAGAAAAGGAATGGCAACGTATTCTAGCCAAACGTGAAGGAAAGGAAACTAAAGAAAACATCGTTATTCAATACATTAAAGCTCGTAAATCTAAGATGTGTCCTGTAATCCACTTCGAGGACAAAAAATGAGAACAGTTATGAAAGGCTACTTCGGTAGCCACCTTTATGGAACAAGTACCCCAGAATCTGATGTCGATTTTAAAGAAATCTTTGTTCCACATCCTCGTGATATTCTACTTGGGACGGCGATGAACCATACCAACCTGAACACGAATAACACGGCTACCAAAAATACAAAAGATGATGTTGACCATGAACTTTATAGTCTGAAATATTTCTTTAAACTGGCGGCCGAAGGCGAAACCGTTGCCCTGGATATGATTCACACCCCGGCTGACCTGGTTGTCAAATCCGATTTACCAGATGTATGGAAGTTTATCCAGGATAACCGTTCACGGTTCTATACAACTAACATGAAAGCCTATTTGGGTTATGTCCGCAAGCAAGCTTCTAAGTATGGTGTTAAAGGTTCTCGATTGGCCGCTCTACGTGGTGTACTGGCAATCGTTAACCAGATTCCTGAACAGTGGGTCGACTATCAAGAAGATGGTTCGACTAAGCAACGTCGCACTAAGGTAGAAGATATCAAACATCGACTCCCTGAAAATGAGTTCTGTGAATGGGTATTCCATAACCACGAGAAAACAGGCCCTCAAACGTTCTATACTGTTCTTGGACGTAAGTACCAAACCACCTTGTCTTTAATCGAGCTCAAGCAATCTCTGAATAAACTCGATGCCGAATATGGTGAACGTGCTCGTAAGGCAGAAGCCAATGAAGGTATTGACTGGAAAGCTCTGAGCCATGCTTATCGTGCTGGATACCAGTTGAAGGAAATCTATCAAACTGGTGACCTCCAATATCCTTTACGTACAGCACCATTTATCCTTGAAATCAAACAAGGGCTTCATGCTTTTAAAGATGTACAGGCCGAACTTGAAGCTATCATTGATGAAGTCGAAACTAATGCCATCTGGGCCGCTAAGAATGGTATGCCTGATAAGGTAGACATGAAGTTCTGGGACAAGTTTGTTGAAGAGGTATATCTTGACAACCACAATTCCTATTATCGTTAAATTCTAAGGACCCTTCGGGGTCCTTTTTTATTTTAAAAAGTAGTGTACAACCAGATGGTCATGATGCATAATGATTCCATACTGAGTTACCAAATAAACAAATGGAGAATAAAATGTTAGAATTAATCAAAGCTGCTGGTGAAAAAGGTCTGATGGTTAACACTCGTGACCCTGAACAACGTCAAGCATTTGGCGAGTTAAAAGCCAAAGGTCTGGTTAAAGCATCCCTTGGTATTGGTAATGCTTTGCGTGTGACTTTGACCCCTGCAGGTAAAGCAATGTTCTTCCCTAAACCATTACCAAAACGTCGTCGCAAGTGAGGAATTATGAAAAAGTATGAACTTGACATGATTGAGGCATGTCTGAAATCTGCTGACCATTTTAAGTTGAAAATGCACAAGTTAAGAGGAATGGTCAAAACTCCAGAAGAGAAAAAGCGATATGCTCTGAAGGAGAAATGTAAAGCTCTTATCATGATGGATAAGCTGCAAATGGTCGCCGCAGAAGCCCACAGGACACGTAAAGCTGAGGCCCTTGGTGTTTATATGGCAGAGCAGCTTCATCGTGCCCAGCAAGCTGTTAAGAGCGTCTGGTTCAGTGGTGAAAATACTGAAAGAACTTTTAATTAAAGGTGTACATAGTATGGGGATAGACGTATAATGTTCCCATACTGAGTTACCAAATACTGGAGAATAAAATGGAAGCTAAATCAATCTTTAATCTGATTAATTACAATAATGGTAATTTTAAATCAGAAGCGCAAAGCAAGTTCTTTAATGATGTTGCTTGTGCGGGTGAGATTACAGTATCAGGTGGTCAAACTTATAAAAACGCCTGGAACTGGATTGTGACTGTTGATTCAGTTGGTATTGTTGATGTATATAAAAACACCAACAAAAACCGCTCTTTGTTCTGGTCAAGAGAGACTAATGCAGAATATCAAGCGGCAAGAGCAAAGAAAAATATGCCTACTGAATCTGATGTACAAAACATCAAATCAGATATCCAATATTATGATGGTCTGATTGCTGAACAACAAGCGGTGCTTGATAAGTTCAATGAAATCAAAGCATGTAAAGAGATTCCTGAATTCATGAGGGAATCAGTTAATGAACAATACAATCTCACTTCAGAGCGTATTGAAACCTATATCAAACAAAGAGCAGAGCGCCATGTACTCCTTCAGAAGTTTGAAGAGCGTTTAAAGACGGTTCTCGCATAAACGCTTTATACCAAGGATGGTATAATGGTTCTGACCTTTGATTAATCTATTGAGGAAAATAATATGTCACAAGCAATTAATGAAATTCGTTCTGAAGTTAAAAAAGTTGTTAAATTTAACAGTATTCCGAGCACTAAAGATGTGGTTTTAAATGTTTTATATATGATGTGGAATAAGTTCAATGTTTGTACTAATTCTGCTGAATTCACTAAAATCTTTAATAAAACAACGGGCTTGCTTACATTAGAAGACCGAGTCATGAAATCTCTTCAACGTTCGGGTATGTTGTCTCGTGCTAATGCCAAAATTTTACTTAAAAATTATAATAAAGGTTATGACCTTTATGGTCGTGCGATTAGCACCATGACATTTGATGAAGTGGTCAAAGACCTTCATACTAACCAACGACGTTTATTAGCTCTTGGTGCTCGTCTGGCAAGCGGTCAAGATAAACAAATGACCTTTAAAACCAATAATTCTTTAGATTACAAACTATTTAATGTTATTAAAGGTCAAAATGAAGGCGAATACAGTATTTCTTCTTTTAGCGGATGTCAATACGAAAACTGGAAATTCCACCTCCGTTTGGCTTTGTCTGAACTAGAGACCCATGGAATTCTTGTATTTTATGATGTTAAAACTGGAGGCGTCCAGCGTATTAAATTATGTCAAATTAAAGACCGAGTTGTAGTTGATAGTCCTTCAGAGCAAGCTCCTAAAATGGAACCTGTTCCAGTGCGAAGCAATGAAAAATATTCAGAGCAAATTGAGCTTTTCACTAAACAGATTGAAGAACTTAACATCACCATCCAGCAACAAGATGATGAAATTTTCCGCCTGTCAGGACTGAACAGTGCAGCAAAAGCTGAACGTCAAAAACTGATGAACGTTATTGAATTGCTTAAGGATTAATGATGGAATGGCTTGCTGTTCTTGGTTATGTAATTGTCGCCACAGGTATTCTGTGGCTTATATTCTCAAATATCGTGTAGGTTAATATGGAAATAGTAGGTTTTATTCTCCTTTACTTTGTGCTAGGATTCATAACGACCATTATCATTCATAAATCGGGTGATTGGAATCCAATCGAAATTGAATCAAGCTATGACGCAGTATTCATTACACTAGTATGGCCTCTGCTTTGGTTTGTTTGGGCAATTATGATGGTGTTTTGGCCTATTGCTAAATTTTATGAAAAATTATTTGGACTATGATATGAAAATTAAAACTCGCGCTGAATATGCTAGTAGTTATGAACCACATGACGGTCGTGTGACTCGTCTTATCGCAATGAATTCTTTGGTTAACTTTGGCAAAATCAAATCAGGTTCTGCTACCCAGGGGTATGGCCAACGTATTGTAAGAATTAACTCTCTGAATGATTACTGCCGCCGCCCAGCGTTTTTGTTTGGTGCCACGGTTCGTAAGAGTATCAAGGAAATTCTGGCCGGCGGATTTCGTATTCGCAAAGCTCCGGTTAACATCAAGAACTATAATTTTAACTCTGACAACTTGATTATCAATATCAAGAATGATGGTGTACAGATTAAGTTCAAACCAACCACCAAGGGCGATGTTGCTCTTTGTCATAACTTTAAAGAGGTTATGGGTATTGCGCTGTTTTATATGCGCCATGCTGTTGAATCGTACACGTTTGATGAAGATACAAATTATATCCACCAAACGGAAAAATTCCTTAAAACTATAGCCATTGATATTAAATTAACTAAAGAATATCTTTTGTCTTATGCTCCTTATCAAGAGAAAAAGGAACCAGAAATGGAACGTATCTCTATCGCTACCTCTACAGTATCATGTGACAGCGTAGGCCAGTATGCAGCCTATGACAAATTCAAAACCACCGCGGTGCCTGGTCCATTCGATTCCAAACAGTATCAGTGGAAAATTAAACCTTATAATTCTATAGTGGTTACTAACCCTACGATGAAGCCTATTGAGAGCTATCATGCTGATACTATCCAGGAATCAGTCAACCGTTTAAATGGTCTGATTGAAGATGAGAAAAAGGGTATCCAGGATGTTCTGAATCGCATCAAGAACATGGAAAAACAACGCAATAAATTGCAAGCTGCAATCAAAGCATTAAAATAATGTTTACTTCCAAGGATGGAGGGAGTATAATGAATTCCTACTTTATGAGGAGAACACTATGACACGTAATGAATATATCCAGGCCTTTAACACCACTATCGATTCAAAAGTAAAACCATTAATAGGTGAATCGGCTATCCTTTCAATTATCAATTTCTGGTTAAATCAGATTGACTCGACGATTGTTGCATCTGGCCGCTTCAAGAAAGACATTGCAACTATTGCGAGTCGTGCTGGTAACGATGATATCAAGAAAACTTTTAAAGGTTCCCGAGTCCTGGCATACCTGGTTAATAAAGACCTTCTTAATAAGTTTGGTGTTGAATCCAGACGCGGTAAAGGTACAATTGGATATCATTGGTTTGGTGATGTTGAAAAATACTATCTCGATAAACAAGGCTATACTGCTTCTGAATTCGCAAATTGCTGGGCACGTGAATTCAGAGATAACAAAATGTCTATCATCAAATCAGCGACAAAATTGATGGGTGGTGATTTTCGCACTATCTCCCATCTGGCTGAGCACATGATAAATGTTAAAGAGTCTGGTGAAAACCAGGTAATTATTACAGTTAAGTATGAGTTCTTTACTCCACAAGCTACCCCAGAAAATGTTAAAAAGTATCTTGATATTGCATGTGTTCTTACTCATCAGGTACAGTGTGCCCTTAATTATATGCGCACTGTTGAAAAAATTAAAGTAGACCCTATCACCAGTGCTCATGGTTGGAAAGGTTGGAAAATTGCGGTGACATTACGCGAAGTTAAATGCGCAAAACAACCAACTATTGCAGAAATCTATAAAAAGAAAAATGAGGAAATTATGAATACACCGCAAGAAGTTACCACCCTTGAAGACCTGATTGATAATCTGAATAATGAACCAGTGAAACAAAAAGCGCCTGAAATTGTTGCCCTGGAAACAGCGTATAATGAAGCTCTTGCTGTTAATAAAAAGGCAACGGAAGACTATACAAAAGTCAAGCGACTTTGGGAAGAATCAACCAATCGTCTGGATAAACTGGAGCAGGCTCTGGAGCTGCTGAAATGAAACAACGTTTAAGAGAAGACATTGCAGAATACGGGATTCCTGATTGGAATGCGATTATTAAAATTGTCGAACGACGTGAACGCGCTTCTAAAAACGTTCCGAACTGCCCTGAATGTGGAACTGAACAGGTCCAATTGACTTATTGGCGTAGCTCTCCGCTTCAATATAAATGCAGACATTGTAAACACCGATTTGAGCGAGAAGAAAATGGCAAAGCGTAAAGAATATCTTGAGACTGCTGATAAGGCGGTCCGTGAATTAACTCTGGCCTATTATAAAGAACACGGTAAACTTCCGGATAGTTATTCAGTATTGAAATCTGCTTTAACTCGTTCATATAATAATATGCGTTCAGATGTTTATGGTATTATGGTCAAACATAAAGAACAAACCGGTCAATACTCCGATTATACTGAGACCTTCAAACAAGTATTAGGAATTAAGGAATAATATGTTTAAAGTATATGGTTATGATTCATCTATTCATCGCTGTGTATTCTGCGATAATGCAAAACGTTTTTTGGATGTTAAAAAACAACCTTACGAATTCATCAACGTTATGCCAGAAAAAGGTGTGTTTGCTGATGAGAAGATTGCTCAACTCCTGGCTGCACTTGGTCGCGAATCTCAAATTGGCTTGACTATGCCCCAAGTGTTTGCTCCGGACGGAAGTCATATTGGTGGGTTCAATGAACTGCGAGAATATTTCAAATGATTGAATTAATGTTGGGTGTTTTGTATATTATCATTGGTATTGGGTATGCTAAGACCCTAGCTAAATTAGATGATTTCGGTGCAGGTGATTTTTGTTGGTGGCTGACGTCAATGATTTGTTGGCCTTTATTTCTGGTTGGTGCTTCATTCTGGAACTTTAAATGATTGACGAATTTATGGTGGAATTATGAGTGAATTAAGTGGACAAACAATTTATCTGGGTGACGGTAAAGAAGACGACCTGGAATATAAACTCTATGAATACATGGTAGCTCTGGCGAAAGAAGAAGGTATTGACTTTGCTGTGGCTAACCCGTACGGTGAGAACACTGTTGTAATTGGTGGCACTGCTTATGAAGTCCAATGGCAATATGTTGGACTTGAATCTGAAATATACGAAGAAGATAAGCATGGCGATTGGCATCCGGTTGGTCCTTGGTACTGGGACAACGGCGAGCCTGATTTTGAAGTATCAAGCTATTGGAGCGACCAATGACTATTGAAAATGAATTAGATGTTGATGCTGTTTTAAGCGAAATCATTGAAGACCATGATGCGTTTACTGAATCATACGAGTTTGAATTTTCGGACTACCTGGTTCCGGTTGAATTAGGCGAATGGACACAAACCGGCAAATACCAATATCGCCAGGCAATTTATTTCAGTAAAAAACATAATGTGCATGTGGCTGTAAACGAAACTCGTACCGGCTCTTATCATACTGACTGGGACCATATGGTCCCGACTGTTGAGCTGGTTAAGCTCCAAGAACGTGTCGTAACCCAAACTATCAGAGAATGGATTACGCTATAAAACCATGGTATACCGCTCGATGGGAAACTGTCGAGCCAGAGGAACCTGTTTACAACGATTCCGAAATAGATTATAATGAACCTTCAAACAATGATTTAATCGATATGGAGTTTGGATATGAGTACCAAAATTGAAGTTGGCCGTCATAAAGGCCGTCTGATTGAACATTCGCTTTACGAATTGTCGGATTCTCGTAAGTTACCCGATGAAGAATCTGCTTTAATTTTTGCTGCAGCTGACTATATTCATTGGCTTGAAGCTCAACTCCGCTTTTCTGATGAGGTCTTTTAATGTTTTTAGAAATTGTTAATATTCATGCTGCTCAATCAGGTTTTATGAAAGAGCTTAAAGACGCAGGATTTAAAAATGGCGATGTTATCCAGGCGTTAAGACAACGTTTTGACCCTGATGTTAAATGTAATGTTTGGGACGTTGTTGAAACAGATGAATACCTTTTTGATACCATAGAAATTGAAGGGTCATGGACCTGTATCACTGAGTATATGATAATTGATAATGGTAACGTTGACTGCCATTATCCTTGTTTTAGGATTGTTTAATGAAAACTAAATTAGTCTATACTGAAAAGTTAAACGGTGACAAGGTCTGGAAACTTCTTATCAAAGGAAGTCCTACTGACCAGTTTATGGCCACCTGTGTGGGATTGTATACTCGTCCTACCAAAAAGATGATTCGTCAATTTAAACGGTTGCATCGTTCGTTCTATAGCACATTTGAAAAATAATAAATACCCTTATCTAATAATGGTAAGGGTTTATTATGTTGTTGACTGGCAAATTATACAAAGAAGAAAAACAAAAACTTTATGATGCACAAGCTGGTAAGTGTCCAATTTGCCACCGTGATTTGGACTCTGATGTTCAGGCCAACCATCTTGACCATGACCACGAATTGAACGGGCCAAAAGCTGGTAAGGTTCGCGGGTTACTATGCAATCTGTGCAATGGAACAGAAGGGCAAATGAAGCATAAGTTCAGCCGTTCGGGTCTGAAAGGTCGCAATGTTGACTACCTGGAATGGTTGGAGAGTTTGCTTGTCTATCTGAAATCTGATTATACCGAAAACAATATTCACCCCAATTTTGTAACAGACAAAGCCAAAGAGTTTGGCCGTCTGGGGAAAGAAGAAATGATTCGGGAAATGCTTTTGAACGGTATGACTTATAATGAATCTGACACAAAAACACAATTAATGGCTTCATTTAAGAAGCAGCTTAGAAAGAGTTTAAAATGACAATTGAAAACGAAATTGAAGGATTGATTCATAAAACTAATAAAGACCTTTTAAACGAGAATGCTAATAAAGATTCTCGTGTTTTTCCAACCCAACGTGACCTTATGGCTGGTATTGTATCTAAACACATTGCCAAAAATATGGTCGCGTCTTTTATTATGAAAGCACATGAAAGCGGAATTATTCATTTCCATGATATTGATTATTCCCCTGCTCTTCCATTTACTAATTGCTGTTTAGTAGATTTAAAAGGAATGCTTGAGAACGGGTTTAAGCTCGGTAATGCACAGATTGAAACTCCTAAATCAATCAGTGTTGCTACTGCAATTATGGCACAAATTACTGCACAGGTTGCTTCCCATCAATATGGCGGAACGACTTTTGCGAATGTAGATAAAGTACTTTCTCCTTATGTTAAACGTACCTATGCGAAACATATTGAGGACGCGGAAAAATGGCAAATCACTGATGCGTTGAATTATGCTCAATCTAAAACAGAAAAAGACGTATATGATGCATTCCAAGCTTATGAATATGAAGTAAATACTCTCTTTAGTTCAAATGGTCAGACTCCTTTTGTGACAATTACATTTGGTACTGGAACTGACTGGACTGAACGAATGATTCAGAAAGCAATTCTGAAAAATCGTATTAAAGGTCTTGGTCGTGATGGGATAACTCCTATTTTCCCTAAACTTGTTATGTTCGTTGAAGAAGGTGTTAATCTTTATAAAGACGACCCAAACTATGATATTAAGCAGCTTGCTTTAGAGTGTGCAAGCAAAAGAATGTATCCTGATATCATTTCAGCTAAGAATAACAAAGCTATCACTGGTTCATCTATTCCTGTTTCTCCAATGGGTTGTCGTAGTTTCTTGGGCGTATGGAAAGATTCGACTGGTAATGAAATTCTTGATGGACGTAATAATCTTGGTGTTGTAACATTAAATCTTCCTCGTATTGCGTTAGATTCTTATATTGGAACACAGTTCAATGAACAGAAATTTACTGAATTGTTCAATGAGCGAATGGATTTATGTTTTGAAGCTTTGATGTGTAGAATTAGTTCCTTAAAAGGAGTTAAAGCGACTGTTGCTCCTATTCTTTACCAAGAAGGTGCATTCGGGGTTCGTCTTAAACCTGATGACGATATAATTGAGTTATTTAAAAACGGTAGAAGTTCAGTGTCTTTGGGATACATTGGTATTCACGAATTGAATATTCTTGTCGGTCGTGATATTGGACAAGAAATTTTAACTAAAATGAATGCTCGTCTTAAGCAGTGGACTGAAAGAACCGGATTTGCTTTTAGTTTGTATTCTACTCCTGCTGAAAACCTGTGCTATCGCTTCTGTAAACTTGATACCGAAAAATACGGAAGTGTAAAAGATGTTACCGATAAAGGCTGGTACACTAACAGTTTCCATGTTTCAGTAGAAGAAAATATTACCCCGTTTGAAAAGATTTCTCGTGAAGCCCCATATCATTTCATTGCGACAGGCGGTCACATTTCTTATGTTGAACTTCCTGATATGAAAAATAACTTAAAAGGTCTTGAGGCTGTATGGGATTATGCTGCACAACATTTAGATTATTTTGGTGTTAATATGCCAGTAGATAAATGTTTTACGTGTGGAAGTACCCATGAAATGACTCCTACTGAAAACGGATTTGTTTGTTCTATTTGTGGAGAAACTGACCCTAAAAAGATGAACACAATAAGAAGAACATGCGGCTATTTAGGGAATCCGAACGAACGTGGATTTAATCTCGGCAAAAATAAAGAAATCATGCATAGGGTTAAACATCAATGAATTATGATAGAATTTATCCTTGCGATTTTGTGAATGGCCCTGGATGTAGGGTCGTTCTTTTCGTTACAGGTTGTTTGCATAAATGCGAAGGGTGTTATAATAAATCAACATGGAATGCTAGAAATGGCGTTCCATTCACTGGTGAAACACTAGAACAATTAATTGAATGTTTGAATAATGATTATATAGAAGGATTAACTATAACTGGAGGAGACCCTCTCTATCCTGATAACCGAGATGTTATTCACTCTGTGGTTCAAACTATTAAAAATCTTTATCCCAATAAAAGCATTTGGATGTGGACAGGATATAAGTTTGAAGATATTAAACAACTAGAAATGCTTAAATATGTTGATGTTATTATTGATGGGAAGTATGAGAAAAATCTTCCGACCAAAAAACTGTGGCGAGGGTCAGATAATCAGCGACTTTGGTCAAATACCGATGGGGTGTGGAAACATGATTAAATTGAATTACATTATGGGTACTATAAATGATATGATTTTTCATTTTGGTCCAGAATTTTATTCGCAGTATAGTTTAGTGCTTATCAATGCTTGGTTAATCAATTAAGGGTAAATATGGATAAATTTCGTAATGCTGCAGCAGATATTCTGGCAAACATAACGCTTGTTTTGTTCATCGTTTGTCTGCTTATTCTGGCCATCCCGTTTGGTTTGCTGTTTGTTATCATCGGTTGGTTAAGCACCAATCCTGGCCTCGAAAGCTCTGAATTCAACAAACGAATCCAGGCTATCCATAGTACCATCGCAAAAATGATGAAGGTGAAAGAATGAAACGTTTTGAAGAATATGTAACTACTAATTGGACCGCGTGGGACAAGTTCGGTGATGAATGGTACTTCCACGACTGTGACCTGAACCCGGAATTCTTTGTCGATAAGGAAGAAGACCTTAAAGACATCTATGCTCTATCAGAGATTCACGGAATCAAACCGACGGTTTATTTCAGCTTCGACGATACCGGATTTCTTATTCAGATTTATGTTCCTTATGAAACTGTTGATGACGAAGCTGTTTGTGAAGAAGTTCTAAAAACCTGGGACTACCAAGGAGTGATTTCCTGTGGGCCAAAACTCGACTAAGATTGAAATCTATGGTATCCCCGAAGAAGTCGGTCGATGCCCTGGTTGTATGCACGTCAGGAGCCTTCTGGGCTCCTTAAACCTTCCTTATACATTCTATTCAGTCCTTAACAAACAAGGCTCTGAAATCGCTTATGACAGGCCTTTAATCGTGTCTCTGGCTAAGCGTGCTGGATATCCTACCCTTAACATTCGTTACCCGGTGATTTTTGTCAATGATGAAAAAATGACCAATATTCCTGCCTTTAAAACAAAACTGATATCCCTGGGGTATGACCAGGACTTAATTGAAGATTAAAAAAGGGGTGTACAAGCCCCTTTGAATGGTGTATCATTATCCCATCAACTACTGATGAGGAAAACATTATGACTATCCAAGATAAAGAAATTAAAGTCAACCAGTATTATTCAATCAACGGCAAAGCTGTTCTAGTAACTGAAATATCTAGCCTGGATGTGTGGTATACCATAATTGACCTTAATATTAAAATGATTTGTGACCGTGGTGTATTTTGTTCGATAGCTAAGGAAATTAAATTATGAGCCTGAAATTGCATTCAATGAAAAATGTCGCCACCCTTAATCTTGATGATGAACGTTTGATTTTTATCACCGTCACTGATAAGAATATTGAAATTGCAAATGGTCCTAAGACTTATTGTTGCCCAGTGAAGAATTGGAAACATGTAACCTTTTTGACCCTGGGTGACCGTCTGAAAGACCTTAAGTTGGATTTGGATGTCAAAGATATCCAGTACATTAAAAATCTTATTGGATACAAACTGCTGAGGTAACTATGGGTAAAACTATTCGTCGCAAAGAATTGTCTGTAAAAGATTTTTATTATTCAGGGCGTCGTCAGGCGCCTGATGGTGTAAGTCAGGAACAAGTTGAAGAAAATATCTTCCGTTCAGACAAATGGAAGCGTATGCGTGGCGTTGATTCAGAAGTCAAGAATGAGATGAATCGTCAACTGCGTAAAGAAGTTCGTCAGTTGAAAAAAGATGTATACGTTGAGGATGATTTGGATTATAATACTTCTCATCGTGTCGCAAAACGTAAATCAAACGAGTGTTATCGTTACAGCTGAGGAAAACATGAATATCAAACGAATGCTTTTTAAACAAGGATTATACACTTTAAATCCTGCTCCAAAAGGCGATACAACTAAGTGGTCAGTAAATGACTGGATTAAATTTATTGATGAAAACGGTAACTGGAAAATTTAAATGAATCCTGAATCTAAATTATCACAGCGAATTGCTGAATCGCGCCGTCAGTTCTTTGAAAATATGATAGCTCAAGGTATTGATGACGAAGTTTTTCTAAACTGGTTTTGGAATCACAAATATTCAAGTTGCTCGGGTGCTTTGTTAATTTCCGCCGCAATGATGTATGAAGGTTGGAAAGGCGCTAAAGCGCAGTAAAAACCAACGGGGTCATGGTATAATGACCCTAGGATAATAAAATTTTAATTGAATGAGACTGAGGAATATATCATGACTGCATCTATCACTAACACCATCGCTAATTTCGCATTTGCTAAAGTTAACACTCTGATGAAATCTGGTTTCGTTACCCCTGAGATTCTGGACCAGTGGGAAGGCGATGTACAGAAGCTGATTATTGCAGAAGGTCAGACAATGGGTAAAGCACGTATTCGTGAAAGCCTTGTCCAGTATATCCTGAATGAATTCGATGTAGTAGCGTTTGGTCTGCCGCTTCTGCGCGAAAACAAAGAAGTTTCTGATAAAGCTATCAAGCGTATGAAGTCCCAGCGCAAGAAAGGTTTTGTTGACCTGAAAATTATTAAGGGTGCGAAATGATGTGTCCTGCTATTGAATTACCTGAAGGTGTTGCGGTAATAGTATCATACAAACATACGTATGCTAATGGAATTCGCCGAGCTCATAAAATTAGTCAAGGTTACTATTTACAAAGGACTTTAAATTATTTCATTTCAATGGGATATGAATTCAGAATCTATCCTATGTGTACTAAAACCAAGTACACTAAAATCGATGCCTGGGAAGCTTGGGCGGAAGGCATGACATTAGACGAATTCCTGGACTACTTAAATGATTAAAATAAAACTCTCTAATTACGATAAAAACTTGGAAATGATTACTATGAAAGAAGAACTCCTGAATGATGTTCGCTTTACGGGTTATGCAGTTCAATTTAATAATGCTGGCGTTCTCCAGATTGAAGGTGACCACTTTATTATTGAATATGAATTTCACCAATATTGGTTGTATGCTAAAGATGAAGTTGGTGGGATTGATTATATTGACCAGTTTGATAAGCTTGATGATGTTTTAGAAGCTGCCCAATTGGTGTACTGATGCACATCAATCATACAATGATATCCATCCAGGACCTGGGAACGTTTTGGGTGGATGAATTCATGAAAATAACATTCTTCCCACACGCAGAAGGGTATGGCTCTTGGGAGTCCCATATCAGTATGTTGAATGAAGGACAATACCGCAACGAGCATGACCGTCTGATGGAATTCATTAGTGATGCCGAGGTTATCCCTTATATTGACATCCATGAATTTAAGGCAATTATGGAGAAGGTCTTCCAGGCTTACTGTTTACTTCGCTAATGCTTTGTATAAAGGATGATATAATATTCATATACTAAGTGAGGCGATATGAACGAAATTAAATTAACCAAGAATAACTATGTAAATAATAAAGAGCTTTTGAAAGCTATTTCGGAGTGGAAACAGAAGCTGAATGCGAACACCGACCCGAACAAAATTATTCGCCAGAACGATGTTATTGGTCTGGCGATTATGCTTATAGCCGAAGGTCTTAGCAAACGTTTCAACTTCTCCGGATATACCCAATCCTGGAAGCAAGAAATGATAGCAGACGGAATTGAGGCCGCAATAAAAGGTCTTCACAACTTCGACGAAACAAAATACGATAATCCACATGCTTACATAACAATGGCTTGCTTCAATGCTTTCGTTCAGCGTATCAAAAAAGAACGTAAAGAAATGGCAAAGAAATATAGCTACTTCGTCCATAACGTATATGATTCACGTGACGACGATATGGTGGCTCTGGCTGATGAAACATTTATCCAGGACATCTATGACAAAATGACACAGTACGAATCCTCTTTAGTTAAAGCGCCAGGGTCTGATAAGAGCGCCAAAGATAAAGAGGGTGATTTGGATTTTTTATATGGAACATCAATTTGATATTACCGATTTTTTAGATAAAATCGAGGAAGACTTTACGGCTCTCCCATATTTCATTAAACTTTATCTGCGAGACATAAAAGGTCTTCCAATTGATATCGACCCTTTAAACGTCCGGAATCTGGAATTTACTTCTCCGGACAATAACGTTGATTACCGTTATCATGTGGATAATGCTAATCTATATTTTACAATTGAGTTAACTCCCAAGGATTAATATGCAAGCTCCAGATATTTCTCAACTGACCGATAAGCAGATTGAAGAAGCACAGGAACGTCTCGAAGAAGCGAACGCACTCGAAGCAACCAGTCAAGCAGCGAAGATTCTGAAAAAGAATGCTCGTGAAATTGCACGACTGAATAAGCATGCTCAAGGCGCAGTGCTGGAAAACAATTTTGAAGCATACAAATATGCTCTTGTTAAACTGCGTGGGATTTACCGCCAACCCGTTACGGAAGACCTGATTAAGTTGATGTGGGATTCTACTCGCAAACAAATTTGGGAAATCGTAAATGGCATTAGTAAATAAACCTTTTAAACGGCTTCTTGTTGGAGCCGCTTTCAGACTTCGCTCATATGGTAATATCTGTATCAAGCAAACCGAAACCGAATACAAAATGATGGGCCAATATTCTGATGGTATTTTTCAGATTGAGCCTGTAGCCAAGGTTTGGGTCGATTCTCATCAACTTAAGAAATGGTGGCAACGATGATAACATGGACAGGTGGCTAATGAACGACGAACATCCAGATTTTTAAGAGGTCATATGAATGACGAATTCGACGGATTTTGATAAGATTAAATCTGACAAAAACGAGATGATTCTTCAATTTGAAGCTGCTCGTATTAAAGCAGAAAATGAAGGTACTATTACCTATAAGCCTATCAAGTTCAGGTCTTCTCACGAACCTCTGTACGGTGTATTAATTGGAAAGGAAGCCTAGTGCTTCCTTTTTGCTTTATATTCGGGATGATAAAATGAACCAACTGAGGAGAGTATATGGAATTATTTTTAGGATATGTCGTGCTATTCATGGCATTCTACACATTCACAAGAGCTTGTTGGATAGGATTCTTTTCTACTCCTGACGGGTTCATTTCAGTAATTTTATTTTGCATTGCGATAACGGTGCTTGGCTTATGAAAATTTTAAATTTAGGTGATTGGCACTTAGGTGTCAAAGCTGACGACCCATGGGCTCAAAACATTCAACGTGATGGTATTTTACAGGCGATTGCATATTCCAAAGCGAATGGAATTAAAGTCTGGATTCAGTATGGTGATATTTTTGACGTCCGTAAGGCCGTAACGCATAAGACGATGGAATTCAGCCGTGAGATTATGGAACTCCTTCGTGAAGCAGGAATTACTATGCACACGATAGTCGGGAACCATGACATGAATCTGAAGAATAAGATTCATCCTAATGCTATCACTGAGCTCCTGAATAAGTATGACCATGTTAAAATCTACGATAAGCCAACGACTGTTGATTTTGACGGTTGCCAGATTGATATGATTCCATGGATGTGCGACGAGAACGCAACTGACATTCATCAACACATCAAAACTTCTGGGGCTGAATATTGCATCGGTCACTGGGAATTAACTGGGTTTTATTTCTATAAAGGATTGAAATCCCACGGACTTGAACCTGATTTCCTTAAGAAGTACAAACAAGTTTGGTCTGGTCACTTTCATACCATTTCAGAAGCTGCAAACGTTAAGTACATCGGGACACCATGGACATTAACAGCGGGTGATGAGAACGACCCGCGTGGGTTCTGGGAATTTGATACCGAAACCGAAGAGATGAAATTTATTCCGAATGAAACCACCTGGCATCGGAAGATTTTCTATCCAAACGAAACTATTAACTACGACGACTTCAAAGACTTATCAGTCCGTGTTATTGTAGAAAAAGTCGATAAAGACCTGACCAAGTTCGAATCCGAATTAGAAAAGCGTGTACATGAATTGCGTGTTGTCAATAAGGTTGATAACAGTGTTGATACGACTGACTCTGATGAAGAGTTAGATATAAAACGCTTAACTGATATGATGGCAGAATATATCGATGCATTACCTGACGCCAATGAGAAAGAATCAAAAGCTCTCAAAGCATTGGCCAATAAATTATATCTTGAGGTGCAACCATGAGACTTTATGATTTTAATGAAGCGGGGCTTGAGCATATCCGCGAATGTGATGTGGTTGACGACGATAATCAACCGAATACTATTAAGTATTGGTTTGAAGCTATCACTGACCGGGAAACTGGTCAACTTATCAAAGTCTATGTAGTCACCGATTGGGCCGTGGAATTTAGCTTTAATGTAATGGAAGATGATACTCCAGAGACATTAATTCATATGGCTGAATCATGCATCAAGGATGCTTATTATGATGAAGACTTTTGAATTTAATCTTGATGATGAATTTGTAGCAAATATTGATTATACCGAAGAAGATTCTAGATATGTCGGAATAATTTATATCACATCAAAAACGGCGCAGGGGGTGGTTTGCATGGCTGAATTTGATGAATGCTTTTTAGATTATGATGATATGATAGAATGGTCTAAAAGATACATTAAAAGGAATCTTTTGTGAAGACTTTTAAGCTTAAGAAAGTTATCTATAAAAATATTATGTCGGTTGGTGCTCAACCGATTACTGTTGAACTGGATAAAGTCCAAAAAACTCTGGTCACCGGCAAGAATGGCGCAGGTAAATCTACGTTCCTTGAAGCGGTTACCTTTGCTATGTTCGGTAAGCCTTTCCGTGATGTAAAGAAAGGTCAGCTGATTAACTCGAGCAACAAAAAAGATATGCTCGTTGAATTGTGGATGGAATATGATGGAAAAGAATACTATATCAAGCGCGGGCAAAAACCCAACGTTTTTGAAATCTCTTGTGGCGGTGAACGTCTTGATGAATCTGCCAGCAGTAAAGACTTCCAAGCGGAATTTGAACAGCTTATCGGAATGTCCTATGCAAGCTTCAAACAGATTGTCGTACTCGGCACAGCTGGATATACCCCTTTTATGGGCCTATCCACTCCTGCAAGAAGAAAACTTGTCGAAGACCTTTTAGAGGTTTCTGTACTGGCCGATATGGATAAGCTGAACAAATCTCTTATCCGCGAAGTCAATAGTCAAATCCAGGTGATGGATGTGCAGCATGATGGTATTGTTCAACAGATTAAAATCTATCAGGACAACGAAGACCGTCAAAGAAAATTATCAGGTGATAATCTGTTGCGGCTGCAAACGATGTATGATGAACTTGCCACAGAAGCACGTGGAATTAAGACAACTATCGAAGAAGCAACGACAAGACTGACCGAGATAATCTTGGGAGAAGACCCTGAGCATGAACTAACGAAGTTAAAGCAGGAATCATTCCTGATTAAGTCGAAGATAGACGATTACCGAAAGGTTGTTGGTCTGTACGAGAAAGGTGGTTGTTGTCAGACTTGTGCCAGTCAGTTGCATCCAGGAGACCCTATTGTCGCCAGGATTGAGTCAAAGATTGAAGAATGTAATGTATCAGCTGATAACCATAAAGCTCGCCAGAAAGCTGTTCAGGAGCAATTTGATGCGTATTCTGCTGCAAGACAAAAACAACGTACAATAGCTCAAGACATTCAAACTAAGAAACAAACCTTAGTCCAGACTGTCGAAAAAGCTAAAAAGGTTAAAGCATTAATCGAGCAAGCTAAGTCAGAATTTATTGACCATGCAGCAGACATTAAAATGCTTCAAGACCAGCTTGATAAAATAGTCAAACAGAAATCCGACCTTGTGATGGAAAAATATCAACGTGGTATCTTAACGGATATGTTGAAAGATTCCGGTATCAAAGGCGCGATTATTAAGAAATATATTCCTATCTTTAATAAGCAGATAAACGCTTACCTTAAAGTTATGGAAGCTGATTATAGTTTTACGTTAGATGAAGAGTTCAACGAAACGATTAAATCTCGTGGACGTGAAGACTTCAGCTATGCATCATTTAGCCAGGGTGAAAAAGCTCGTATCGATATTGCATTGCTGTTTACATGGCGTGATATTGCTGCGAAAGTATCTGGTGTTAATATTAACACCTTGATTCTGGATGAAGTTTTTGACTCGGCCACGGATGTAGAGGGTGTTAAAGCAATTGCCACCATCCTGAACAAATTGGAAGACACCAACATCTTTATTATCAGTCACCGAGACCATGACCCGGAAGCATACGGGCAACATCTCCAGATGAAAAAAGTTGGTCGATTCACTGTTATGGAATAATGCTTTAAACAAGGATGTTATAATAGAGGCTGTTATGGCTGACTTCTTAACCGGGCAGCATTTACTAGCTGTCCCCGAAATTAAACGATATGTGTTAGTTAATACCTTTTCGAAAGATGAACACCTAGTTACTGAACGTGACTTGCAAAACGCTTTCGGTGAAGAATATGTTAAAATAATCGCGAACAGACACAAAGCCTGGTTCGCATATGAATACTTTGATTAATTGAATTGAATAGAGAGAATATTATGAACAACGTAACTGCTAAAGATATCCAAGTTAAAACCATCCGCACCGACGCGAACCCACATAACCAAAACCGCATCCGTAAATCCTGGGTCCTGGCATGTGATGAAGTATCTGCTACCCGTCTGAAATCACTTCCTCAAGAAGTTAAATTTATGCTGTATGGTGTTATCGATACTGATGTATCTGATAAGTGGATTGAACTGATGCAACGTCATTACACCGAATCTCTGGCAGCTGGTGCTAAACTGGTTATCGACCGTGACGGCTCCGAACGTCTCGAAGATGATTACTGTGTTGACTTCGACGACCACCTGGTCCAAGCTGGTTCTATTATTGCTGCGCAACTTCCAGAGTATATTGAATCTCTTCCGGAAGCTATCCGCAAACAAATGGCAGTTGTTGCTTAATTTTTTGATTTGAATAAAAGGTAATTAAATGAAATTCTCTAAAGACACTATCGCCGTTCTGAAAAACTTCACCTCCATCTACTCTGGCATTATGCTTAAACCAGGTAATACTATCCTGACTCGTTCCGTAACTGGAGCGTCATATGGTGAATCTGAAATCAATGATACAATTGACTTTGAAGCTGCAATTTATGACCTGAACGGCTTCTTAAGTATCCTGGGCCTGGTAACTGACCAAGCTGAAGTATCTCTGGCTGAAGATGCATCGAACATCATTATCAAAGACCAACGTTCAACGATTCACTGGCCTGCAGCTGACCCGAGCACTATCGTGTTCCCTGCTAAGAAGATTCCTTTCCCGGTAGCTAAGGTTATCTTCGACCTGAAAGGTAGTGACCTGCAGCAGCTTCTGCGTGTGGCTGGCGGTTTGTCTCTGGATACTTTTGCAATCACCAACAAAGACGGTAAGATTGTTATCCATGGTTATAACCAGCTCGAAGATAAAGAATTAGCGCGCCCATTGTATTCCCTGGTGTGTGGCGATTACGAAGGCGATGCAGCGTTTAAATTTATCATTAACAAACTGAACATGAAAATGATTCCGGCTGATTACCGTGTTATGCTTTGGGCGAAAGATGATAAATTTGCTACGAAGTTTGAAGGCACACAAGCAAGCTATGTGATTGCAATGGAACAAGGCTCTAGCCACGAATTCCAAGATTAATAAATGGGGCTTCGGCCCCATGGAGAATAAAATGTCATACATTTGTTATCATACAAAAATAACAAATACTGCATCAAACGATGTTTATCATTATTTTGGTAGACATCGTTTGACCGGTGAAGAATATCACGGCAGTGGAACGTTTATTAAAGCTTGTCGAAAAGAAAATGATTTAACTCCTGGACTTTGGTTATTCGATACAAAAATTATTAAAGAAGTAAAAACTTTCAAAGAAGCTAAACACTATGAATCTTTGATTGTTACCAAAGGTCTTATTGAATATGGAAATAAATGTGTTAATGTTCATCCAGGCGGTAATGGTGGAGTTGATTTTCATACAGAAGAAACTCGTAGACAAATGTCTGAATCACGTACTGGTGTATCTCGAACATTTAGTAAAACACATAAATTGAATTGTTCGTTATGGCAGCGTTCTGAAGTTTGGAATCACTATGATGAACTGTTAAAAATTTGGATAGAGCTGGATAAACCAAAGCGCGGTAAGTTCAGTACGCTTTTGCGGAACTATGGGTATAATTATTCAGCCAATGAATTGAATAAAATAGTTAAAAAATTTAATGAGGAAAATAATAATGGCAACAGTAATTAACGGTCTAACAGTCAACGAATCCGACTTCATGTGGGAACAAAAATACCGCCCAGGTACATTATCAGAGTGTATTCTCCCGGCTCATGATAAAGAAACATTAGAGGCGATTGTTAAAAAAGGTTTGATTCCTAACTTGATTCTGGTCAGTAGTTCCCCTGGTACTGGTAAGACAACAGTTGCAAAAGCTATGTGCGCAGATACGAATTCTGATATGCTGTTTGTTAACGGCTCCGATTGCCGAATTGACTTTGTGCGTAATGAATTGACTCGCTTTGCATCATCCAAATCAATCGAAGGTCGCCGCAAGGTAATCGTTATCGATGAGTTCGACCGTGCGGGTCTGGCTGAATCACAACGGCACCTCCGTAGCTTTATGGAAGCTTATTCGAGCAACTGTTCAATCATTATGACCGCGAACAATATCGATGGCATCATCACTCCGTTGCAGTCTCGTTGTCGCGTCATTAAGTTCGGTGAAGCAACTCCGGCTGACCAGACTACCATGATGAAAGAGATGATTCATCGTGCAGTTGCGGTATGTAAAAACGAAGGCGTTGAAATCGAAGACCTGAAAGTTGTTGCTGCTCTGGTTAAGCATAACTTCCCGGACCTGCGTAAGACAATTAACGAGCTTGACCGTTACTCTGCAAAGGGTGTTATCGATTCTGGTATCTTAAGTATCGTGACAAATAATCGCACGCCAATTGATGATGTGATTGATGCCCTTAAGGACCGTAACTTTAAAGTTCTCCGTGGTCTGGCTCCTAAGCATGCAAATGATTATTCAAGCTTCATTGCAAAGCTGGCTGATGAAATGTATGGCAAACTGACTGGTGCAAGTATCATCCGCATGTATGAGATTGTGGGTGAGAATAATCAGTACCATGGCATTGCGGCCAATACCGAAGTTCACCTGACTTATCTGTTTGCTCAACTGGCTGGGGAAATGAAATGGCTGTAAGTCTCTTTGATGATGACGTTCAATTAAACGAACATGAGGTTGCGTGGAAATCACGCGACTTTAACAAAATTCAGGAATTGTCCGATTCATACAAAGAGAAAGCAGAAAATGAATTGTTCGCGATTCTTAACGACATAACCGTTAGCAAAAAACCCCGGAACCTGATTCAATCGGAAAACTACAATAAATTCTGGCTGGATAACGCATTGAGTCAACATGTTGATTGCATCATGCAGGTGAACGTGATGAACTTAATCGGTTCCGGGTTAACAGACCAGCAGCATTATAATTATTTGCTGCATGCAGTTCCACAAGGCAAGCGTTATGGCAAATGGGCCAAGGCTGAACCGGATGTAGTCAACGTCCAGCTTGTGCTCAAGCTTTTAATGAAATATTATACAATTAATGCAGATGATGCTTTGATGTATATGGAAACATTGAAAGTCAAAGGTAGTCTTAAAGATGTTTTGAAAAAGACAAAAGGTCTGGTAACGGATGAATTCTTAAAGACCGTTACCAGTAATGTGAAAGAACAAAAAGAAATTAAAAAACAAATATTGGAATGGTAAAATGATTGAAATTACATTAAAGCAACCTGAAGACTTCCTGAAAGTTAAAGAAACTCTGACCCGTATGGGCATCGCAAATAATAAAGACCGTGTGTTGTACCAGAGCTGCCACATCCTCCAGAAGCAAGGTCGTTATTATATTGTTCACTTCAAAGAAATGCTGCGCATGGATGGTCGTCAGGTTGATATTGACGGCGAAGACTATCAGCGCCGTGATTCCATTGCCCAACTGCTTGAAGACTGGGGCTTAATCGCTATCAAAGAAGAAGAGCATAATGAATTGTTCGCAGTAACAAACAATTTCCGTGTTATCTCCTTCAAACAAAAAGACGACTGGAAGCTCGTAGCCAAATATACAATTGGTAATTGATATGAAGCATGAAATTGAAACATGTGAACGCCTTAAAGAAGTATACGGACTTTTCCCAACTCAAACTATTTTTGACCTTTCCGAAGAACTTCAAATAGAATTTCAAAAGGAACTCAATAAATTATTGCATCCTGGTCAGAGAGTCTTCCAGGCTATGGTTAGAACTAAAGATGAAAATGGCAATCCGACTATCGAACGTCGTACAATAGAAATTTAAAGCAAAGGGACTTCGGTCCCTTTTGTAGTATAATAGCGTCAAGTCATAAAACAAAAGTCAATCACTCGACTATAAAGGAAATCAAATGCAAGAATTTTATTTAACTATCGAACAAATCGGTGACAACCTACACGAACGATATATTGACAAGAATGGTCATGAACGTGTTCGTGAAATCCCTTATGCTCCATGCTTGTTTATGCATGCCCGCGAAGACCAGGCTGCAAAGTATACAGACATCTATAATAAAGGTTGTGTGAAAAAAGAATTCGATTCCATGCGTGATGCATCCCAGTGGATGAAGCGAATGAATGACATGGGTCTCGAAGCTATGGGTATGGACGACTTTAAACTCGCATACTTGTCCGACCGTTACCCACACGAAATCAAATATGATTCAAGTAAAATCCGTGTTGCTAACTTCGATATCGAGGTGACATCTCCTGATGGGTTCCCTGAACCGTCTGAAGCACGTCACCCTATTGACGCCCTGACGCACTATGATTCGGTAGACGATAAATTCTATGTCTTTGACCTTTTGGGCTCACCATACGCCACTGTGGAGCAATGGTCTATTGATATTGCTGCTAAGCTGCAGGAAGACGGTGGTGATGAAGTTCCTGAAGAAATCCTGGAAAAAATTGTTTATATGGCTTTCGATTCAGAAGAAGAAATGCTCCAGCAGTATTTGGTATTCTGGAACGAGAAAACTCCGGTTATGTTAACTGGTTGGAACATCGAGAAGTTTGATATTCCATATATCTACAACCGCCTTAAAAATGTATTTGGTGAAGCTACAGCAAAACGTCTGAGCCCACATCGTCGTACAAAAGTTAAAGTAATTAACAACGGCTTTGGTGAAGAACAAGAAATCATTCAGATTCTGGGTATCTCTGTTCTGGATTATCTGGACCTGTATAAAAAGTTCAGCTTCACAAACCAACCGTCTTATTCGTTGGATTATGTTGCAGAATCTGAACTGGGTGTTGGTAAACTTCCGTATGATGGCCCGATTTCTAAACTGCGCGAATCAAATCACCAGCGGTATATTTCTTATAACATCATCGACGTTTATCGTGTTGTGCAGATTGACCGTAAGCGACAGTTTATTAACCTGAGTCAGTCAATGGGTTATTATGCAAAGATGCAGATTCAGTCTGTATTCAGCCCAATCAAAACTTGGGATGCGATTATCTTTAACAGCCTGAAGACTCAAAACAAGGTTATCCCGGAAACTAAATCGCATGTTCGTCAATCGTTCCCTGGTGCATTTGTTAAGGAACCGATTCCGAACGCATACAAATATGTAATGAGCTGTGACTTAACATCTCTGTATCCGAGCATCATCCGACAGATTAACATCAGTCCAGAAACGATTGCCGGTTCATTTGCTCCTGCGCAAATGCATGAATACATCGCCGGAACTGCTGACCGCCCATCTGATACATTTAGTTGTGCTCCAAATGGCATGATGTATTTTAAAGATGTTGCGGGTATTATTCCGACAGAAGTCACCAAGGTGTTTAATCAGCGTAAAGAACACAAAGGCTATATGCTTGCGGCTCAACGTAATGGTGAACTGATTAAGGAAGCTCTGCGTAATCCAGGAACTGGTACAACCGAGCCTGAAGTTGATTATCGCCATGACTTTGATGACAATATGAAAACGGCCCTGCATGGTCTGAATCAAACAGTCCTAAATGGTATGCTGTATAAAGCGCAGATGGAAGAAGTTGCAGGCATGACCGCACAGATTAACCGTAAACTGCTTATCAACAGTTGTTATGGTGCTCTGGGCAATATCTGGTTCCGTTACTTTGACCTGCGAAATGCAACCGCGATTACATCTTTCGGGCAACTTGCATTGCAGTGGATTGAGCGTAAAGTTAACGAATACTTCGATGGTGTTTGCGGTACAAGCGGTGAAACTTACGTATTCTATGGCGATACTGACTCCATTTATATCCAATGCGATAACCTGATTAAAAAGGTTGGTGGCGAATCTAAATTCCGTGATACAAACCACCTGGTTGACTTCATGGACAAGTTCGCGAAAGACCGTCTGGAACCGGCAATCGATAAAGCTTTCCGTGAGCTGGCTGAATACATGAACAACAAACAGCACCTTATGTTTATGGACCGTGAGGCGATTGCATGTCCTCCGCTGGGTTCTAAGGGTGTGGGTGGATTCTGGACGGCGAAGAAGCGTTATGCGTTGAACGTGTACGATATGGAAGGCACACGATATGCTGTTCCAAAATTGAAAATCATGGGTCTGGAAACTCAAAAGTCGAGTACTCCAAAGGCATGTCAGAAAGCTCTGAAAGAATGTATTCGCCGTATGCTGCAAGAAGGTGAAGAATCTCTGCAGACATACTTCAAGGAATTCAATAAGGAATTTAATGAGCTTAACTACATGACCATCGCAGGTGTATCATCGGTTAACAACATCCAGAAATATAATGAAGGTGGTTTCCCTGGATTTAAGTGCCCGGCTCATATCAAAGGTGTGCTTGCTTATATGCGTGCAACTAAAGGTCTGAAGACTGTTCCGCAAATCATGGAAGGGGAAAAAGTGTATGTGCTTCCTCTTAAAGTCGGTAACCCGTTTGGTGAAACTGTGATTGCATGGCCATCGGGGATTGAACTCCCGATTGAAATCCGCGACCAGGTCTTGCAATGGATGGACTACAACACACTGTTCCAGAAGACTTTTGTTAAGCCATTGACAGGTTTCTCTGAAGCTGCAAAGGTTGATTACGAAAAGAAAGCAACTCTTTTTGATATGTTTGACTTTTAAGTGTTTACAACGGCAATGGATTGCCGTATTATTCTTTCATCAACTACTGATGACTAGACAAACTTGAGGATATTAAAATGGAAACAATAATTGCGGGTACTTTTGTTCTTGGCGCTGGTTCTTTATTCTTGGCTGCATTGGCATATTTTCTGCCGTGGATTATCGCGCTACTGCGTGGTACCAAAAGTAATTGCGGAATCTTCTTTGTTAACCTTCTGTTGGGTTGGACAATGGTTGGATGGTTTATTGCATTTATCTGGGCACTCGTTGCTGAACGTAAATCAAACGCACAAGTAATTATCATCAAGGAAACCAAATGAAGATAATTACAATTATTGTACTGATTGCATTTTTTAGTATGTCAATCTATTGGGCAATAATGACTCCGCATATGATTCCAACTTTAATTTTGGGTTGGGTATTTTTGGGGCTCCAAGCCCGTTATGAATGTTTCAATTAGGAAATAAAATGAAAAAGTTAGCTATCGCAGCTGTTATGCTGCTATCTGGTTGTGCTTACCAGGGTGATGTAGTTAATGCCAGTGAGATTGGTAAAGCGCGAATTGCTGCAGACCGTCAGGTGCATAATGGTTCCTTTGATTTCAAAGGTGGCACTGGACTTATCTACAAACGCGCCAATAATCAATGTGGAAACAATTGCGCAAAATATGCTCAACGTGAAATTGAGTACAAACGCGAACAAGCTGCGAAGCATGACGAAATCATTGCCAAACTGGAAGCAGAAACCAAGCGACAAAATGACCTTGACACTGTTAACCAGATTTCACAGGTCTGCATGTCATATATCAATATGCAGATAAACATCATGCGCGCAGAAGCTTATCAGGCAGCGGAGACGGGTTCTCCAAAAGCTAATGAGTACCGCGATATGTATCAGCGTTCTGCTCAAAACCGTCTGAGCTATATTAATAAATGTGTAGCTAAAGAGAAAGCACGCCAAGGTATTAACTAAACAAACTGCGAGAAGAATATTATGATTGGTATGTTATTGATTGGTCTATGGCTGTTGTCTGCATTTGGTATTGGCTTTATGTACTGGTGGGACAAACGTCAGACCCGGAAGATTGTTGAACGTGCAATTAATCGTGGATTCAATCGTTAATTGCTCTAAAATACAGTGATATAATTATCCTATCTTAAACCTGTGAGAAAAATATAATGGTGCCTATGGAAAAAATGAATGTCTATTGCAGATTTGAAATCCCGTTTGATTAAAGCTTCTACATCCAAAATGACTGCGACTCTTACCAAGTCCAAGTTCTTTAATGATAAAGATGTAGTTCGTACAAAAATCCCGATGCTGAACATTGCAATCAGCGGTGCACTAGATGGTGGTATGCAGTCAGGTTTGACTATTTTTGCTGGTCCGTCAAAACACTTTAAATCCAATATGGGTTTAACGATGGTCTCTGCATATATGAACAAATACCCCGAAGCAATCTGTTTGTTCTATGATTCAGAATTTGGTATCACAGAAGCATATCTTCGTGCAATGAAAGTAGACCCGGAACGTGTTATCCACACACCAATCCAGTCGGTTGAACAATTGAAAGTTGATATGGTTAACCAGCTTGAAGCAATTGAGCGTGGCGAAAAAGTCATTATCTTTATTGACTCAATCGGTAACATGGCATCGAAAAAAGAAACAGAAGATGCATTGAACGAAAAAGTCGTCGGCGATATGACTCGTGCTAAATCCCTGAAATCTCTGTTCCGTATTGTAACACCGTTCTTTAGTATCAAGGATATTCCTTGTGTCGCGGTTAACCATACAATCGAGACGATTGAGATGTACAGCAAAACCGTTATGACCGGCGGTACTGGTGTTATGTATTCTGCGGACACCGTATTCATTATCGGTAAACGCCAGATTAAAGAAACTGGTAAAGAACTTGAAGGTTTCCAATTTGTTCTGAACGCCGAAAAATCTCGTATGGTTAAAGAGAAAAGTAAATTCTTCATTGATGTAAAATTCGATGGGGGTATTGACCCGTATTCTGGCCTGCTTGATATGGCAATGGAAATCGGATTTGTGGTGAAACCGAAAGTTGGTTGGTATAACCGTGAATATCTTGATGTTGAGACCGGTGAAATGGTCCGCGAAGAAAAATCATGGCGCGCAAAAGATACCAACTGCACCGAATTCTGGGGCCCACTGTTCAAGCACGAACCTTTCCGTGATGCAATCAAACGTCATTACCAGCTGGGTGCAATCGATAGCAATGCTGTTGTTGATGCCGAAGTTGATGAGCTTATTAGTTCGAAAGTTGAAAAATATTCTGCACCAGAAGGCAAATCAAAACCATCTGCGGCAGACATCGAAAACGATTTAGATATGATGGAAGACCTTGATGAGTGATATCGATTTATCTGATTTAGATAATTTCGAGAAAGATGCGGAGGGAGCTAAGGCTCCTTCTGTACCTTACTACGAAAAAAGTTTGGAGATTATCCGGCAATCCATGGGAACTGTACGACAGGAAATTCTGTTATCACTTCCCGATGGGTCCAGTCACATCGTGTACGTAACCGGAATTAAAATTGAACCATCTGGAAAAGTTTCAGTTGATTTCGGCACCCCTTCCGAAGACCGCAAAGCGGAGCTTGCAGTGCATGTAGAAAAGTGTGTTACAATGCAAATACAAGATGAAATTGATAAGATTAAAATGAAAAAGAGGTGGTGGAAGTGGTAGAAACTATTTTATCCCAGCTACTCTTTAACAAGGAATATTTTGTTAAAGTCTGGCCATATCTGAATAACACATATTTTGAAAAGGGTCCCGCGAAGACCCTTTTTAATACGATTAACGAACATGTAAAAGAATATCAAGCAGTTCCAACTAAGACTGCGCTTGATATCGCGCTCGACGGTTCTGACCTTTCTGAAGTTGAATATGAAGGCACAAAGAAACTCTTAGGAGTCCTGGCTGATACCCCAGAAGACCAGGAATGGCTGGTTAAAGAAACCGAGAAGTATGTACAGAAGTCTGCGATGTTCAATGCAACATCCAGGATTATCGAAATTCAGAGTAATGCCGAACTTCCGAAAGATAAACGTGATAAACGAATCCCGGATATCGGTGCTATTCCTGACATCATGCGCGATGCATTGTCTATCTGTTTTGACTCTGCTCTGGGTCATGACTGGTTAAACGATTACGAAGCTCGATTCCAGACTTATCTGAACAAATCGAAGAAAGTTCCGTTCCGTATTAACATCCTGAATAAAATCACGAAGGGTGGAGTTGAGTATGGAACAGAGAACGTTTTACTGGCCGGAACAAACGTCGGCAAATCTCTGGGACTTTGTTCGTTAGCTGCTGACTATCTTCAGACTGGTCATAATGTTCTTTATATAAGCATGGAAATGGCCGAAGAAGTATGTGCCAAACGTATTGATGCCAACTTGCTGGATGTATCTCTGGATGATATTGATGAAGGTCATATATCATGGGCAGAATACAAAAGTAAAATGGAAAAATGGCGTGCTTCCGGGACTCTCGGGACTCTGAAGATAAAACAATATCCAACTGGGGGTGCACACGCGGATACCTTCCGTGCATTACTGAACGAGTACAAACTGAAGCAAGGATTTGTACCGGATGTGATTATTGTTGACTACCTGGCAATCTGCGCAAGCTCAAGACTGAAAACGTTTACCGAAAACAGTTACGGCCTGATTAAGATGGTTGCAGAAGAACTTCGTGGTCTGGCGGTCGAGAAAAATGTGGTCCTGTGGACTGCAGCACAGACAACAAGGGGCGCGAACGTTGCAGCCGAGATTGACATGGCTGACATCGCTGAATCCTTTGGTATTGCTCACACGGCTGACTTTATGTTGGGTGTTGTTGAGACCGATGAATTCGCTCAAATGGGACTGCAGTTAATCAAACAGCTTAAGTCTCGTTATGGCGATAAGAACTACTATAATAAATTCAAGATGGGTGTTAAGAAAGGTAATCAACGCTGGTATGAGGTTGATGATGATTCAGCTCCTAAACAAGGCCCTACGGTGAAAGAAGCCACCGGTGAGATGAATCGTCAGGCTGAAATGAATAGACAAACCAGGGTCAACAGGAGCGACCTGGACGACCTTGCGGCGCAGATGAAATTCTAACAAGGACCTTCGGGTCCTTTTTTATTTTAAAAAGGGTGTACAACTGAATTCTACTAGGGCATAATGATTCCATACTGAGTTACACAATAAACCAACTGTTAAAAAGGAAAACCATATGTTTAATCAAACCGACATGAATCGTTACTATTTTGGACAATTCGCTCGCCGTGATGAAAACTGTGCTGCTCTTATCGCATCAGGCATTCAAACTGGTAAATTAATAAAGCTCAAAAGCGATGTTCAACCTTCATCTGTTCGCAGCTCTCTTCGTGAATACCTGTTGGCAGGCGGGGCAGTATATGTTATCGCTGAACCTTTTGTTAACGTGTGTGATGATTACACAATTAGTGTGACTGTTATGCACCCAACTACTGGGAAAATTCGTTGTCTGACTATGCACAACTATGAGTTGGCGTAAGTGAACAAAGGGGCTTACAGCCCCTTTTTCTTATGTTATAATGACTCTATCAACTACTGGAGAATAAAATGAAAACCATTGATTGCAAGGCAGAATACAAAGTTTATTATCATGGGTCAAGCTCTAATGCTGGAATCCAAAATATGCTTTGTCCTCCTGATGCAACTGGTGTTCTGTCAGAAGTTGGGCGTAAGAAAAATTTAGGGCGTGTGTTTTTTACTGAAGATATTGGTTTGGCGCGTATCTATGCAGGAAGAGCAGCTCGCTCATATGGAGGAGAACCCCGTCTTTATCGTGTGATTGCACCTGTTGACGTGGTTTGCTTAAATGATACTAAAGGCGCAACAGTTTATCACGCTGACTGGGCGTTTTGTGAGGAAATCTAAATGTATAAATTAGAGAACGTAGTGTTTATTGGTTGGTTTGAAAATGGTAATATGTTTACCAAAGAAACCGCGCTGGATGTCAGTGACAAAAATATGATTGAATGGGTTACAGTGCAGTATGCAGAAGTGAATAATGCACTGGTTAAAGCCTTTGTTAATGACAATAAAGTTTTTGAATATGATTATCATATCCACTTATCTGAGGAAATCTAAATGGCTTTTAATCCAGAAGACCGCGTAAAAGTAACAATCAAAGTGAGTGCTGTTGGTGTACCATCTTTTGAACGTTCTAGCATGTTCCATCCCGCAGGTATTCACTGGTATGTCCAAAAGACTGCTGATAACTATAATGCGCTGGTTGAAGCTTTTGTTGATGACAAGCTAATTCATAAAGTAGACATGCGTAAGGGTACTGCATTGCGTAATCTGATTTTGACCGTTGAAGCGCAACTGTTAAATGAAGAAATCTGCCTTACTGATATTGAAGCGGCTCTTCATATTGCACGTGCTGAATATTACAAATTGACTGGTTTTTCAGTTGAAGGTGAAAAATAACAGTTTACATCAAAGGGGTAATGCAGTATATTATCCCTATTAACTACTGAGGAGATTGAAATGAAAAAGTTATTAATCGCAGCAATTCTTACCGTAGCATCATGTGGTACAGCTCCAGTTACTGCTGGGCTTGATAAAGACCTTTGTGAGTGGTCTATGACTGCTGACCAGACTGATGTTGAACATCAGATTTATGCTGATATCATGAATATTACTAAACGTGACCGCCCTGATATGGTTAAAGAAGTATCTGACCAATTGACTTCTGGTGACGTTATGCAGTATAACTATGTTCTGTATTGCGATGCTTCATTTGACAATAGCAAAATTGTTCAATGGGTTACAGGTGAATAAAATGATTAACAGAAATTTAGTTATCAAAAAACTTCGTTGTAAAAATCCAAATGCGCAAGCATACAGGATGTTTTGGAGCGACGACCTTCAATACCTGGGTTATTTTCTTGTTGATAGTGATAATAGAATTACGTTTGCCCATAAACTCCTTAACAGAGAATTAAACCATTGGCAAGAACTTATTGCGGTCAAGTCCAAATTATTTTCGTGCAATACAATGCACCAATTGGTTTATTTTTTCGCTGATGGTATTCCTGACAAGGTTGAGTTTGACGGGTTTGAATTTAAAGACATCAACCCTGATAATGAATTGAATGACAGTATTGTTAATATGGGTATCCCGGGTAAGTACATCAAAAACAGTCTTTTGAAACTTCTGGAAACCCCTGTATATTCAGTTGACGACCAGATTTTTAATGCCTTCATGAAGCGAGATTAGTATGAGTTATTATAATTTTCTGAATTTTGAACTGGCGAGCAATAATGATGGTAATGCTCATTATGAATTCCGTGAGCCTCGGTTTAATCAGGCGATTGGTTATATTATCGTTAAAGATGATGTTATCATAAAGGCTCGCTCATTTATGGTAATGAATGGGCCTTATGAAGATACTCGCGGCTATCCATTTGATAAAAAGAATGTGCGCGATTGTGCAGCATGGATAACAGGAAACCCTGAAATTGGGGTCATGATATCTACTGAAGCGAATGACATTCTGGAAGGGGCTTGGGTCAAAGCTCAAGAACAGTCTGTTGACGACCAGATTTTTAATGCCTTCATGAAGCGAGGTTAATATGTTTGTTTTGACCCAATTCTCTAAAGCAATATATAGTTACTCTTGCCAGTGGGAAGTCTTTATTGATACTCCGTCTCCCAAGTACGGGGTTTTTGGACGAGTAACTACTCAAGCTTATGTTGCGCGACCAACTAAACGCCAGATTCGTAAACTTAAAAAGGCACATCGTCAACTGATTAAAAGAAGGGAACAATATGAGTGCAATGTGTACGGGCTCTAAGATTTCTGTCTTCCAGATTTTTGAAGAATATGAAATCGTGTCGCAAGACCAAGAAGCAATCCATGTTATCGCTGATGATGGTGTTACCTGGATTATTCCGTTGTATCATGAAGACACTTATGAAGTGACTGATGCAAATGGTGATAAAGCTATCTTCGTTGTATAAATAGCGGAAAGGGGGTGTTATGAAAACATTCAAAGATTTTATCAACGAAAATATGGTTGCCGGTGATGCAGGTGGAAATCCAACTAATATCGCAACAGGTACAACTTCCGGGGCAGTTGTCAATAAAGGCCCTGAACAAATCCCATCAAAAAAGCGTAAGAACAAAGACGATAAACCTACAGTATAATGGTCCTCCGGGGCCATTGAAATGAGGAAACTATGTCATATATTGATAAAGAATTTGCGGTCAGAGCTTTATCGTATCAACCACGTTATAGAGAAGTCACCGGGAGCACATTTAAAGCAAACTGTCGTTGCAAGGTTTGTGGGGACTCCCAGAAAGATTCACACAAGGCTCGATTCTGGGCGTATACTAATCCGGCTGATGGTGCGGTTTACGTGAAATGTTTTAACTGTGACTACTCCACGCATATAAGCAAATACATAAAAGAGTTTGAGCCGGATTTACACCGGGAATATATGGTTGAGAAGTACAAGGAAAATGCCTTTGGCAGACAACGTAATGAAGTTGTAGAAACTCCGAAAGAACCAGAAAAAACTCCAGTTATCGAAGAGCTTGCTTTTTGTGAAAGACTCGATACTTTACCAGAAGCGCATCCTATAATTAAGTATGTAAAAAGTCGGTGTATTCCTAGCAATGTTTGGAACCGGTTATGGTTTACAAACAAATGGCCTGCATTAGTTAACTCCGTTAATCCTGGGACGTATAAGAATGAAACGAATGAACCACGCTTGGTTATTCCTATCTTCAACGGCAAAAAAGAAATCGAATCTTTCCAAGGACGAGCTCTTCGCAAAGATGCACCACAAAAATATATCACAATCAAAGCTCACCCAGAAGCTTCCAAAGTCTATGGTGTAGACAAGATTGATGAGCGTAAACGCGTATGGGTAATGGAAGGTCCGATTGATAGTTTGTTTATCCCTAACAGCATTGCGATAACCGGTGGAACATTAGCATTAGAAGCCGTTCCTTATCCAGAAACCAGAGTGTGGGTAATGGACAACGAGCCAAGACATCCGGATACGATTAAACGTATGAAGAAGCTCGTTGAAGCTGGCGAAGCTGTTATGTTCTGGGACAATGCACCATGGCATACGAAAGACATAAATGAGATGGTTAAATCAGAAGGGGCAACCCCTGAACAAATCGAATCATATATGGCTGATAACGTTGCCCAAGGATTGATGGCAAGAATGCGACTTTCGAAGTACGCAAAAGTTTAGGAAGGGATTCCGGTAAAGTAACCGATGATGGAATGGATATGTTCCATTGTGACCTGGGGTAAGTGTACCCCTTGTATTGCAGCGATAGGCACAACCAGTAAGTTCCACAGGAAAACATCAAGAGTTAAAAAGCCCATGATGTTTCTTGTCTTTCTTACTGGTTAATTTCCAAATCTGATAGAATAATGTTCACATAGTTCCACCTATATAAGGCCGATTAATGCCAGTGAAACATCTACAACTGATTCGAGCGCGACGACTGGCAATATAACACCATGTGCCAATGCAATAGGGGCAACAATGAAATTCCAGAGTAGAACTAAACAGAGTACCGAAAGGACCAGAATCGTTCGCTTACGACTGCCTTTAATGGCTTGAATTAGACTAGATAGTTTTAGCATACATCCTCCTTTCTTGTATTTATGCTTTAAACCAATATGATATAATTAACATACAAACAACATGAATTGATAAGGAAAAATATAATGGCTCATTTTAACGAGTGTTCTCAACTGATTGCTGGTGTTGATAAAGCTCAAGGCGCTTATGATAATGCAATTTTTGAAGGCACTGACCCACTGCAAGTTATGCTTGATATGCAGAAATCATTGCAGGTTCGTCTGGCTAAAGAAAAACCAGAATATAACGAACATCCTGATAACCTGGCGACTGCTGGTGAAGTTGTTACCTGGCTCCGCAACCAGAAAGATTATATTGATGATGAATTCCGTGAACTGATTACTGCATTAGGTGGCATGTCCAATGGCGAGAAAGCTGCCTCGGCCGTATGGAAACCATGGAAAGCACAACATGGCGAAATGCAGCAAACCCTGATTAATGATTTATCTCCTGAAGACCAGCTCGAAATTAAATTTGAGATGATTGATATCCTGCACTTTGTTCTGAACATGTTCCATGGTCTTGGACTGACTGCAGAAGAAATCTTTAAATTGTATTATCTGAAAAATGCCGAAAACTTTGCTCGCCAAGACCGAGGTTATTAATGGCTCGTTTAAATAAACGTCAACTCAAAAAGTTGAATAAGAAAAGGGCGAAAGCCCTTACTACCTTATTACGTAATGAAATAACTAAAGAAATAGACCGAGAGATTATTGAAAAACTCTGGCGAGCCGCCAAATTGTAAGTTATAAATACGCCTGTAATTAAACAACAAAGGAGTTAATTATGGGTGGTTTCGTTAATATCAAAACCTTTACGCATCCAGCTGGTGAAGGTAAAGAAGTTAAAGGTGTTGAAGTATCTGTTCCGTTTGAAATCTATTCAAACGAGCACCGTATTGCCAATGCTCATTATCAGACTTTCCCTTCGGCCGTTGCAGCCTATACTACTGTAGTGACCGATGCAGCCGATTGGCGAACTAAGAACGCGGCGATGTTTACGCCGACTGATATTGTTTAATTATAGGGAACCTTCGGGTTCCCTTTTTGCTTTTAATAGAGATGGTATAATTATCTCAACTACAGAGGAGAATACTATGTTAAACCGTTGGATTAAACCGAACAAAACTTTAGACGAAGTTATTGCCCATGATGTACATTTTAAGTATGGCCTGGGTGTGTTTGACGAGGTTGTCGTACACTCGTTCATGATGCACGATGATGATTCTTTAGAATTCAATATTGAAATCCGTTGTGATGATGGTAAAGTTGAATTTAAACGAGGTTTTCTATGATTAGTTGGCTCAAGAATTTATTCAAGACCAAACCGGGCGAAGGTGTGGTTCCTGTTAGCCTACCAGATGTCAAGCTAAGAGAATATGTTTACATGGGCGATGGTATGATGGAAGAAGTACGTCGTCGACCAGAAAAAGCCGGTAATGTCGGACCAGGTGCATTGCCATTGAATTCGAAAAAGTTAAAAGAACATTTGGATTCAAGACGTTCTACGAGTCATGTTGATACCACACCGATTATAGATACCACTTCGATTGTGGTTACTGCGGCCGCTGTCAGTTCGTGGACTGGGGATTCGTCTTATTCCTCCTATGATTCAGGAAGCTGCGATTCGTCTTCCAGCTCGTGTGATTAAATGAGAATTACAAGTTGGCTTAAAGATTGGTTGGTTACTCCAGGAATTGATGATTCCTGGGTGGCCAGAGCCGAGGAAGAAATGCAGCGCGAAGCTGAAGAATGGGCTGCTACAGGGCTTAAAGCTATGCAGGAAAAGAAGACCGAACGAGCTGCGCTTAAACTGATGCGTGATATCTACGGAGATAAATCATGACACAAGAAGAAGCTGAACGTCAGGCAAAAGAAGCACTGGATTTGCTTTTGAAAATTGGCAGTAAAATGATGGAAGAAAATGAAAAGTACATCAAGGAAAATAAAGTTCCTGATGGTCCATTAGTTGGTAAGAGGAAATCATTATGAAAGTATATGAATTAGAATTCTATGTCCGTGATTCTGCCGGACAAACACGACCTTACGATGCTACCGCATGTCTTATCTTTGCATATAATGGCATGGATTCGGTTACTGAGTTGGAAACAAAATTAATGAACCTGACGATGCCAGAAAATGTCACGATGAAGGTATTTCATAACAAAAACGTTAATGTGGCTGAAGGGTGTCCGTTTACTGTTTCCGAAGCCCTACACATCAAAGGCTATCGTCACCCGGACCCATATGCAGAAGGTACTGCGGATATTTTCTATAAAGATACCGATAGAATTTCAGAAGAACGCCTTAAAGGTCGCACATATCTGATTTCCACTACCGACGACCTTGCTGAAGTTGAACGTCAGATTTGGAAGCACTTTGATATCGGCCTGCGCTTTACTTTAACAGAAGAAGCTATTCAAGATACTAAAATGCGTGCTCGTATGTATGGTTACGGTCCGATTGGTGGTTACTAATGGATTTATTTGAACTTTTTGAAGAGCCTAAAGCTCCCACAGAAGCCCGTGTGGACCTAGTTGACGAACTTGATGCGATTATACAGAAGCACGGTTTTAGTCTCCCAATGGAAGTTCTGTGCGACCTGGCCTCATATTACGACGACCCACCTCCATGGGCACCATGGGTGAAACGATGAACTGGTTAACAAATATTCCCACATCGGCGCTGGATATCGACCGTAAACATGCTCATAAGGAAATTGAGCAACAAAAAATTAATCGCTTACAAAGGCTTAAGACTGAATCTGAGACAATTAAAGTCAAACGCCCGACAGAATCGAAAAGTTCTTACTCATCATATCAATCTCCGATTGGCATGGCCGTAGACATTGCAGTCTTTGGCGTCCCACTTGGAGTATTTAAGTAGTTTACTTACTCCCCTCCCAATGACATAATGGTCTTTCTTACAACAGAGAGGCCATTATGAACATCATCAAATCTGATACCGAACCCAACCAGTTAAAATTTAGTGAAATGGAGATAGCTTCATTATTTGAATGCCGCACATCAAAGGTTGATAAGACCTTACATTCAAATGTCAACTCAATCATCAAGTCAAGGTTATCTGTACCCGATACAGTCTTGTATCGTGGTGTTACCCAGCAAGAGATTGATTTGTTAGATGAAGCAAAAGAATCAATGCAACCTTTTGAATTTGGAAGGATAACCTCCTTTACAGAAGACTATGGTATTGCCAGGGATTTTGCTGCAATGGAATATGTATCAAGGACTATCATCAGATTGAATCATACAAAAGCTTTTTGTTACCATGATGCTATGCGCAAAATCGCGCTTGACGTTCCACTGGAATTCTTCAATACTGCTTCTGGTTCCGAACAGGCGGCAACGTTAAGACGTGAAGAATACATGGACATGATTGATTCTGAGCTTGAATGGTTTGTTCCAGTTGACCAGAAATTTGTCGTGGTTGATGCTGGATTTGTTGATGATTATTATGTTCTTGACTGTGTACAAGCACAATAAGACACGTTAAGATGTTCCTATCAACTACTGATGAGGATAATAAAATGCTGTACACTGATGATGTTTTGAATGGAATTATTGACACTGCTGCCTCTAGTGAGTCTTTTCGTGACCAATGTCAAGCGGAGATTAATGCTCTTTATACAGATGAAGAGCAATCGGTACTCTGGCAGTGTATGGAAAATAAACCTGACCTGATTCAAGAAGACTTAACCAGGATTATCCGCAACAATCTGAATACTGCACCGCCGGTGGCATTGTTCCGTGGTATATCAAAGAAAACTATGGAATACCTGGAAGATTTCAGATATGTTGGTGCAACAATTGAGTTCAACCGTGTGATGAGTTTTTCCAGGGACTGGCAGGTTGCAAGAAATTTCGCATCATACAGTTTCTATGGCACAAGGAATATTTTCTGCATAAACAATGCACCATATGCGTATAACTATCAGGAAGCAATCTTTAAAATGATTTGTGGTGCTCCTCCTGAGGAGTTCAATGGTGCATATCCAGAAGCAACCAGGAAGTCAAACTTACACCTGGTTAATGATGAGGATGAGTTTATGTTTCCCGCTGGGACTACGCTTCGCGTAGATTTGATTGAAACACACCCATTGAATAACCTTTATACTGTTTGGCATTTAACTGTTTTGAACTAACCAAAGACCTTAGAACCATTATACACAGTAAAAATAAAAGCGTTAAAGGTGAAAAAGTAGTGTACACACCCAATGGATGGTGTATAATGATTTCATACTGAGTTTTCAATCGTCCGTAAGATGAGAAAAATATCATGACTTTATCAAAAACCAAAACGCTGAAAGTTAAACGTCGTCTGGAACACACTCAAGCTTCCGCTAAACGTCGCGGTAAGGACTTTAACCTGGATTTTAATTATCTGGTTAACATTCTTGACCAAAAAGTTTGTGCTTATTCTGGTGAAGCATTTAACAACTCTATTGAAGATGAGAAGTTATCATTAGAGCGTTTTAACAATGATATTGGTTATATCAAAGGTAATGTTATTCCTGTTAAAAAGAAATACAATACCATGCGTTCTGATTGGTCCCTTGATGAGCTTAAACAACGTCGCGATGATGTTGCTGTAAAAATTGCTCGCCCCTCTGCCAAGAAGATTGAAAAGTTAAATCTGACTGCAGAGAAATGGGAACAGATTAAAAAGTCATATACTCATATCAAGAACATCCAACACAAACGTGAGAATCGCGTTAAGCATTATGCTCAAATGAGTAAATCGGAGCAGTCCAAAGAAAACCAATTAAAAATGGTTGCTCTGAAGGCTCGCATTGATGGTTCCCGTGTTGCGGAAGGTCATGAGCTTACTAAATTGAATGTATTGCTCAAAGGTAATGACTGGAAAGTTACCAAGAAATTAACTAATGCTGAAACGCTTTTTGATTGCTATGATAAAATCATTCAAGGTCTTGAGCGTTTTGAGAAGATTGGTTTTATTGGTAAATTAAAACTGAAACGTGGTCTACCTTTGAACGCGTCAATTTTTAAACTGATTAGAGGTTAATGTGATGTACTACGCATATGTGCTGGTTCACAAAGATAAAGATGGTTTTGAACGCCCATTGGAGTATGATGGAAAGGTTACCTTATACACCACAAAACCGGGCGCAGAGTATGAACTTGCCAACTATTTATATACTACAAACCGCTATTTACGCATGGGACGTATTGAAACACGGTATATTCCCAGAAAATGGTGGTTTGATAAGCGGGAAACAAAAACTGTTTTTCCTACTGAAGAACACGCACGAGAATTGAAATTAGTTTTAGATACTTTATATGTTAAGCGAGTAAAATTGGCATGATTAAATTTGAAGACTTGAACACAGGACAAAAAGAAGCTTTTGATTATATCACTGAAGCTATTCAGCGACGTTCAGGGGAATGTATCACTCTGAATGGTCCAGCTGGTACAGGTAAAACTACTCTGACAAAATTTGTCATTGACCATCTGGTGCGTAATGGAGTTATGGGAATTGTGCTTGCTGCACCAACTCACCAGGCAAAAAAGGTTCTATCTAAATTGTCTGGTCAAACAGCGAATACAATCCATAGTATTCTGAAGATTAACCCGACCACATATGAAGACCAAAACGTTTTTGAACAGCGCGAAATGCCTGACATGTCAAAATGTAATGTTCTGGTTTGTGATGAAGCAAGTATGTATGACGGGTCTCTGTTTAAGATTATTCTTAACTCTGTTCCTGAATGGTGTACTATTCTTGGGATTGGTGATATGCACCAGCTGCAACCAGTTGACCCAGGAAGCACACAACAAAAGATAAGCCCATTCTTTACGCATCCTAAGTTCAAACAGATTCATCTGACTGAGGTCATGCGAAGCAATGCTCCTATCATTGAAGTGGCGACAGAAATTCGTAATGGGGGTTGGTTCCGTGACTGTATGTATGATGGTCATGGTGTACAGGGTTTCACCTCACAAACCGCTTTAAAGGATTTCATGGTAAACTATTTCAGTATTGTAAAAGATGCTGATATGTTGATGGAAAACAGGATGTATGCGTATACGAATAAATCAGTTGAAAAACTGAATAATATTATTCGTCGCAAGCTATATGAAACGGATAAAGCATTTTTACCGTATGAAGTCCTGGTTATGCAAGAGCCACACATGAAAGAGCTGGAATTTGAAGGTAAGAAATTCAGCGAAACCATTTTTAATAATGGTCAGTTGGTTCGCATCAAGGATTGCAAATACACTTCCACAATTCTCCGTTGTAAAGGTGAATCGCACCAGTTAGTGATTAATTACTGGGACCTGGAAGTTGAGTCAATTGATGAAGATGAAGAATATCAAGTTGACCGCATCAAAGTTTTACCAGAAGACCAGCAACCGAAATTCCAGGCATATCTGGCTAAAGTTGCTGACACATACAAACAGATGAAAGCCGCTGGTAAACGTCCAGAGTGGAAAGACTTCTGGAAAGCTCGCCGGACCTTCTTGAAAGTTCGTGCTCTTCCGGTTAGTACAATCCACAAGGCCCAGGGCGTTTCAGTGGACAAAGCATTCATCTATACTCCATGCATCCATATGGCTGAAGCTTCATTAGCGAGCCAGTTGGCTTATGTAGGAATCACACGAGCGAGGTACGACGCATATTATGTATAAGGTACATAAAGAAGATTTAGATAATCTCATCTATGGTATTCAGGACGCGGTTGAATTTTTCGAAGATAATCCGACTATCGTCGTGCAGGGTAATTACGTTTTACTGGAACTGAATCTTATTCGGAAACGTATGGCCGCGATTGAGTATTTTAACAATGAAGAGCCAGGAATTTTTATCTCCGACTATGTTGCTGGTGAAATTCAGAAATTAAAAGAGATGTGCGATGGTTGCTGGTGAAATTCAGAAATTAAAAGAGATGTGTGATGATTGATGCTATTATTGACTTTGAAACTCTGGGAAACGGCTCGAAGGGAGCCGTTATTGACCTGGCTCTGATTACGTTCGAATCTGACCCGGCTATTGTGGAATCTTTTGAAACTCTGGTTAATCGCGGTAAACGCATTAAGTTCAGCCTAGAATACCAGAAAGGTAAGCGTCTGTTCGATACAACAACCATGGGTTGGTGGAAAAAGCAATCAGCAGAAGCCCGTGTTAACCTGGCTCCTTCTGCGCATGATGTTGATACTCTGACCGGTATCCAACAGGCGATTGACTATCTGAATGGTAATGGAATTAACAAATACGAAAGCCTTATGTGGTGCCGTGGAATGTCTTTTGACTTCCCGTTGTTTGTCGACCTTATCCGTGACCTACAGCGCAATGAGGGGATTCCTGAGCGTGAATTGAATACCTATAACCTGGAGCCGGTTGTATTCTGGAACCAGCGAGATATCAGGACAGCCATCGAAGCCTTGTCACTCGTCCGTAAGATGTGTGAAACCCCATTACCGAAAGGGACTTTAGATGGATTTGTGGCGCACGATTCGGTACATGACTGCGCGAAAGATATTTTGATGTTAAAGTATGCCCAGCGCTATGCTCTTGGTTTAGATGAAGTTCCTTCCGAAGAAGATGCAGACCCGTTATCTTTACCGAAAAAACGATAAAAAGTAGTGTACAAGGCCAATGGAAAGAGACATAATCATCTCATCAACTACTGATGAGGATAACAAAATGATTACTTCTTTTGAAATTGGCCAACAATATGAAATGTCTGCTCTTCAAGCTGCTGAAGCAGGTCTGACTAAAGCGTTTGAATGTGCATTTACAAATATTCGTGGTAAAATCTTTACTGTCAATAAAATTGCGGTATATGATAAAGAAACAGACATGAACAAAGGCATTTACTTGAATGTGTCAAACACAAAAGGTCGTCGTGAAATTATGGTTGTACAACATAATCAACTGGCGATGTTCAATAAGGTTGCATAATGAAACCAGAATTTATTGACTTTGATGTTGTAAGTATGTATGTTCGCCCAATTAAACCATTAAAACTTGAGAAACAAAATATGACTATTGAAATTAACAAAACTTATCAACTGGTTGAACCTATTATTCAAAATGCAGCTATGGTTTCTGGGTATAATACTCTGACTGATGCTTTAGGTGAAGGTGAATTTATTGTTGAAACTTTTGTAAAAAGTAACTGGTTTGATAAAGCATATATTCTACATGCACGTCGCCTTGATACAAATGAAGTAGAAAAAATTATGGTTTATGAAGCTGAGATTGAACTCTTCAAAGAAGTTGAAGAAACTCCTATCAAAGTTGGTAAAACCTATCAGCTTATTGAAGATGATAGTCAATTTGGAAAGACTGTCGCAATGCATGCTGGTTGGCGGGTACTGAAAGGTATTTTTGGATTTACTCCATTTACCGTTAAAACAGTTAAGTACCACAATCACCAAAGCATCTTTGAATTTACTGCAGTCAACGAATCAGGTGACAATCTTGAAGCTATCCTTTATCCGCGTGAATCTGTACTGCTGGAAGAAGTTAGCGAGCTGGGTGACCCTATTGACTTGCTATGTAAACCAGTTCAAATCAAACGCCCATTTAATAGTTCCATTTGTGGTTGGGTAACAGACCAGTGGATTGAAGATGGTGTTGAACTCCTGAACGTTGTCCATGCTGGTGAATTTACTGTTGTACCACGTTCTATGGTAGTTAAAATTTATAATTAAATTTGTGTACAAACTCTTGGGGTCAGAGTATAATGACCCCACTGGAGAATAAACTTATTAACCAAGAGAGAAAATTATGAAAGTTGAAGCTGGTGATATTGTACGTGTTTCTAAAGAATCTCGTTCTAAAGCTGCTGGGCGTTTTGTTGAGGTTGTGGGTCTTCGCACTAATTTAGTAGGTGGAATTAAAGAAGTTAAAGTGCGTATTATTCCTAAACATGGCCATACTGAAACTCAATTGGCTTATGTACATCCTAAATTCCTGGAATCAACTGAATTTACTGGATATATCGCTCCAGTAGTTGAAGAAGTTGAAACCATTGACCAGTCTCATGTTGGTGTTGATTTTAAATGGAAATTAGGTAAAAGTATTCGTTTCATAACTCCAGTTCCATTTAAACCGTATGGCGATGCATATGAAACTAAAGAAATGGCAGGTTGGATTACAGACCAGTGGGTTGAAGATGGTGTTAAGCTTTACAACATTGTATTCCGTGGAACATATAAAGTAGTCCCGGAGCAGTTTATCTTTAATTATTGCGGCGCAGCAAAAGCATAAATTATAAAAATGATAGGGTAATTTTGCCCTATCAATGAGGAGAATATTATGTTCAATGAAGATTGTGTGACCACTTCCCTGACCGCTGAAGAGTTTTGGGACACTGCTGAAAGTGATAAAGTGATTGTTAAGAAAAACATCAATGAGTTTCTTTGCACAACTGATATCATTTATGTGTATGAAAATAAAGACGCACAGCTACCAAGCTATGCGCTTTTTCGTGAAGAATCAGAAGATGGTACAGATTTTTGGAAGGAGACTTATAATGTCTAAATTTGAAACTGATAAATGGTATTATTTTAAAGATAATGTTGCTGAAAGCAGATTCCGTTTGTTATGCACGGATAATGATAATATAGCTGATGCTATAATCAATGGTGAAGGATTTAGACCAGTCGGAATTGAAGGTGGTGATGTATATCGGATAGAATTTTCGACCGGTGGAATAGAGAAACTATTCATAAAGGAAGATGAACGTCGTTTCTTTGAAGAAGAAAAAGATGACGGCGATGAAGAAACTGAAGCTCCAGAAATCACTGCATTCCCATTGACTAAAATCACCATTAGTAATAATGAAGAAGCCTGGTCAGTTTTCCAGATGTTGAAAGCACACTTTAAGGAATAATTTAGAGATGCCACTTTATGATTACAAATGCCAATCTGAAGACTGTGCGAAAGAATACGAAAAAATCAAGAAAATCTCTGAAAGAGATACTGATGTTTGTCCTGATTGCCATCGGCTGGCTGTTCGGTTAGTCTCTGCTCCTAAACATGTTAATGGCGGGTTCTACGACCTGCTTAAGTGAGAAATTATGAAATACGTAAATCGTTCTATTGCTGCACTGGTTCTTGCCGTTTCTCTGGTCGGGTGCACTGACGCCGATAATGCTACTAAGGTTTTGAATGCCAATGGTTTTGAGCAAATCCAAATCACTGGGTATAGTTTGTTTGGGTGTTCTGAAGATGACTTCCAACGTACTGGTTTTACAGCAGTGGGTCCGACCGGTAAACAGGTCAAAGGAACTGTTTGTTCTGGATTGTTGTTCAAGAATTCAACCATTCGATTTGAATAAGGCCTTCGGGCCTTTTTGCTTTAAAATATGTGACTTATAATACCTCCATACACAAGAGGAAAGATGATGATTAATAATGAAATTAAAGTACTCTCGGACGTCGAGCATATCAAAAAACGTTCCGGGATGTATATTGGTTCCAGTTCAAATGAAGCGCATGAGCGATTCTTGTTTGGTGAATATAAGTCCGTAAGCTATGTTCCTGGTATTGTAAAACTGATTGATGAAATTATCGATAACTCTGTTGATGAAGCAATTCGCACCAGTTTTAAATTTGCCAATAAAATTGATGTTCAAATTAAAGATAATCAGATTTCAGTTTCTGATAATGGTCGTGGTATTCCGCAGGCAATGGTTGTCGACCAAAGCGGTGAACAAATCCCTGGGCCAGTTGCAGCGTGGACTATTCCAAAAGCTGGGGGCAACTTCGGTGATGATGCTGAACGTAAAACCGGTGGGATGAATGGCGTCGGGTCTTCTCTGACCAATATTTTCTCTGTATTGTTTACAGGGATTACCGCTGATGGTGTAAATGAAATTACTGTTAACTGCTCCAACGGTATGGAAAACAAAGGTTGGTCTACCAAGAAATCTAAGGGTAAAGGCACAACTGTTATCTTTGTTCCGGACTTTAGCCACTTCGAAGAAAATAGTTTGTCCCAGATTTATCTGGATATTACATTGGACCGTCTGCAGACTCTTGCGGTTGTTTACCCGGATATTCAGTTCACCTTTAATGGTAAAAAGGTTGATGGCAACTTCAAGAAGTTCTCCAAACAATTCGGGACTGAAGTTGTTATCCAGGAAACGGATACGGTATCAATGGCTTTCACGACCAGCCCAGACGGTTTCCGTCAGTTGACTTATGTTAACAACATCCATACAAAGAATGGTGGGCACCACGTTGAATGTGTTATGGATGATATCTGTGAACACCTCCAACCAGCCATTAAGCGCAAATACAAAGGTATCGAGGTGACCAAGGCACGAGTTAAAGAATGCCTCACCATGCTTATGTTCATCCGCGATATGAGCAATATGCGATTTGATTCCCAGACCAAGGAACGATTGACTTCCCCGGCTGGTGAAATTCGAAATCACATTAAGATTGATGCCAAGAAAATCGCACAAGCTATTCTGAAAAATGAATCGCTGATTATGCCGATTGTCGAAGCTGCATTAGCTCGTAAATTGGCGGCAGAGAAAGCTGCAGAGACTAAGGCGAATAAGAAAGCTTCGAAGGCCAAGGTACAGAAACACATCAAGGCCAACGAATGGGGCAATGACAAACTGGAAACGACTTTGTTCCTGACCGAAGGGGATTCTGCAACGGGTCCATTTATCAAGGTTCGCGACCGTGAATTGCAAGGTGCTTATCCGTTACGTGGTAAGTTTAAAAACACATGGGGTTTGAAAGCTGTTGACGTTATGAAGAACGCTGAAGCCTTTGATGTGTGTGCAATTACTGGGTTAACGATTGGGCAACCGGCCGAGAATATGAATTACCGAAACATTGCTATCATGACAGATGCGGATGTGGATGGCGTCGGTAGTATCTATCCATCATTATTGGCGTTTTTCAGTAACTGGCCAGAGCTGTTCCATGAAGGACGAATTCGCTTTGTGAAAACTCCTGTTATTATTGCGCAGCTCAAAGATAAACAAGAATGGTTCTATTCTCTTCCTGATTATGAAGAAGCTAAGGATAAACTTCCGAAGCACACCATCCGATATATCAAGGGGCTTGGCTCTCTGGAAGATTCCGAGTATAAACGTGTATTGCTCGAACCGGTATTCGAAGTTGTTCAATTGCCCGACAACTGGAAAGAACTGTTCGAAATGCTATTCGGTAAAGATTCCCAGCAGCGTAAAGATTGGATGAATGCGACGCTATAAATAGATGTGGGAGAATATTCTCCCTCTACTAGGAGACAATATGACTAAATACTGGATTACACTCGCTACCGGTGAATATGGTTTTCTCTGGGCAGAGAAAAAACCTTTGTTTGCAGAATTTGTAACAATCACATGCGAAACCTGGGAAGGTGAAACTTTCATGGCGTATGGTCAGGTCTATAAAGTAGAATAAAATTTGGTCTCCTTCGGGAGACCTTTTTATTATGTACAAGCCACAAAAATTGTGTTAATATGTCTTTGAGGTGAAAATATGATTATGTCTGACGGAAGTTTAGTTAATCTGCAGAATGTTGCACGCTGTATCATGGAAGCAGGCCTGAGGAAGGTACAGGAGCTCCCAGATAGCGACAGGAAGCGAAGTTACTTGTTAGCTGTAAGAACAACAGCCATGAGCATTAAGGCTGGCGAGAAGGTCCCTGAGGAGCGAATTGAAGCACTCCTTGCATTGATATACCATGACCAAGAACATAAAGCTACCATGCGTAGTATGAGAAAAATATTACAGGAGATTGGAAATGACGAACTTCAAAGTTAATATGGAACTGTTTGATAAAGCTGTCCATAAAGAATACCGCGTTATCCAACGATTTTTTGATATAAGAGAAGCTGAAGAGTTTAAAGAACGCTTCAAAGAAATCCGTATTAAAATAGCTTCAGACACCGCAACAAAGGATGAACTTCTTGAAGTTGCAGAATTAATCAAACGTAACATAAAGTGAGAAAAACATGATTTTAGAAACTGAAAAGGAAACAATCCTTGGTAATGGTGCCAAGGCATCAGCATTCACAATCCAGGCATCTCCGAAGGTGTTTAAGATTCTGACCAGCGACCTTTATACAAACAAGGTGCGCGCAGTTGTCCGTGAGCTGATTACCAATATGATTGATGCTCATATGCTCAATGGCTGTCAGGATAAATTCATTGTTCAAGCTCCTGGTGAACTGGACCCACGTTTTGTGTGTCGTGACTTTGGTCCAGGTATGAGTGATTTCCAGATTCGTGGTGATGAAAACACTCCAGGTCTGTATAACAGTTTCTTTGCATCATCCAAGGCTGAATCCAATGATTTTATTGGTGGCTTTGGTCTGGGTTCTAAATCTCCGTTCAGTTATACAGAGACGTTTAGCCTGATTTCATATCATGATGGTCAAGTTAATGGTTATGTCGCTTATATGGACGGCGATGGTCCACAGATTAAACCAACCTTTAGCGAACCAATGAAACCTGGCGACCGTACAGGGATTGAAGTTGTTGTCCCGGTCGATAGTAATGATTTTGGTAAGTTCCGCTACGAGATTGCATATATCATGCGTCCATTTGCTGGGCTAGCTGAAGTACAAGGCGTGGGCGAAATTAATTACTTCCCAGAATTTGATGATTATTATGCTCCAGCGCGTATTGATTATAGCAGCCCAGAACGTTATGGACTTTATGCAATTTACGGCGGTATTGTTTATCCGATTGGTGACGGTTATACAAAGAAAACCTGGATGACTGCCAAAAATGATGTTGTCTTTATTAAGTTCCCGATGGGTTCGTTGGATATTGCGCCTTCTCGCGAAGCATTATCACTGGACAAACGTACGGTCGCAAATATCGTTGAACGTATTGAATCGCTTGATAAGAAGGTCATGGAAGATGATTGTAAGAAATGGCAGGAATCAGAATGTATCCGCCATACGTATCGCGAATTGCAGAGTTTGAATTATGAAGCTCGTAATTTTCTGAAAGCTCGTAATGCTGAAACGAAATTTACAAAATCACAACTGACTTTTAACCAGATGTACGAAATGTTCGAGCTGGACAAAGACCTTATTAATGCCGGGGTTGTCTATGATATCTATAGCACTACCCGTCTGAAACGTCTGCGTAACTCAAGCTCGAACACGAATACTGCAAGCCTGACAAGCATGTTTGGTATTCATAATGATACCTTGAATATTGTTATTGACGATGCTAAAGGGCGAATTGCGATGATTCGTGGTATCAGTTCAATGCTGTATGACACCAGCGCGAAAGCCAAAAAGCTCAAAGCATCTGGTAAAGTTCCGACTGTGCAGGGTAGTAGTCTATTGTTCGTTGACCCAACCAGCGAAATTCAAACACGTCTGATGGTTCAACTTCAAGAACGATTTAAAGGCGATACAGTTAATATCTATCGTACATCTGAACTGACTGCTCTTGTAAAAGACTGGATTCCGGTTGCGGACCCGAAAGAGCGTGTTAAGTCAAAGACTCCATCGGTGATTCGTTGGACTAAAACCAATGGTCGCTGGCAGTCTGTTGAAGAATTTACATGTGCAGCTGATGCAGAGGAAATCGATGGTTATGCTGTATTCATTAACCGCAGTAGCATTTCCCCGTTGAATCAAGAATATGGCACCACGACCTTCGGGACCCAGACATTGTGCAAACTGGCGAATCTGTTGGAAATCAATGAATTCTGTGTTATTCGTCCACAGCTTCAGAAAAAGGTTACCAAGCTGGCGCAGTGTGATTGTCTGATTGAAGCTGCAGTCAATCGTTATGTGGAATTGATTGATTCAGTTGATGCGGACCAGTACATTGCTGCTTCAAGCCGTTCGCGTTATTATATTCCTATCCTGTCTGAATATGCAGAATTGAATTTTATGTTCAAGTATTTTTATGCAAAAGATGTTCAGAAAGATGTGAACACCGACTATGCCGAACTAATGCAGTTCAATAAGTTCTTTGCTTATAACGCATATAACAGTGGAACGGTTGATAAGACCATGCAGGAAACATTGGTCCTTTGTAATAAGATTTATGACGACCTGACCAAAAACGCTTCGGTAACAAGCGATAAAATGGTTTTTGAATTTGAAAAGAATCACCCGATTGTTTCACACTTTTTATATAACCGTAACGCCATGTCAACTGAACAAGTACAGAACGTTGCTCAAATCATGAGGGCCGTGGAAGCGGCCAATAAGGAATAAT